CCATTCGTGCTTGGAAGTTTGTTTAATGGAAAAACCGGAACCGGAGGAGACAGCGGGAACAAGAAAAAGAGCCTGACAACGAGAAGCGGTTGTACCATTACCATAGACGATGACGAAGGCAGTATCACCATGAAAGATAAGGATGGCAATAGCTATGCGGCTGATGGACAGGGAAACATAACTATTTCCGCCTCAAAATCCATCAAGTTGTGCGTGGGGGAAACTTCCATTGAATTGGATAGTGAAGGCAATATTACATCCAATGCTGCTGCCAATATCTCGGAAACGGCCGGAGCGGACATCATCCAAGCCGCCCAAAAAGTGAGCACTTCTGCCGAAACTTCATATAACATAAACGGTAATGAGGTTACTGCTACGGGGAAAAGTACGGCAACACTTTCCGGAGGCACACAGGCTACTGTGGATTCCAGTGGCACAACGGCTATAGCAGGTACAATCATTAAACTGAATTAATTTATGAGCAACGCCATACAACAGATAGCAGACAATATGCTTTACCTTTGGGAGGAAGCCATAAGTCATCCCGTAAAAATGGTTCGTATAGTTATTAATCCTGGAGATGAATCCATGCTCAAGGCATTTTATGACTATATGTTGGCCATTGACAGCGACGAGGAGGATATGGTTTTCGTCATAGCCTTGCCGTTTATGTCTGTTGTAGAATATAGCGATAAAGTTCTTCGGTATATAGAGCGGCAGATTGAATATTGGAATGATTCCGATAAGCCGGAAGACATTATTTTTGAGAGAATAGACTGGACTCCGGATTTTACACTTGGAAGCAAGGATAATCCTGCGCAGTTGGTTGTTGAGAATTTCAATAGATTGGCAAAGGTTATCGTTGGCGGGACTGATATGAAATGCAGTTTTGTCTTTGATATCGAGGGTACGCAGGAGTATGAAGAATGTCGATTTTGGTTCGAACAGGCTCTGTCATTGCCGTTCAATGCGCAGATGGTTTGGGGGATCAGTGACATTATCGGGCAGGAACAGTTCGGTGACATCATGTCTAAGTATCCGAAAGAAACGACCAGTATTTATCCACCGATCAACATGGATGAGGCCGTTGAAAAATTGGCTGAACAGGCCGCCAATGAGGATACTGGTGATCCGGGCGCCAATGCTTTTCGAATAATGTTGGTGAAACTAATGAATAGCGTGAAGAAAGGGGATGCCGCGCAGACTGAATTTTATGCACGCAAGTGCTTGGATATGGCTCTCGTCAATGTAAAAAAGGACTTAAACTGGCTGAGTCAATTCGTTACTGTCTATACCATTTTATACACTGACCGTATTACACGTAAAGATTGGGACATGGCTCTCTATTTTGCCAACAAGGCGGTAGAATCGGCACAAATGGGTGAAGGCAGGCTCGAGCCTTCACTGTCCGGCCGTTTGCTTGGTGGTGCACTTTTGGGAAAAGCCTCCATATTGGTGCATCGTTCCGGGTGGCAGGAAGCTGCTGAAATATATAAGGTGGGAGCGGATGCTTACTCCCGATGTAAAGACTATCTTATGCAAGCAGAGGCTTTGCGAATGTGCGGATGGTGTCGAGAAAAAAATCACGAGAACGCTTTGGCGGCAGAATGTTACATTGAAGGATTCCGTTTGGCAGATAAATTATCTGTTGAGCTGGTAAGGCACTCCTCTTATCCATTGTTGCTTCTCAAGCTGCTTGAGAGTTCGAACTACCAGTCTTCTGTCGGCAAAGACGAAATCGATTCGGTATTAACACGCATAATCGGGAAAGACTGGGAAAATTTCTTATATGAGTACAAACGGAATTTAGGGAAATATTATGAACTGGCTGAACAAAATATGGACAACGCTGCAACAGATATTCACTGATGGACCGGATTATATCAAGTCTAATCCGAAATCAGGTTATCTTATTGTTATACTGATTTTATTGGTGTGGCTTCTTGGATTATTACTGGACTGGAAATGGACTTATGCCCGTCCCGGCAGTTGGGGTGGAAATTTCTGGTTGGACATATTGGGACCTAATGGCTTACGCTTTTGGCTGGGGGTCATTGTCGTACTTGCCATTTTCTTGTCAGGCTATTTATTTTTTAAGACTTAAAACTATTAAAGGATATTGTTATGTCATCAGGAACAAGTTATTTCGACCAGGTAAGCTCGCAGCTTGAAGTCACTGTCGGCAAACAAATGTCTGGTGTGGTTTCCGGAGTTTCTGCTAATGCAGAAGCTGGTGTGTCACCATCGATAAATGCTCTCGACACGGGATTAAAGGCGGCAACCGCCCTTGGCAGCTTGGCTGACAACGTGAGTGAGGCAGCCATACTGCCCGTACTCGGCGCATTGGGTATGAAAGGACAGGCCTGCCTTCCCATATCCAAGCAACTTGATCCTGTAATCGGAGTGGATATACACTTGGTGAACATACCTCCGGCAACAAGCGTACCCATGCCGCATCCGTATGTGGGCACACTATTATGCCCTCAAGATTTTATGACCGCAGCAGTGGCCTCGTTTATACCGCCTCCGCCAACAGCAGAGGATACTGGAAGTGCGGACTCTGCCAAACTTGCGGAAATCGGACATACCGCATTGACAATGGCCGTGGGCATGTTGGGTGCAACCGTCAAAATAGGCGGATTTATTCCTCGTGCTGTAGCTTCCACACCCACACGTAGCATACCGCATATTCCTATGGGAGCCGGATTTGCTGCCAACTCTCTCCCGATCCCGAAGAATAACGGACACGCATTCATGGGAAGCCTTACGGTACTGGCTGACGGATTGCCTCTTTCAGGAGGAGGTACGCACCTGCATCTGGATTGTAACGACCTCGGTATGGCCAGTGTACATAAGGTGCCGGGACTATTTCTGCCTACGGGAGTCATTAATCCGATTCCCCCTGCAAAACAGATATTGACCAGCCCCATTCCCGTACCGCTCAACCCTATGGCCGCACTTTCCCGTAAATGCATGGGGGCTTTCGGCAGAGCCTACAAGAGAAAGACCGCAAAGGTGGCAAAAAAACTGCACGACGCGGTAAATGACAAAATAAAGAGCAAGTCCTTGCAGAATATGCTGCACAAAACGATCTGTACCGTCACCGGACATCCCGTTGATGTGGCAAGCGGCACGTTCTTTACTGATGAAGAGGATTTCTGGCTGGACGGCCCGATTCCGCTTTCGTGGGAACGTACATGGTACAGTCGCAGCGATTACCGTGGCCCCTTGGGCAACGGCTGGCATCACGCCTATGACATGGGGATTGTCGTGGAAAACGGAATACTAACTTTCCGTATGTCGGACGGAATACCGGTCGCATTTTCCCTGCCCACAGAGAAAAATCCGTCATTTATACGTTCCGAACGGAAAGAAGCACGGAAAGAGAAGGACGGTTATTGTATCTGGGATATGGACGAGGATCTGTACTATCGTTTTACACGGAAAGAGTATGACTCCATACATCTGCTTGAAAGCGTGTCCGATGCTAACGGCTTTGCCATACGGTTCAGTTACAGTGCCGAGGGCTACCTGCGCAATATAACGGACAGTGCAGGGCGCCATCTGAGGGTGGAATACGATGTCCGCAACGGACGCATCATGGAAATATGGGCTCCGCATCCCGAAAATGCGGATGAGGAAATCATACTTGCCTCTTACGATTACGATGCCGAAGGAAATATGATACGGCAACGTAATGCGGTGGGTGATGCGATGCTCTATGAATATGCCGGACGCCTGATCGTGAAGGAAACGTGGCGTAACGGACTCTCGTGGTATTTTGAATATGACGATACGGGTATCGGTGCCCGCTGCATCCACACATGGGGGGGCGACGGCATATACAATCACAAGCTGAAGTTTATGAACGGGCTGACAGAAGTACTTGACAGCCATGATAAACTGACAGTTTATCACCACCGTGACGGGCTTGTATATCTGAAAATAGACGCCAATGGAGGTGAACACCGCTGGAAATACGACACGGACAGGAAACTTTTGCAGGAAACGGATCCGGCAGGCAACAGCTACCTGTACAAGTATGACCGCTGGGGTAACTGCACGGACAATTCGGATCCGGGCGGTGGCAGTGTTTCTGCGGTATTCTTCCGGAAAGGTGCGTTACGCAACAGGCCGATAAGTGTGACTACGGCAGACGGGGGAACATGGATGTTCGGCTATGACGACAAGGGCAATGTGATGAAGCGCACAAATCCGGAGGGAGCTGAGACAAAAATAGAATACCGTGAAGGATTGGTTAGTCGTGTGACGGATCCTTACGGTGTGATGACAACCCTTTCTTACGACAAGGACGGAAATCTTACGGAAGTGGCAGACAGCCGTGGCAATGTGTTACGTTACCGATACGACCGGATTGGACGCTGCCTTCGCGTTACGAATCCGAAAGGCGCAGAACAGGTACGCAAGTACGACTTGGTTGGTCGTGTGGTGGAGGTGGAAGATTTCGATGGAAACCATATATTCCTGACTTATGACGGAATTGATAACCTGGTGGAATATCGTGATAACCTGCAACAGGTGGAATACCGCTATGCGGGAATGTGGAAACTGACTTCCCGTCGGGATAGCCGTGGCGTAGTAGCGTTCCGCTACGATGGAGAGGAACGCTTGCGCAAGGTAATCAACGAACGGAGGCAATGCTATGACTTCGACCTTGATAATACGGGTAACGTAATTAGCGAGGTGGGCTTCGATGGAAAGAGAAGGATATACAAACGTGACATAGCCGGACGGGTCGTGAGCGAGAAATTGCCGAGCGGAACGGAAAGGGAGTATGAATACGATGCGGCATCACGCGTTACGCGTGTTTCTTATGTCACAACTGACGAACCGGACCAGACTTATCAGTACGGCATATCGGGCAGGCTTGTGGAAGCCGTAAGAGGTGAAAGCCGTGTGGAGTTTACATACAATACACTGGGGCTCCCGGTTACGGAAACGACGGATGGAGAGACCATCACACGTACTTATGATAAGGTCGGGCAGATTCTTTCTTTACAGAGTACACTTGGAGCAGACTTGAAATATGAGCGAAACGAATATGGAGAGCTGGTTGGATTCAAGGCGAGTGACGGATGCGGTGAAGACGGAGGTGCTTGGCATTCCGAACACCGTTACGATACGTTGGGCTTCGAAGTGGAACGGATGCTTCCGGGCGGTGTGGTGCGCAGTTTCGCGTACGACAATATAGGACGGTTGGTAGATGCCCGGACACGCAAAGATGCCCGGACACGGCACATGCGTCGCTATTGCTGGGGTGTGGCCGACCGTCTGCTCTCCACCGAGGATAGCAAAAGAGGTACGACACGTTATGGCTATACGCCGAATGGTCAGCTTGAATTTGCGGAATACCCTGATGGTACACAGCAATGGAGAAAGAGCGATATTCTCGGCAATCTTTATCCTGATCCTGACTGTACGATACGGCGTTTCCTCAAGGGAGGCGTAATGGAGCAGGACGGTAAGTGGCACTATGAATATGACAAGGACGGCAACCTGACGGAACGTTATATTGGTTCAGGGAAATGGCTTGATGGGAAAAAAGAGCATTGGAGGTATCGATGGAACGCCGACGGTTCGCTGGCTAAGGTCATACGTCCTGATGGAGAAGAGGTTGGATTTACCTACGACGCTCTGGGCAGACGACTTTCAAAGACATTTGGTACGGTTGTCACTCGCTGGTTATGGAATGGGAATGTACCGCTGCACCAGTGGAAGCAGCAGCGTACCTATTTGCATCGATATGAACGCTGGGAAACGGATGAAAAGCGTCATGCCCGTACACTGTGGTTGTTCGATGAAGAATCTTTCGTTCCGGCAGCCATGATTAAGGAGGGGAAAACATATTCCATATTGACGGATCATTTGGGGACACCCACAGAAACGTATGATACTGAAGGTAATGAAGTGTGGAGTCGTGTGCTTGACTTCAATGGGAATGTCATTGAGGAAACAGGAAACAAAGGGATGATTCCGTTCCTTTTTCAAGGCCAGTATTATGACAGAGAGACAGAACTGGCCTACAACAGGTTCAGGTACTACTCACCGCAAATAGGAATGTATGTTTCGCAGGACCCGATTGGACTGGCTGGTGGAATTTGTTTATATAATTATGTTGTTGATACTAATGTTCTAATTGATTGGTTTGGCTGGCATGAGGTTATTGCTATTTTGGATGGGAAACCAGTATTAACAGATAAAGGAAAATATTCATGGTATAGTAATCCTGGATCGTCAGACGCACAATACAATGGATATGGTGCCACTGGACATTCAGAGGCCAAACTATTAGAAGCTCTTGATAAGAGAAACAAAGTTGGTGATTTATCGGGAAAAGTATTAGATATACATTCAATGGGGCAAATGACTAAAGGTGGTGTATCACAATTATCTCCATTGGCTCCATGTAATAGATGTGAGAAAGGCATGCAAACCTTTGCGATAAAGCATAATATGATTATTCGATATCATTATATTAATGATGAAGGGCATAAAAAAATATCAACTTATAAACCAAAATGATTATGGATTCAATCAAATACATTAAAAATAAAATTATTGAGAAAAGAAATTTGTTAGATAAAATAGCACAGAGTGATTTGATATTTAATCCAACTCTTTCTCTTGAAAAGATAAGACAATTTGAATTTGAAAATCATATAGAACTTCCACTAGATTATAAACGCTTTATCTCTGAGATAGGAAATGGTGGAGTTGGTCCTGGATTTGGATTAAAATCATTATTTGATTCTATAATAGATTTTAAATTGAGAAATCGACCTTGCATTTGTTTAAATAAAGAATTTCCATACCAAGAGAAGTGGAATGAGTCTTGGATTGCATCATTTGATTGGGATGATGATTATCCTGAATCCGAGATTGTGGATAAATATATGAATACCAAACATATATTTGGATGTTTACAAATAGGTCATTGGGGGCATGGTTGTACCTTTTTACTTGTTGTTAATGGAACAGAATTTGGTAATATTTGGCTTGATAATAGAGCTGATTATAGTGGTATTTCACCTGTTCTCAATAAAGAGAATAAGCATATTACTTTTAGTGAATGGTATTCAGACTGGATAACTAATCTGATATAATATCTAATAATTGTAATGACGGACACAGGTTATTTCGACAGCATAAGTGCAAACCTCAAGACTGGTGTAGGAAAAGATATCTTGGGTAGCATAAAAAACAACTCCAATGCCTCGATGCTCTCGGTTCTCGGGGGCATGAAGAACATGCTCTGCCTGCCCTTCTCCAAGCAGCTCGCTCCGGTGTTCGAAGGTGACATTCACCTTGTGGCGATATCGCCCTTCCCTGTCTCTCTCATGCCTCACCCTTATGTCAGCGTGCTCCTGAGACTGCAGCACTTCATCGTTACGGCTCTCTCCGTTACTGACAGTGGAGCAGGCGGCGGATACCAACAGTTGAGGGAACACCTCACATATAACAATTAAATTACATTTTTAAGTATTAATGAATATGATTGATAATCGCACAACATTTCTTATTGGAGCAGGTACGCCACTTGACCTTGATTTACCGCAAGGAACTATAAAACCATCAACAAGGAATATTACAGACGAGGTTTGTAGTCCCTATACGGATTATCTTGATCCAAGTAATTCCATTACAACAGTGAAAGATATTTATGACAAACTTAAGATGGCTTATCCGCCTGATCACTCCAATCCGTTTCTTAGGAAGGCACCGGAACCTAATGTCCATTTTGAACATCTGTTCCATGTGTTGGAAATGCTATATTCCTATGGATGGGTATGGGATGGCAAATGTCATAATGCGAATCTGTTCCCTGCTTTTGCTCCCTTTACACTGCCTAATATGGAGTTTGATCGTAACAATCTCAGCTCCGTGATGAAGCAGTTCGTTTTACGGATAATGGATATTATAAATGGATACGATACTGTTTTTCGAAATCGGAAGTATAAAGAAAATGAATGGTATCGGGATTTTTACCAACAGTTCGGAAAGGGCAGTGATTTCTTTGTGTTTAACTATGACACAACGATAGAAGATTCTATTGGAAACTATGAAGATGGTTTTGAACCTGATGGCATTCAAGATGTATTCAAAAGGTTTAATCCCAAGCGGTTGTTTGAGAATCCGGAAAAAGTGGCAACCATTAACCATCTGCACGGATGTATCAATTACTATTTCTCGTCCTATAAAAACGCAAATCAGGATATATATACCAATCTCTCCCATGACCTATACAAATATCCTAATTATGATATAGTAAAAGATATGATGATAGGCCGAGGACAGGGGCAACCAACCTGCCAGTCCGGAGAAACTTACTATGCGTCCCCTATAGTTACAGGATTGCGTAAACCGGATAAACTAAACTGTGTCCCCTTTGATTTTTATCATGCCAATTTAACTAATTGCATAATCCGGAACCCCAGATTAGTAATTGCAGGATATAGTTTCGGGGATTTATATTGTAACAATTTATTAGAGCGAATGCACTTCCTGCATGGAAATCGGCGTCGTATTGTAGTTATTGATTTTTTAGATATTCCGAAAAAGGACCGGATGCATGGCGGATATTGGTTAAGCCAAAATATGGGTAGTTTCCTTTGCCGTGCGGCAGAATGCGGTACTTTTGATGAAGTGGTGGAACAACTTTATAAAAATGAGGACCCCAAGACCGGTGCTTTGTATAGCGACAACGGTTGTTTGATGGTACTTTTTAATGGATTTAAACATGCCGCAGCATGTAGCAATGATATAGAATCTTTTTTAAATTCATAAACAATATGATGAAAGCTGATGGCACACCGAAGTCTGCAAAAAGGCAAGCGACAGGGAGTAGTATTTCCGTGCATCCATACCCATCAGTATGGGATACGGCAAACTATATCTGTGAAGAGATCAAAAGAAACGTCAGGTCTCAGGATGTAAAAGAACTTATCTCTCTTTTGAACCATTACAATAAATCACAGAATTCTCAAAAGCAAGCATTCAAGAAACTGACCCCATTCGGGCAGGCAGCAGTATCCGCACTAAATCCTTCTTCTCTACTTGCAAGTGTCGCATCAGACAAAGTAGAGGGAAGAATACAGGCATACAAAAAGTGGAAAGGACTTGTTGCAAATGAGAAAATATGGGATCATAAGAGAAAGATCAAAGAAATACAAGGTTGCGATTGGGCTTGTGATAGTGCAACACAATTGAAATTTATGTATGATATATGGTCTAACATACACTATGGATTTATCGGCAGGTATGTGGGATTTACCGAATTTGAACTTGTTAATGGCGCCGGTTTTGCCCAACTGGGAGACAATAACAGGTCTTATGGTACCTGGGCCAAACAATACATTTCGAATCGATTTGTTAATTTGGGAGATGCGGATATATTGGGAGGATTCGATGACGCAGAAGACACTCAGGCCATAAAGGTTGGTTTCAGCCTGTTCAATAAGTTCGGAGCGGTACCTTCTGTTTTGACATCTCGGCATATCATGGATGAACTTTATCTGTTTTACCGGAATAATAAGCCTTTACATATAGAAAAATGCGAATATCACCAATAACATTTCTGATTTCAAGTTTATTCGTTACAGGTTGCGAACTATCCCTGCCGACCGACGACGAAATGGTGCGTCATTTCACGCAACATGAAGCGGCTTTCAATGAAATACGCGACATTGTCGTACAACGTGCTTATGGTACATATTACCCTCCTTACAGAACGGATACATTATATGGCGACGATTTATTGAGTATCAAGGAACTGCCCGAAGAACATAAGTTGCGGCTGGATTCCCTTCTAAACGAAATAAGTTGTGAGCGTGTCTTTTACTGGGGAAAAGAATCGCTAAAGGAAATGGGCAAGGATACATCAAGAACAAAAGTCTATATCCCTTATTTTGTTCACGGCTTGTCAATCGGCGGAACTTCCAAAGAATTTCTCTATGAACCGGAACTGGATAAAGAGCAAATATCGGCAACAGAACAACAATTGGATTTGAATGATATCTATCGCCAAACAGATAGTGATACGACTCTATATAAACCTATCAAAGACGGCTGGTATATTATGCTTGACCACGACAACTGAACTGCCACAAAAAAGACGTTTGTCCTCGCTGTCATACAGCATAAGGTCAGACGTCTTCTTAATGTGGATACAAAATCAAACACGCTACAATCTACTGTTTGTAATGAAATACTTCCGCTTCATATACAATTAGTTCCCTAATCGGGCTTCCAATTCCTGAATGCTTTCTTTTAAAAAAGCATACCCTTCATTAACTATGCGCTTGTATTCTTCAATAGCTTTTTGTGCATTCTCCGGATTTCCCGTGCAGTCATATTCTATTTGATGTGCATAACCTATGGCAAAAGGAACGGCTTCATCTTTACCGCGCAACTTTTCTAATTCTTCTCTTCCTTCCTTACGTTCTTCAGCATCATTTGAAAATGTCTTATCTATAGCAGAATCCAACTGCTTAAAAACTTTTTGTTTTTCTTCTATATAATCTTTGATGTTCATAATTTATGATGTTGGTTTTCTACAAAAATAGGGAAAAAAGCAAGACTATCAAAAAAAGGAGAAGATATTTTTTTAGGCCACAAATATTTTATAACTTCGCGTAAATGAAAGAATTAACTCATAAAAAATACTTAAATGAAAAACTTGTATATTATAGGAAATGGATTCGATTGCCATCATGGAATAAATAGTAGTTATAGTGCGTACCGTCAATGGCTCGAAGAAAACGAACCGGAACTCTACGAAAGACTGAGAGAATTCTATTATGTGGATGATGACGAATGGTGGTGGCAGTTTGAGGTGAATTTAGGTGAAATAGAACTTGCGGACTACGTACAGTATACTGCTTCGGAAAATCAGCCGGATTTTGCCAGTGACGAGTTTAGGGATCGGGATTATTATGTCGGTTCGTACCAGGCAGAAAGTGAAATTGGAGGTTTGGTCAATGACATTAAAGACACTTTCAAAGCATGGATTAACTCTCTGTCAAAGGCGGATGGAAGTAAAAAGATAAAGTTGACCAGAGGAGATGACCACTTCATTAATTTTAATTACACTTCCACCTTACAGTATTTATACGGTATTCCTGATTCAGAAATTCTTCATATTCATGGTAAGGCTTCCGATGAAGTGCTGGTACTTGGTCACAATAAGACTTATGAAGAGCTGACCAAAGCTGCAGAAGTCATCCAACCGGAGCCTCCGGCAGATTTGTCGGAAGAGGAGCTCGCCGAGTGGTACGATGGGGAAGACTACATAACTCAAACAGTTCGTGATGCCGCAGTCAACGAAATATATAGTATTCGCAAAAATGTAGAGCAAATTATCCAAGATAACCGGAGCATATTCTCTTCAATGAATGAAATCGAGCATATTTATATTTACGGCTTTTCTTTTTCTCCGGTTGACGAACCCTATATTGACAAAATAATCAGCCACATAGACAAAGAGAAAGTTCATTGGACAATTAGTTATTACAGCGATGAAGACCAACAGAAAATACAAGCCTATATGCAGTCCCGCAAAATATCACCGGATTTGTGGGAACTTATAAAATTGGAAGATATCCAAATGTACAAGCAACAACGATTGTTCTAAGCTTATTGGCAAGTCACCTGCATTTCCGTTTGTATTCAGGAAGCGGATATGCAGGTGTCAATATCATTATAATTTATGTACACCATATAAAATAGGTCTTTTTCCGTAATCATCAGATCCCCTTGATTACAAAAAATATTCCAAACTATTTGGATGTTTTGAGGATTTCTGTTACATTTGCTTTAGTTGATATTCTTTTCTTTTTTCGAAAGCGGGACCTCTGCTTTAATCAAGAATTATTGTCTTGATTCATAACCATTAAAACAGTATTGCTATGGGAGCATTCAGAGTGACCGTGCAAATTCGGAACAAAGAAATAGATATACTCTACTCACATATAGAGTTTAGTCGTAAGACAGACGCCAAAGGGCGTCCGGTGACAACTGTTATTGGCGGACGGGTTACGTTCAGCATTGAATCGACTCAAGATACGGACATACTTGAGATTATGGTGAACGGGCAATTTAAGCCCATTAGCGGAAGGTTTACTTTTTACAAGATTGAAGATAACTCTGTATTTCGGATTATTGAGTTTAGATGTGCCTATATTGTTTTTTACAAGGAAGTTTTTAATGTAGATAAAAGACGTCCATTATTTACCACAATAACTCTTTCTTCCGATGTTCTTGTTGTTGGAAATGCCTTTTTGACAAATAGTTGGTAGCTGGTTTTGTGATGTGGTTTTATATTTTGATCTCTTGCGGCATATATTCGGTGGAGCGGTAAAAGCATTAATCAAAGAACGATTAGTTGTGTATGAACTAACAAAATCCGGTCTGAATCGTATATTTATGGCTTAGCTGTTCGTGAACAATAAAGAGGAATGTGTAAATATTAGATAATGATTCTTTTGGTTTATACTTGCTTGACGTTTTGGAGGGCAATGGCAAAGATAATGCAACAAATTTATACTCTATTGCAAAAATACACTTTTGTGTCAGGCTTAATCGAAAGAACCTCTGTATCTTTGTTTCATTAAAACATGTTTATATGAAAAGATACAGCAGGAATCGCATTTATATCAGCGAAGAAGAACAGGAGAAAATCAAACAAGTCCGTATTCTATTGGGTGGTGCCGGAATTGGCAGCATCATTGCAGAATGCGCCTTGCGGTTTGGTTTTGAAAATATGACCATTGTTGACGGTGATAAAGTGGAAGAGAGTAATCTCAACAGGCAGAATTATGTAAAAGCGGATATTGGAAAATATAAAGCAGAAACACTTTGCAAACGCTTGCAGAAAATTAATTCCAACGCAGAAATAAAATTCCATAATACATTTATAGACAAAGGTAATATAGAGAGTATTATCTCAGGGCATCATATAGCTATTAATGCTTTGGATTTCAAGGATGGAACCCCTTTTGAATTTGACCGCATCTGTTCCGAAAAGATGATTCCCGTTCTCCATCCGTACAATTTCGGATGGGCGGGATTCCTCACTATTGTAAAGCCGAAAGGTTATCAGTTGTCTGAAATCTCCCAAGAACCTAACGGCTTTGAACTGAAAGTGGCGGAGTATGTATCGAGGTATGGAACGTTTTGGAATATGCCAGTTTCATGGTTGGAGAAGGTGATAGAAGAATATCGTGCGGAAGGAGGCATCTTGCCCCCTCCCCAGCTTTCTGTTGCCTCGTGGATTGTTGCGGGACACTGCGTGAATGCCATGTTCAATCTGGCGACCGGACGTGAAGTCAAGTTCTTTCCTAAATTTTACCTCTCATCACTGATGTGTGAGAGCAATTCCCTATAGTAACCTATAATTGGTTGCATAAGACAGCGCTTCCGCAATGTTTTTTACTCCCAATTTGGAGAACAGTGCCCTTTTGCATGCCTTTATGGTATCAACGGACTTGCATAGTTTATCGGCTATGTCATTCATGGTATAGCCTTGGGCTGAAAGGATCAGTACATCACGTTCCATTTCGCTCAAGGTTATGCCTTCTTTCTTTATCCATTTATGCTTGTCCAAAGAATATTCATAATAAGATTTCGAACCGGATTTCTTCATGATGATGTAACCGGGAGTACTTCTTGCCGACATGGATATGGTACATAACGCCAGCCATATACGTCCATCTTTAGTCAATATCATTGGAGTGAGGTGGTGATTCACCAATCTTAGTTTCCTTCCATGTATAATATGGAAGTCATATGAAATGGTATAGTCAAGACGTTCCGCTAAGGGTATTTCGTTGAACAGATCGAATCCTTTCTTGTTTACTTCCAATAACATCTGTTGTTCTTTTTCAGGCACGTAATCCAGATAAAACCTGTACCCGAAATCCTTAATCTTGTCAGAAGTCTGACCACACCAATATCCCAGATTTTCTGATACGTACAGGAAGTTCTGTTTGAAATAATCTATGATATACACGCACTGGTGCGTGCTTCTTGCAAATGCTTTGGCTGTATTTACAAGAAGATTGATTTTCTGATAGTCCTCGTCCGTAATATTGTATACGGAATTAGACATTATAAAGAAGTCTCCTATATTTGTTGCCATAACAATTCTTTTTATAGATTCGCCGCAAATTTACTGATTATTCTTGAATATGTAACTTTTTAACACACAATTGTGTGAATATAATAGTGTATTTGTCTAAAATACACTTTTGTGTTAAATAAAGGCAGCCGTTCGTTTTTAGTTTTGTATCAGAAAAACAAAAAGAAATGGAAAAACTGATTTATACAAACGGACAATACAATATCTGGCAATTGGTGGGGAAGGAAAACCTGAATGAATTGGCAGAATTTGTGGTAAGGGAGAATTACAAACATCATGTGGGTGATTTTTCCTCCGAATCTATCAAGAATGAGATATATTCTGTTTATCAAGAAGAACTCCAGTATATTGATAACTCCACGATATTTGTAGTCCGCAATGATGCAGGCAAAATTATCGGTTCAATCAGGGTGTTCAAGTGGGACAGGAAGAAAACTCTCCCGTTACAAAAGATTTTCGGTATCAATCCGTTAACAGCTATACATTCTGAAACAGATTATAACTATTGGCATATAGGCCGATTTGCCATAGACTCCCTGGCAGGAATCCCGACAGTCACTCTGTTTAAGCAACTCATGGTATATGCGGTACATCCTATTATATGCGATAGCAAAAGCTATATGATAGCAGAAACAGACAGCAAGTTACTCAAAGTGATGAATACACTTGGTATTGAGACTGTTCGATTGGGGCATTCCATTAATTATCTTGCCTCAGAAACCATACCGGTGTACTCCAGTAAGAATGGACTTCTCCTATTCTACAATCATTATGAAAATTTATATATAGCTTCATGATATACACTTTTGTGTATTTCTCCATGAAGGTCTATAACGAATACACTTTTGTGTCAAAATATACTTTCATGACTATTTAACTTTGCAAATAAATAATTGGATGGCCAGACAATCAGCAACAGACCTAACTGTACAAAGGAGTGGATACCGAAAAACTGAAAGAGTAGGTTGGTTTAAGTGATACACAAATGAAAAAGAAAAAGATCGGACAAGAAAAGAATCTTGTCCTGCTTGATCGCTTAACTCAAAAAGAGCAATCAATTATCTCAGGTGGTGCGAAAAGAATCAGTGGTGAAATAACAGGCACCATCAGGGTTTACTTTTAATGTTTAATTTAAAATTTTACAATTATGAAAAAGAAAGAACTTAAAAAAATGAATGACATGACTCTTATGGACCGATTGACTCATGCAGAAGTCAACAAAATTAAGGGTGGAAAAGCGAAAATTGAAGGTAATTTGAACATCAAAATCTCAAACTACAAGTAATGAAAAAGAGAAATCTAACAAAAGCTTCCCGCCTTGCCAATATAGACCGGCTTACCAATCTAAATGCTGGTGCTATAAAAGGCGGTAAAAGTTCACCTCAAGATTCTATTTTCGTGGACGTTCCTAAAATTGATATTCCGGAAATAGTAATAAGAATCTAAAAAAAATGAGGGCATGTAGTAGCAAGCAAGCCTTGCTACTACTACTTAAAATGTACGACAATGAAAAAAACAATCTTATTAGGATGGCTTCCGCCTGCAATGGAGAATGTCCCATCTCCATGCCTGTCAGTCTTAAAACCTGCATTAAATCAGGTTGGGTACAATGTTTCTTTGAAGTATTGGAATGTATCATTGAACCCTCTGCTGAAAAGTTTCTTCAACATGGAGAACTTGATATATGATACCGAACTTAATAAACTGATGCCTTTTTTACTAAATCTTGGCATCAGTTTAAACGATACAAAAATTGTGGACAAGATTAAATATTATATCTACTCCATAAAGCCACAGCTGCACAGTAAAGGGAATGAGTATATTTATGAATACTTCCATTCATTCAATCAAAAACTGAATTGCTGGTTTGAAAATGAAATCAGTCAAATAAAGTTTGATGACTACCTGTTTGTAGGATTTTCAGCCCAGTTCTATCAATGGCTTGTTGCAAACCTGTTTATTGACAAGATAAAGACTGCTTATCCGAATACCCATATACTTGTGGGTGGTTTTGGAACAAAGGAAGAAGCGGTTACATTTTTGAAAAACTTTCCACATGTCGATTATACATCTTGGGGAGAAGGTGAATATTCAATACAACAACTGGCATTGTATCTGGACGGTGAAAAAGCAGCATTGTCTTCCATTCCTAATACCGTATATCGTATAGGAGATGAAATAAAAGTGAATTTGTTAAGAAATATTTATGTGGACTTAAACAAGTCCAAGATGGATTTTTCCGATTATTTCAAATCCATACAGGGCTTTTCTCTGGATCAGGAACTGTCCTTGCCTATAGAAGGCGGCAGAGGATGCAGCTGGAAACAATGCAAATTTTGTTTCTTGAATACCGGCTATAAATATAGGACTAAAACCAATGAACAGATAATAAGAGAAATAAAGGAGCAAGTGGAGCGATATGAGGTAAATCGTGTCTTATTCTTGGACAACGATATCATAGGAGCCGATATGGATAACTTTATTGAGCTGTTGGACATGTTGATCGAATATAGGAAAGAAAATAATGACTTCTCTATATTACTGGCGGAAATAGTTACAAAAGGGGTTCCGTTCAATGTCATAAAAAAGATGGCCCTCGCAGGATTTGAATCCGTCCAAATAGGATATGAATCACCCAGTAATAACCTTTTGGAAAAGATCCATAAGAAAAATACGTTTGCCAGTAACCTGTTCTTCATTAAATGGGCAAATGAATTAGGTATTCGTATTAACGGGGCAAATGTACTAAGAAATTTATTGGAAGAAACAACAGATGATATAAAGGAAAGTATTGACAACTTATATTTTTTGAGGTTTTATTTCCAAAAGAGACTGGTATGCCACAGCTATTCCTTCCTTAGTGTCGCAAAATCATCACCTTACTACCGGACTTTATTAAAAACAAACCGGTTGACAGAATGGGGACAATCGCACCTGGCACAATTTACCCCAGAAAATTATATGTCATTAGAAGATAAATTCATCCTCTTTTTTGATTTTATAAAACCGGAGTATAATCATTTGTGGGACACTTTCCAACAAATAGAGCAACATTATATAAACAATATTTATGATTATCAATTGATAATTGAAAGCAATAGTGTGTTCTACAGGGAATTCTATAATAACACATTGATTAAGGAAATCGAGTTCGAAACGGATGATATTTATTGGGAAGTGTTGCAGTTATGTGATTCCGAAGTGTTATCTATTGAACAGATAACAAGGAAGTTGGGTAATAAAAAATCAAAAGAAGGAGAAACATTGCCGGAAGTAATTCTCAACTTAGAAAAAGAAGGGTTGTTGTATTGCAATGATAATAAGACAGAGATTGTAACTGTTTTGGACATTCATAAGACTATCAACCTACGGCAATACGGAGTAAATACAAATTCTTCCATGCGGATAGATAATAAATGCCATGAGGCTTTATTGGTTAGTTAAATGTATAATTATTAAAAATATAGAGACATGTTAATGAGAAGAGGATTGATAGCATTGGCGTTTGTCTTGTTTTTAGGTGTGGCAGCAAATGCACAGACCATCACAGGCAAAATCGTTGATTCAAGAAATGAGCCGATAGAGGCCGTTACTGTTGTTGCGCAGACGATAGATTCAGTTTTTGTTGATGCCGCTATTACAGATTCTACAGGTCAGTTTTTAATCAAAAACGCACCTGAAAAATATCGTCTGATCTTGCAACACCTGTTATTTGTTACACAACAAGTTAACGGATATACCCCTAATATTGGAACTCTCACAATGAAAGAACAGGATTATACATTGAACGAGGTCGTCATAAAGGGGGAACGTCCACAAGTTAAGGTTGAAGATGGGGCTTTAAGCTATGATATGAATAGAATGGCAGAAAAAAAGGTAATCAGCAATGCTTATGAATCCATTCTGCAACTTCCAGGAGTAGTGGAACAAAATGGTTCAATAACCTTGGCCGGTGCCAATGGAGTATCTATAATACTCGACGGTAAACCGACAACCATGAGCAATGCACAACTTTATGAGTTGCTGAAAAGCACTCCGGTTTCAAATATTGAAAAAATACAGGTTATGTATAGCGCTCCTGCAAAATACCATGTCAGAGGTGCCGCAATCAATATTGTCACCCAAAAGAAAAAAACGGAGAATCCATTTCTACAGGGAGAAATTAACGGTTCGTATATTCAAAGGCATTTTACAAACGGTCAGGGAGGGATCAATCTGTCGTACTCTTCCCCCAAATTATCCGTGGACTTTCTGTATTCACTGTCAGCAACTAAAAGTAAGACACAACTTGATTTGGCGACTTTACATAAGTTGGATAATAAGGTTTATGAAATAGAACAGTACAATAGAGGAACAAAAAAGGATCTTGCGCATAACATACGTTTGGGAGGAGAGTACACTTTCAATAACGAGGACAAACTTAGCCTGGCTTACACAGCAGTTTTAAGCCCTGATGGAAAAAGCACAGAGAATTCTGTTGGCAGCTTTTCCAATTCTACCAATAACAAGGATTTCGAAAATTCCATGCACAATATGAGTCTGAATTATTCTTCACATAATAATTTCAATGCGGGAGTGGACTATACACATTATAATTCACTTTTCTATCAGGATTTCCAAGATAGCAGAACAGACGGAATGATCAACGATTTCACTTCAGATTCAAAACAAAAGATTGACCGGATAAAAGTATATGCGGACAAAAGCCATGAGTTTGCCAAGGATTGGTCATTTAATTATGGAGCGGAATTCACGTATGCAACAGATTATAATATGCAGAAATATAATTCAAGAACTGAAACCGACATGACGGGGTCGAACACAGACAGCAACATTAAAGAATATACATATAATGCCTATGCCGGATTCGATAAAAGTTTCACGGAGACTTTTTCCATGTCATTCTCTGTTATTGGAGAGTATTATAAGCTGGCCAAGTATGACAACTGGGCTGTTTATCCTACACTTGACCTTACGTATGTGCCTTCTCCCTCACATATCCTCCAGTTTTCATTCTCTACAGATAAATCCTATCCGGATTATTGGGATATGCAGGAATCGGTCGGATATTTGAACGGATATACGGAGATTCATGGTAACCCATATCTGAAGCCATCAAAAGACTATTCAGCCCAGTTGATATATGTCTTAAAAAGCAAGTATCAATTTCTTTTATACTATGACTATGAACCTGACCATTTCGAACAGTTAGGTTACCTGTCATCAGATAGGCTGGCCCTGATATATAAGACACTTAATTGGAACTATAAGCAAATGATAGGATTAAACATCGTGGTTCCTTTTAATATTGGAAATATTTTTGATTCAAGAATAGTCCTGAACGGCTATAACAATTCGTCAAAATGCAAGGACTTTTATGACTTATCCTTCAAACGGAACAAGTGGACGCTATATTCACGTCTGGATAACGCTATCAATATTTCCTCCAAGCCGAATATTAAATTAGAATTGGCAGCCATGTATATGACCCCTTCTATCCAAGGCATTTACGATTTAGGTAGAATCTGGAGTCTGGACGCAGGTCTGAAGTGGAGCTTTGCAAAAGACAAGGCGGAAATTCGTGTAAAGGGTACAGATTTGTTCAATAGCGCCATGCCTGATGTGAAAACCAGATATAAAAGCCAGCACATGGATATGCTCCTGAGACCGGACAGCCGTACTTTAACAGTTTCTTTCAGATATAAATTCGGAGGTTACAAAGAGAAGAAGTTTAAGGAAGTGGATACATCAAGATTTGGTCAAAAGTAATTGCAGTTTAAACTTTAAACAACAGTATATCAAAATTAGAAATATGTCTCAATTTCCACTATATTTCCAGCATGATGCCATGCAATGCGGCATAGCCTGCCTGCAAATGGTATGTAAATATTATGGTAAGGAATATACCCTTGCCCAGCTTTCCGATATATGCTTTGCCACCAATGAAGGCATATCTTTGCTTGGCATAAGTCAGGCTGCCGAAAAACTGGGATTACATACCGTTTGCGGGCGTGCAACAGTGGAGCAGCTGGAACAAGTGGACCTGCCGTCCATCATCTTTTGGAATCAGAATCATTTTGTAGTACTTTACAAAATAAATAAAAGGAAGAAAGGAAATATCTATTATGTGGCAGATCCCGGCAAAGGGAAAATTGTATATACTGAAGGAGAATTTAAAAAAGGATGGTTGAATACACAATCGCAAAGGGAGGAAAAAGGCATAGCAATGTTTTTCGAACCGACAGGGAATTTTTGGGAAATAAATTCTTCCGAGAAGGAAAAGCATTCTTTCCGTTTTTTATATGGTTATCTGAGACAATACAGAAAGCATCTCATTCAAATCTTATTAGGGCTGCTGGTAGGTTGCATATTGCAATTGATCATGCCTTTCCTTACACAATCCATTGTTGATATCGGCATAACTAACAGGGACATCGGATTTATTTGGTTAGTTCTGTTGGGTGAGCTTCTGATTGTCATTGGACGGACAGCGACTGATTTTATCAGACGTTGGTTGCTGTTACATATCTCTATGCGCATTAATATCTCACTTGTAAGTGATTTCTTCATTAAATTATTAAAGTTGCCAATGTCCTTTTTTGATACCAAATTAATGGGGGATTTGCTTCAACGCATGAACGACCATAACCGGGTACAATCATTCCTTACTTCACAGTTACTTAGTACATTGTTTAGTCTATTGAGTTTTGTTGTTTTCGGAATGGTACTCTTTATTTATAACAGGATAATCTTTGGAGTATTCCTTTTAGGCAGTTTTCTTTATGGAGCATGGATCGCCACGTTCCTAAAACGGCGTAAGGTGATCGATTATGAACTTTTTGAGCAGCAGGCAATAAGCCAAAGCAAAACCTATCAGTTCATTACAACAATGCAAGAAATAAAGTTACAAGATTGCGAACGCAGACGCCGCTGGGAATGGGAGGATGTACAGGCCGACCTGTTCAAAGTGCAGATGAAATCCCTTAAATTGCAACAGATGCAGGAAGCGGGAAGCATTTTTATCAATGAGGTAAAGAACATCCTTATAACAGTAATGGCTGCGACATCCGTAATTAATGGCAATATCACATTAGGGGCAATGCTTGCGGTACAATATATTGTAGGACAACTCAATTCACCGGTGGAGCAGCTGATGTCATTCATTTATTCACTACAGGATGTGAGAATCTCGTTGGAACGCATTAATGAAATTCATGAAAGAAAAAGTGAAGAAACATGCGAACGTCAACATATTGGATTTGCAGACAGAACTGACAAATCGATAGTCATTGATAATGTGGATTTTAAATATGACCCGCATGCTCTGAAAAAAACGGTTGAAGGTATATCTTTCATAATTCCTGAAGGAAAAGTGACCGCTATTGTAGGAGCAAGTGGGAGTGGAAAAACTACATTGATAAAACTTATATTAGGTTATTATCCAGTGATGGCAGGTAATATTCTCATAGCCGGAAGAAATCTTGATAATTATAATTTAAAATGGTGGCGTAGGCAATGTGGCGTAGTCATGCAGGACGGAATAATTTTCTCAGAAACAATAGCAAGAAACATTGCAGTGGATGATGGTGATATAGATGTGGAGCGTCTGGAACAGGCTGCACGAATAGCCAATATTCATGATTATATAATGGGACTTCCTCTAAAATACAACACTCAAATCGGTAGGGATGGTATGGGATTGAGTCAGGGGCAAAAACAACGTATTCTTATTGCGCGTGCGGTTTATAAAAAAACTGATTTTATCTTTCTTGATGAAGCGACCAATGCTCTTGATGCCAAAAACGAGAAAGCTATTGTAGAAAACCTGAACGGGTTTTATAAAGGACGCACAGTCATCGTTGTTGCCCACCGGCTTTCAACAGTAAAAAACGCCGATCAGATAATCGTACTTGACAATGGTAAAGTGGTGGAAATAGGAAATCATGCCTCACTTATAGAAAGGCAGGGCATATATTATAATTTAGTGAAAAACCAACTTGAATTAGGCAATTAACATGGAAATAGAGAGAAACAATGGTTCCGATCAGGTTGAACTCCGGTCAGAAAAGGTACGTAACATTATCGGTACGATTCCCCCCGCTTTAGTACGTTGGGGCATAGCTGTTATCACGATTATTTTTGTGATATTAATGTTAGTGTTTTTGGGGGTTCCTTACCCATATGGGAAAGGTGAGAGCATTTTTCAACACTTGTTCTTTTCTTGAAGAAGGGTGTTTTGCAAATCCCTAAATAAACTTTGTATTTCACACTTATCTGTTGTCATGCTTTATCAGATAGGGTGGGTTGTCTCTCTTTTGGGCAGAGAGACTATTTCTCAATTTGGATATATTCCGAATATTTTATTTCTGCATAAGGATTGTCACTTGAGATCATCTGGTGGATGGCTTTGGCCCGTTTCCAGAACCACCACCCTTTGTATTCTATCCAAATGGCCTGATTAAGCGTTACGGGCATTCTGATATCCCCTGTGAGACGGTTCTTCTCAATAAAACCTGTCAACTTTATATACGGTGTTGTCATTTCAATTTTTTGCCGTAACAAAGGAATTGTATCACGGACAATGAAAGTGTCACGGATAACGGCATCTATCGGAGCCTGTACCTCGACCTCATGCCGTGCCGCCGCTTCAAGATGTTTGATTCTCATTCCGAGTTCCTTGATTTTCTCAGTATCTTTGGTACGGAATTTCTTATACTCGTCCATGGTCAACCTCAGTACTTTGACATCGAGCGCCATTGTCGCGGAGTCGGATTGTATCCGCTTTATATCAGAAAGCAGTGCGGTATTGTTCATGCTAAAACGGTCACGCTCTTTCGTAAGACGCTCCATGCGGCGGTACTGTAGCCAGACAATGCTTACGAGTAACAGCATGACACTCAAAAATACTTTGTTCAGTCTATTCATAAGATATGGATTCTTCGGGGATGAACCACAGGAATTCATCCAGATAACTTTCTTCCAGCAACACAAGGCCGCCCCGGTTCGTTTCCCGGTTCTGTGACAGGTCTTCCACGAGCAGTCCACGGCGGCCGATCACCTCGTCCAATCTTATTTGTGAGAGTTTGGGCGAGGCGATGATAATAACATATGAGTTCTTAATCATGACGGTTATGTTCTATGATCCTATTTGTGCGTTCCCTGGCATTTGAGAAGCTCACGAATGTCCGCACGAATTTCGTGCAGGTCGTTCTGTACCGTATTGAGTTGCATCATGGTGGCCTCAAAAACAGACTTGTCCAGTTTCATGGCGTTAATACGGTCATACTGGTTTTTGATTTCGGTCTCCATACCGGCACATTTCGTTTCCAACTTGGCAATCTGCGCCGTGTTGTTGATATGTTGTATGTACAGTGTCAGTGAAAACGATAGTACCACTACAATAATCTTGAAGTACTTTATTACAAATTCCTTGAATTGTTCCATATAATTATTCCATTAAAAGAGTGTATGCGTCCTTGATAGCCCTGAGCAGGAGTTCTGCCGCCGCACTATCCCAAAATCCATAGACAATCAATGCGACCATGATTGCCAGATAAGTCCACCAGGCTATCTCCTGTTTGTCAATCTTATGCTTCCCTCTGGTCATCTTCTGTCGTTTTTTGGGGTACAATTACATTAAAAATCACATTGCCGTCATTACCCTCAATGCGCAGGCGGCTCTCTTCCTTGTGCCTGATGGGGAAAATTTCCATCAGCGCCTTGGCGGCATTGACCGACACGGCCCTAAGTGCCGCAGGAGAGAGGGGGACTCCGAAACGGTCCGTATAGTCCGAAGTGGCCGCCTCGTCCATGACGGCTTTGAGGGTTTCGGTCACTTGCAGTTTCACGGCCATTGTTTCCATTTCAAAGCGCTCCGAAGACAGCAATGTCCTGATGTGTGCCAATACATGGGGCTTGTTCATCAGGTAGTTGGCGGAAGCATTAGGATTCTTTACCGCATTCTCCCCAAACACTTCCACGAAACATTTCTTCGGTCGTCCCGCATATTCCAGGCCGCCATTCACATAGAGGTTGCAAAATTGCAGTTCCTGTTCTGTAAGCGGCTTTCCTTCCGGTTTATCCAGCATGTCCATTATCTTGTCTGATTTCATTTCCTTCTTTTTCTGAAAGAGTAGCGGGTTTCCAGTGATGAGGTTTTACAAAATCCGCTTTCTCATTAATTAATTGTTCCATCAGTGCCTCATAAAACACTTGTGCCAGCGCGTCGGCACATGCCTCGGCATCCGCCAGTGAATTTATAATCCGCAAATTGAACTTAATTTCAAGGTCATAGCCCGATATAAACGCCATAAGTTCATTGCCGTCATAGCCTAATGCCCCATATGTCATACGGTCTGCAGTATGAAACGTGATGGTTTCCGGAATCGGGCCCTGCTGAATGTCTTCCGCATCTTTTTTATTGATATCCGTCATCATATTTTAAAGTGTTTACGGGTTTTCTCTTTTGCCTGTATTGTGATTGCTTCCCCGCCCGCATGACGTAACCGGGAGGTATAGATACCAAGTATGTCAAGTGTGGCCGTTACATCGGCAGCCGCATCATGTGCATCATTCAATTCCACTCCCAATCGGGAGGCGATCAGCTCCAATTTGTAAGAAGTCACTTCCGGATCGGCTGCAAATGCCAGCCTCCCTACTGTAAGCGTATCGATATAGTGGGGCTGGAAATTACCGTAATAGTCCTTCGTTCCGGCAAAAGTTTTTTCAAACTCGGCAACCAGTCCGGCATAGTTCATCAATTGTTGTAAGAAACCGATATCAAAAGTGACATTCTGTCCGATCAGTATGGGTTTACACTGGTTGCCTTTCGACAAGGCGCTACGTTTGGCGAAGGCGATGATTTCTCCGGCCGCCGTCTTCATATCCACCCCTTGTGTACGTAACATTTCCATAGTGATGGCGGAATAGTCCAATGCCGTCTGCTCATATTTCATAGGGACAACCCCGGCTTCCTTCGCCTGTTCGTGGCGGGTTCGTAACACTTTGCGACGGGGCAGTCCGGCATCCGCCTTGCCATAGGGGGCGATATACGCCTGACAATGGTCGAACACCTGCCAGGTGTCGAAACGGACGGCTTGCAGGGCGATCTGGGTACAGGCGCATTCACGGCAGTCCAGACCGCCGGTTTCAAAATCCATCCCGATCCCCACGTATACTTTCTGTTCTGTTTTTGGTGTCATGTCTTAGGATTGAATGAATAACATTGAGTTCTTATAGGTTTGGAGCATATTGCATCCGTTATAATCACTGTAACGGACGACAGCCGTGAGAATGACCACCCGGCCCTTGAGGGCCTGTATCTCGGTGCGATGTTCCATGTAGTAGTCGTTCCAGCAGACACATTCCGTAATGCGGTTGTTCTGCGAGAGCGTGAGCTTGGCGAAACGTTTCCGGCTTCCCGTTTCTCTGTCCTTATAAGTATGCTCCGCAACCTCCACAACCGTGACGCAGACCGTTACCTTCCGGCCGTCGTTCTCATCCAGTGCCACCTCGTCCAGTGGCAGGTAAGAGGCTTTTCCCCTGACCTGCCTGCGGGCTTCCGAGTTGTCGAAGATGCGCCAGTAATCAATATTGCCGATGCCCGATACGGCAATCTGCTGTTGAGACCAGAAGAAATGCCTCTCACGCATATCCAGGGGGAAGTCTTTTTCGGAAAGAGAAAATCCCAGTTCCCTGGCGGCACGTTCGAGCAGGGCGCAGCGTTCGGTAACCGCCCCGACATTTTCCACGCGGTCAAAACATCCGGCAAGGACCATGTGCTTGACATGACGGGCATTCACGGGCACTTTCACCGCCTCCTCCGGGTTGTCCGGGTCATCCCAATAGCTGTACTTTTTGAGCTTGTAACGGAAAATGCGGTGTATGAAGTTCTCAATGCCGGTATACGCCCCGCCTCGGTCACGTTCCGTAACGATGTGTTCCACCGTCTTGACACCCACCTGTTTGATACGGGTAAGCGACCAGAATATTTCATCGGTGGCGTAGTCGGTAAAGAACTCCGTTCCCGAGCGGTTGATGTCCGGCGGCACGATCTTGGCTGACGAGCAGCGTTCCATCTCCGCCATCAGCGGGGGAATTTCCTTGTCATCCGCCCATTGCAATGCTACGGTATAGAATGCCGACGGGTAATTGGCCTTGAGCCAAGCCCCGCAGTAGGCGGTCAGGGCATAGGCTGCGGCATGGGAACGGTTGAACGAATATTTTCCGGCCACCTCTATCTTGTGCCAGATTTCTTCCGCTTCATAGTCCGGGCAGCCATTGCGGACAGCCCCCGCGATGAAATCGGCCTTGAGCGTAGCCATCAGATCCGCCTTCTTCTTGCCGATGGCTTTTCTCAACAGGTCGGTTTTGCCGAGGTCAAAGCCGCCGAGTGTGTGGGCTATGGACATGAACTGCTCCTGATAGCACATTATTCCGAACGTGTTCTTCGTCGCTTCGTAACAGCCGTAGTCATAGACCGGCGCCACTTCCCCCCGCCGGAAACGGATATAATCCTCCGTGGCCCCGATGTCGAGCGTGGCGGGACGGTACAGGGCGTTGATGGCGATCAGGTCCTCTATGCACTTTGGCCGCACATCCTGAATGAAGCGGGTGATGCCGGGTGAAGAGAACTGGAAAACATTCTGTGTGTTGCCTTCAGCGAGCAGCCGGTACGTCTTGTCATCTTCCAGCATCTCCTGTGTGATACGTTCTATGGACAGTTCCTGTCCGAAATGACTGTTGGCCAATGCGATGACGGCGCTGAGCTTGGCGAGCTCCTTTGTCGCCAGCACATCCTCCTTCAGCAGCCCGATCTCATCGACCGAGTAGCCGTCGAATTCCGACACCAATGCACCGTCCATCTTTCGGACAGGCAGGTAATCGAAGCACTCGGCCTGCCTGCCGTCCCGGGCATCAGGTGTCACTATAATTGCGGAAGCATGTATGGATGCGGCCTTGGGCTGTCCGAGCAGCCCGCGCACATCTTCAATGACTTCCGGATAGGTCTGGATAAACTCACGCAGTTTCCTGTTTGTCGTCGCCTGCATGAACAGCCCCGTCCAGTCCGTACCGTCATCTATCATGGCTGTGATATAGTTCACGATGGCATGCGGCACGCGGTGCACACGCGCCACATCCTTCAATGCTGCCTTGAGCTTCATGGTTGTAAAGGTTCCAGCCGAGAACACACGCTGGCGGCCATCCACATTGTAACGTTCTTCCAGATAGTCCTTGATCTCCTGCCGTCGGTCGGAAGCGTAATCGACATCGATATCGGGCAAGGACGCGTGTCCGCCTTCCGTCAGCCCTCTGTCAACGAACGAATCCATGACAGTCAAAGGGGTATCCGCTTTCCTGATTTTAATGTGAGTCACTTTCATCTTATATACTTCTTATATCGAACAATGGCGCTTACCGTCTGGCGGCTGACGCCGTACTGTTTTGCCAAGGTATTCTGTGAGACTTTGCCGGAGAAATACTTCACCCGTACCTCTTCCGCCTGTGCGTTCGTCAGTTTGGCGTTCACACTTTTCTCTCCATAATCCTGTTTGAGCCCGCCCGCAATGGCGTGTTCCATATTCTGTTGGTGCGTACACATTTCCAAATTGTCCGCGGTGTTGTTGTATCGGTCACCGTCAATATGGTTCACTTCCAACTTTGGATTCCATTCCGGAAGGAAGTGCTGTGCCACGAGACGGTGTACGGAGAATTTTGTCCCGACGCCTCCCTTATAAAGCCGCACACAGTCGTAATATGAGGTGGTCCCGCACCAATGGCTCATGATCCGTTCAGGCTGTGTCCAGGTGATACCGCCATGCGATACCTGCCGTTCCAGACTCTTGATGCGCCCCTTGTTGCTGATTCTATACTTCCCTTCATAATTTTTGATATCCACCCAGATTTCCCGGGTGTCAGTCATTGGCTATTCTGTTATATGCTGTTTGAAAAATATCCCGGTCTATCTCCACGCCTATGAAGCGCCGTCCCATGTTCCTGCAGGCGACAGCAGTACTGCCGCTGCCCATCGCAAAATCAAGGACGAGGTCCTCCTCGTCGGTATAGGTGCGTATCAGATATTCCAGCAAGGCAACCGGTTTCTGTGTTGCGTGCAGGCAGGACCTCTGCTTGTCCGTCTTGAATCTCAATACACTGCGCGGATAGCGTTCCGTGGAGATGTAGTCCCGGTAATTGTCATGCTTCCGATATATCTCCCCGCTGTCACACTTGCGCCGGTGGTCGGCCATTACGATCTTGCACCGGTGCCCGTCCGTTTTGACGGGGTTGTATTTGGGCAGCCTGTCATAGAACACGAGAATGTCCTCGTGCGCTTTCATCGGCATACGCCCGGCATTGAGAAAACCTGTCGCCTGTGTCTTCTCCCAGATCCATTCATAACGCAGCTTTTCAAGATTGGAACAGCCTAATATGCTGGTAAAAGGATGCTGGCAGAACAGCAGTATGGGAGTTCCGGGGGCAGAAACGCCTTGTATGGCATTCCACATCCCCCGAATATCTATCACGGCGTCCCAGCGGCAGTGTGTCGTACCATATGGCGGGTCTGACAATACCATGTCGGCAACGATGCCCTGCCCTGCCAATAGGGGCAGCACCTCGAGGGCGTCACCCCGGTAAAGGTCGCAGCCGTCATAGGGACGGCGGTGTTCGTAAGTCGGATTCATGGGTTTCGAGTTCCTTTAAGTTCCACAAACAATCTCGGCGGTCAAAAAGAATTTCGTCACCGCAAATCAATTCATCGGCATATATTGTTTTTTCTTCCCCGCCGCGGAGAATCCTCAAACGGGCATCCGCACAGAGACGATAAGTCTTATTTTCAGATTGTATCTCCACATATTGTTCGCCTTTGTTAAGCGTAATGTCCGGAGCCAGTACCGTTATCTCGTTTTTCCAAACCAGTCCGCAGCGTTCCGGAACAAGAAAACGTGAGAAAATCAGGTCGTATTTCAGCGGGTCGATGGAGGTAATGCCCAACAGGTAGGAGACCAACGATCCGCCGGCGGAGCCACGCCCGATACCGGTTGCAATGCCCCGGCGGTGCGCCTCACGCACCATGTCCCACTGTACAAGAAAATAATCCACGTTGTCGGTTGACTCGATGATATAGACTTCCTCGTCCAGCCGTTCCCGGTAGCGTTCCATATCCGGAACTTTTCGTTTCAACCCTTCATCAAGCAGCCGGAGGAACATCGTGCGGCGATTGCCGTACCGTTCCACTTCTTCGGGACGCATACGGTATTCGGGCATGAACATCCGTCCGGTCTCGAACACGGCTTCCGCCCGTTCTGCAATCTCCACCGTAGGGCGGCACATACGCCCGAACAGGGCATCGAAGTCCCATTTCTCGGAAAAAAGCGGACGGAGCGTGTCATACAGTTCATCCGCCGTTTTGAAATATTGCTCCCCGCTCTGTTCGTGTGCGGCTCCTGCAGCAATTTTATTCACTATAATTTTGGAAGCGGCATCATCTTTGTCCATATAATAGCAATCCGGCAGGAGGATCGGTTCTACTGTAAACAGATCCCTTTCGGTATCATAGCAATTACAGAAATAATATTTAAGGGCTTCCAGCTGCTCCCGGTCAATACGGTCCGCCTTATATTCGTTGGCGTCTATCTGGTAATAAACCGCTTCGGCCCCTTTCCGGATCCGTTCCACCTGCTTAGGGTGTCCGGCCATCCAATAGACAGAGCGGGTGGCAAAGACCGGCACACACCCTGCGGCATACATCAGCAGCTGTTCATAACGGATTGTATTGTTTTCCGAAACCACCATCACGGCGGACTGGATACGCAGCAGGTTGTGGAGCCCCTCATTGTTCAAGGCATATATTTTCAGGTTTACGGCTTCTTCTTCATGAATCATTGTCAGCGAGTAGCCGAAGATGTGTTTCAGCCCGTTTTTGGCACATTCTTTTTGGAAATTGAGTGTGGCGGCCATTGTATTACGGTCACAAATGCCGACCGCCGTATGTCCTGACCATTTTGCCTTGCGGCATAAATCCTCCAGGGAACCACAGGCGTTCAGCAGTTCGTAAGAAGTATGGACACCAAGATTCACAAACGGAATGTCATGTACCGGAGGCCCGGGACGGCCGATGTATTTCAACAGATTGAAACGGAATTCTTCCCGAAGGTCGTAATAGTACCAGTTATATCCGAACGGAAAAGCCACATGGTAGATTCCCTCCTCCATCAATACTGCCGGATTCTCCATCAGATTGAAGACAAGTTTATCGCCGTCACTGCGGAAAATGGATTCCACACCTGACAGGTCAGCCGTGAACAGCCGTCCGAACCCGGGTATGTCCACCACCTCCGTGTCAACCGGTATATAAGAAATCCGTTGTGTGTCAAGCCATGCGAGCAGTTCCTGTATCATCTTTCCTGTACTTTTTTGAGTTTGTATTCAAGGACAGACAGCAGACGGTAGGCAAAGATGCCGTAGACCTCCGTTTCCGCCAGTTCATCCCAGTCTTTATCGGCATCCGCTATATCTGCGATGAACACCTCGAAGTAGGGCCTCAGCCGTTCCGCAGCCCGTTTGACCGCCTCGACGGCATCACCGTCATATCCAATAACCACGGTCCTCACGCCCTTCGATTGCAGCTTGTAAATCTGCACATCGGAAATTTTCTTTCCGAAAGTCGCTACGGCGGCAATATGCGGGTTATCGTAAAGCTCAAGTTTTCGCGTCAGCGCGATGACGTCAAAAACGCCCTCTGCAACGATGACCGTATCGGTACCGTCCTTGCGGACGGCATCATAGTTATAAAGAAGTTTGGAAAAGTCGTTCTCTGTGGAATTCCGATAACGAAGTATCTTGTATTCACCTTTGTATTTCGTTTTACGGTTGTAGGTGTCTATCTCCTCTTTTGGCCAGGTATGGCGTGAAACATATCCGACAACCATACCGCAGTCGATGACCGGGAAAATTACATAGTCGGCATACCGCGGATTGAGCCTGCCGGTTATTCCGGCAGGAAAATATTCATAGTCATCGAAGCGGAATCCGCGCTGTTTCAGATATGGGTGGCGGAAAGTCCGTTTATAGAAGTCCGGCAGTCCGGACGGGACCAGTTCATCGTCTATATCTTCCGCCTCGTCAGGTTCCAGCAGGTGCAGGTTCAGCGGTGCCGAGATATCTGTTGTTTCGGAAACCATCAGGTCCATGCGTCCGATAGCCTCCAATAACTGCGCAAGTGTACGGGTGGACGCCCCGCAGGAGAAACAGTGTGCCATGAACGGTCTGTGGCGGACGGTTTCCTTACCGATATAGATACCGAACTTACCGCCCTGCTTGCCGCAGAACGGACAGCGCGGAACGATAAGGTTCTTGCCGCTCCCGTCCCGTTTGGCCCCCGTCTCACGGGTTATCTCCGAAACCAGATATTGATATTCCTGTACAGACAGTTCCATACTAAGGTATAGTACTGCCGGTCATAATAAAGTTTGAGCATTCTATAAATTGACTAATTATAAATGATTGTTCTGCCCTTCAACGAACAATGTTATAGTGTCGACTTTGTTAATTAAGACAAATACATTAGTGATGCTAAAATTATGATAATCAAACAAATAATCTTTATAAAGTTTTGGAATTTCAAAGAAAATTCCTATCTTTGCGAACTGTTTTGTCCATTGGCACATTGGATTATTGTGTAACGACTTAAAAACCAATAAAGTATGTGCCTGCTTTGTTGGTAGTTTAAAACTATGTGTAAAGCAAATGATAAGCTATTTCTGTTTAGCTATATTTTAGGGAGGTTTGTAGAAATTCATCGAGAGATGACTGTTTCCAATGGCAATGCGATGCCTTCAAAAGAAATATTACAATCATTCTCTAATACAAGAATTATGAAATTGCTCTATTGTTTATGCTTAGAGAGTTTGACTAATTTAGAAGAACCGCAAGGAGAAAATATACGCATAAATCAGAATAATCTATTTGAGTTTTTTGGCGCTTTCAGTGCATTGCCCAACGGACCTGTACTCCTTCATATTTATAATGCATTAGACATTATTCCCGGATTTAGATATGAAGAAGGGCATTTTCAAGAACAAATGTCAGAGACCCAATGCTTGATTCCGCCCAAATACAGAGATAGATATGAAAAGATTATTCATTTGATTGACAATGCTGTTTTGGGATTACAACAAAATATGAAAAAAGAACTTTTCATGGATAGGGATAAGCTTGTGGATTTAACCCACAATCTCCCATTGTGGAAAGAAACATTCATGTATGAGGCTAATAAGGAAATGAGTACTACGCTGCAAGATCTTCAACGGGAATATGAACAATATGTTTTATTAAGATCAGCAATGTAAAATCATACTATGCCCAATATAGGTTAATAATAGGTGTCTTATGACACCTTTTTTTATAAAACACAAATATTATATGAAAAAGACTTACATAGAAGAAGCTCAGGAAGTATATAATAATATTGTTGGTTGCAAGATAGAATCATACAAATTTTTTGTATTGCAAACATTGAATGGTTATGGTATCAAAAACATAGAACAATTAAGTATACTGAAAAGGGTTTTAAGCGTAAATGAATCTTCAATATTACAATTTAGTTTTCCTGAGAATAAAGACTTTGACTTTTCCTTTAAGGACGATGGCAAATCCAAGAAATACGACAAGGAGAAAAAAAGTTTTTTTGTAGATTTATCTCAGGATCAAAGATTTGAGCAAGAAATGACCAATATCCCTGGGCAGTATAGTATAATTGCAGCATTAAGGATTTGGGAAGAAAAAAAGAAACAAAATAAAGTTGAAGGGCAAGAGCTCCAAAAAGATACCTTCTCCGATGAAGATTTGGCAGCACTGCTTAAACGTTCATTTGGAGAATTTTGTGTTGCTTACACATATATGCATAATAAAACTGATTTTTACAGCTATTGTGACGCTATAACTTTTTTGTTTTTTACTTATTTATGGAAATCCGTTGCGGTTGGAGAATTTTATATTGTTTCCGGTTATAAGGATATAATTAGGGCATGGGAAGACAAAAAAGATGATCTTGATGAAAGAATACTACCAGCCTTTATTAATTGCTATTCTGATATTTCTTCGGCAATAGCAACATTTGTAAATAGAATAAATCCAAAGAACAACGGTGGGCTTTACGAAGTCCATTTTGAACTGGACCAAGATCTGATCATAGATTCAATTCCTGGTAAATATGTCAAAACAGAACATTTACAACCATTGATAAAATTGACACAATTGCTTTTTGATATCACCGTTATAGATATTCGATACATCGCATCAGAAAGTAACCTGTCTAAGTTGATAAATTTTATTTATGCATTTGACAAACTAAAAAAAAGTTTATCGCCAACAAAAGCAACTTTAGCTCGCAGAACATCCATATTTCTTGAACAAGCATTTGATGTTAATGCCTTGGAAATATTAAACAATGTAATAGAGGCATTAATTTTCAAGGCCTGTGTATTGTCAAAACAAATGATGGAACAGCAAGCGCCGGCAGGTCCTAAAATATGTTTTGGCTATAGCCCTCTTACCAATCCTGAAATTAATTCAATTATTGAGCAATATTCCCAATATGCAAAAGACTATACTAAAGATATATTCTATGTATTATATAAACATGATTCTAAAAATGATATTTCAACACAGGATAAATTCCAAGATGATTTAAAAAATTGCCGTAAAGATAATAGCCGCTATCCTGAGTGTAGTCTTATTAAAAAGTATAACGAAAATATAGATGAAGGGGTTTCGGCTTATATTACAAATAATAGGCTTTATTACCTTATAAAGAACAATGCTGATCCCCAAAGTATAATCCAAGGAATTGAAAGTTTTGTTCAAGAACATTCAGATATTACGGCATTTAAGTGTGTATCACCTTCTACATTGGTAAAATCGATATTATGGTTATATAACTATCTCAAGAACAGTGTAAATAGGGAACATAGAGTAATATATACTTATGGAAAATTACTTAACTGCTTAAGGCTTTTCATCATAGCATATAAAAATGAAAAAGATGCCCCGAGAAGATTTCGTTCATATTTTGAGTATTCATATTGCTCGGTAGAAGACAAGAAAGTGATTAAAGTGTATCTTTCTCCGGCAGAATTGCAGAATTATGACAGAGAACAAACCAAGCAATATATATTCTTTGCATCACAAGGGTATTCTCCTGTAAATATGCAATTTCTGGAAAACTTTTTCTTAAAATATAATAGGGAATTTAGGACATTTGAAGGAGACGCGATAGAGGATTCTATAAAAAAATCTGAAGAATTATCCGGAAAGATTACAGGTGCTATAGCAACAATAAAAGAAGAACGGGGGCGGACGCTACAATTAGTCGGATTATTAGGAACGTTCATCGCTTTTGTATCTTCTTTGGTTGGTACGCAGAAAGTTGCAATAGATATTTTTGATTTTATGTTATTTTCTATAACATTTATGACCGGGATATTGGTGTTTGTGTTTTGCGTATATAATATTGCAAATCCAGATAAAGAAAGTGTGTGGAAATTGCAAAACTTTAAAAATCCTTACTTTATAACATTACTTTTATTAATCTTGGCAATGGCAATATTGGTTTGTATTCGACCATCAAAGGCAAATACAAACCATATACCACTCGAGACAATTCAAAAAGCAAGAAAAACAGACATTGAAGTTTACGAAGATTCGTCTTCTCAACATGTGTACCATATACAAAAACAAATCGACAAGAAGTCTACCAATGCCTCTTCAGACACCACTCTTTCTTCCAAAAAAGGAATAGTGGATTCTTTACCGTAGTAATGAAAGTGTCCTCTGCCCGTCATAGAACACCTCGTTGTCATAGTCCGTCGCTATTTTGATGGTATCGCCCTTTTTGAAAAAGCGGCTCTTGGCCACATGCAGGCGCATCACGTTCTCCTTGCGTTCGGCCGATGACTGGTTGAGTGAAATAAGGTGCGTGCATGGGCGTGCCAGCCCCTTGGCCTCCGAACAGTTGTACTCTGTCAGTACATTCCTTTCGTCATTCAGCCACTCGCGGTCTTCAATGGTCGATTGATATGTCACGACCATCCATACCTTTTCGTCCGCCGCCAGGTCCTTGAGGTCATTGGCCACGGCGATACGCTTTGCGCGTTCATGGTCGGCACCCCATGAACGGCGGTTGGCGTCTGTCAGCAGATCCATCGAATCGACGATGACGATGTCCGGATTGTGACCTTTGAGTTTGCGGTATTCCGAGATTCCGTTCTTGATGTCAAGCGTCGATACCTGGGCGTTGAAACGCGGATAACTGCGTACCGTGATGCTGCCGGCATACGATGCCACCAGCTTTTCCAGATGGCGCATCTCCGTATCCGAGATCTTTCCCCGTTCGTAATAATAGGCGTTCTTGGAAACCAGCCCTCCCGAATAGGCGTTCAATGCTTCCTCCTCGGACCCCTCCAGCTGGAAGTGCAGCACATGCAGCCCGTCGTCGATATCCGCCCTGACACCTATCCATTTGGCGATATGGGATTTCCCCACACCGGTACTGGCAAGAAAGCAGGTCAGCTGCCCCCGCAGGTTGCGTCCGGCATTGAGCGCGTCCAGAAACGGGATATAGAACCGGGACACACGTGGTGATGCCGAGCGTTCCTCTTCCTCCTCACGGCGGCGGTTCCGCTGGAAGCGCTCCGTAAAGGTCTCCGCCACATCAATGAACGAGGTACTCTTCAGTGTAAAGCCCGCCAGCCATTCGGCATACCCGCGCAATGCCTTTTCCGCCTTGTCCTGCTTGTTCTCGTTATACAGTTTTCCCACTTCCGCATAGACCGACTGTAACCGGACCCCCTTGATGTAGGACTCCAGCATGTCGATCATCACTTCGGGACTCTGGCCCTCGTCATACTCCCGGAAGGTATCTATCAACTCAATGGCATCGTAATCCTCATGGAAAGTCTGTGCCAGTACGGCATATGACGGCGGTGTCTTGTAGGTTCTGAAATGTGCGGCAATAGCCTCCTGCACCCGTTGGAATGAGCGGTCCGGAAGGTATTCCTTGCGCATGTGGCGGGAAAGGACAGCGCACAGCTGCTCCTGGCACAGCGCCGTGGCATAGAGCTCATACAGGAACTCGGCGCTGAGCGGATTGACGGAACTCATGGCTTCACCTCCTCTTTCCACCATGCCTCACAACGAATCCGGTAAAGTTCCGGATAACGCGCCTCTGTTCTACGGCGGCACGGATTCGCTTTCGTACATTTGGAACATGACGGCGAGAAGGGTGTCCACATCAATGTGGAGAGCGCACAGACGAGATAGCCGGCCTCGCTGGAGAGCAGACGCCGTTTGGTAATCTCCTCATATTCCGGGTAAATGAAACGTCCGAAAGGATGCCCGCGGCGGTTCTCCATTGCCTGTGTCAGACTGTCACGTGACAGTCCGAAACCTTTCAGCCACCGGTCTTCCCAATAACGGCGTTCCTTTCCGGAATGAAGATACCGGTCAGCTGCCTTCCGGCCAAACGAATGGGAAATGTTCCACTTTCCACGATAAGAGGGGGCATATCCGGAAAGGGCATACACCTGGCATATGCAGAAATCGGACAGGCGTTCCGGACTGACAGATCCGGCTTCCCGGCACAACAGGTCGAAACATGCCGAAAGCTGTCTGTCCGCCTTTCCTCCGGACGGGAACTGGAAATCCGGCCACACTGCCGCACGGAGCAAGCGTGTAAAAAGCCTCCGGCATCCGTCAATCCACTCTTTTTTCTCCATCACGTGTCAAAAGTTTGCGCAGTTGTGTCTTGGCCAGAAAGAGACGGCTCTTGACCGTCTCCACATTTCTGGTCTGCAATGTTCCGTTGCGGTAAGTTATCTCCATGATTTCTCCGATCTTATAGCCGGCCTGCTGTAAAAGCAGGGCCTCTTTGTAAATCGGCTTGAGCCTGTCCAATGCCCAAAGGATATCATCATTGTAATACTTGTGATAATTATCCATTCCCATGCAGTTCTCCGACGGTTCCTCCTCGCCCGGCAGGGAGGAGGATATTTCCGAGATGTCGATATTGTCATCCGGGGGCATGCGGCTTTTATTGCGGTTGTTGAGGTCCGCCACAAGCCGCTTGGTCACGGCATAGATCCATGTTTTCACCGGACGCGCCGGATCATAACTGTCCATGTACTTGAAGAAATTAACCAGCGCTTCAAGATAGTTATCCTCTATGTCCTCCTGGTTATAGGTATATTTGATACAAATGCTGTATATCAGATTCTTGTGCGGCATCACATACTTTCTGAGAAGTTCCGCCCTCCGTCTTGCGGATTCATCGTCAGAGGGTACAACCGCAATAAACACATCTTTCTTTTCCACGTTTTCACTGACCGAAAAAAGGTTGATAATGAATCTCATGTCCTAATCTGTCAGCTGCCATTGAGCATCAATTAAAAAAAGCGGGCGGAGAGAAGGCCGCCCGAATCTTGGCAAGTGCCGTTCTACAACCTGTGCCTGCGGATGTAATAATGGAAGAGATGGCAGGCGTCCGCCGCATTGTCATCCACCGGAATGATGCCGTATCTTTCCTTGCATGCCACCACCATCTGTGCCTTGGTGGCGTGCCCGTCCCCCGTCGCCCATTTCTTGAGCACCGCCGGATTCACAAACTCCGGTTCGGGAAGTCCCAGGCTGTCACATACTTCGAGCAGGATCCCCCGAAGTTCCGAGAGCCGGCGCATGTCATAGAAATAACGGTTCACACTCACATCCTCCGCTACGACCCGCCGGATACCATACGCGCGGATAAACGAGACAAGGACGGTACGGAATGCGCCGTGCATCTTGTTGCCGTTGCGCCGTCTGCTTTCGGTAAAGTTCCATGTTCCGGCCTCATGCACGGAAAAATACCCGGTATGCGTAGCTATATCCAATGCAAGCACCTCTTTCCTGTCCGGGGTACTATTCTCCAATCCTTGATTCGCCATTCTCTTTCATAATTACCAGTTTATGGGGATAACCTTCCGCAACATTACCGTGGGAGACAACCAGTACGGTACCTCCGAGCGAGTTCAATGCCTCGAACATGGAAGCCAGTCCCGCCTCGTCAACCGCCTCGAGTATCTCATCCAGAACCAGAAGGTCCAGTCCCTTGCCATCATCACAGTTACTGTTCACGAGTTTTTGCATGGCAAGGATGGTTGCGAGGTTCACCCGTGCCGCTTCGCCTGCCGAGAACTTGCCGAACGATCCGCAGTCAATGCCGTCACGCAACAGCGAAATGGAAATCTTCTCCCGGACCTTACCGCTTTTGAGGACGGTATAACCGTCAAAACGGATGCGTATGTCACTGCCGATATTCTGCAGGAACTCGTTTGTTATACGGCTGAGTGCCTCGATTTTTGTATTGGCCAGATAGGTCTTGAACTGTATGAACCGTTCTCTTTGCATCTCCAATGTTCGGAGTTCCGCATCTACGGCGGTCTTCCGTCCCGCCGCTTCGCGGGATTTTTCCCTCACCTCCCGGAGCGTGCTCCGGAGCGTGGATATCAGATCGGACGGCACCGCCTCGTTCAATTCCCTGATAGTGCCTTGCAAAGTGTCAATGGCACAGGCTGCCGCCTGTATATCCTCCTTTTCCGTCCGTATGCTGCGGCTCAGTGAGGCATTACGCTCGTCTACAAATCCGAATGTTTCATCGAATACCTTACGGCGGATGCTCTCAATCTCATTTTGCAGCGCGGTAATCCCGGCTGCAATACGCCGGTGTTTGTTTTCCGTCTCTTCCACGTTCCGGGTAGCGTTCCTGACGGCACGTTCATATCCGGCCAGCTGCTGTTCCCATTCGGTACGTCTGGCCTCCAAGGTACGGCGGCCGTGGTTCAGGCGGCTCTGCTGCAGCTCCACAGAACCGGTCTCCTCCTGTTTGTCTTCGATACGGCCATTAATTTCCGTGAGTTGCCGCTGTCGTAGTTTCAGTTCCCTCATTCCCGCCTCAATGTCAAACTGCGGCTCCGCTATTAGGAAATTATGTCCGCAGGCAGGGCAGGTGACGGAACCGGCCAGCTTGTTTGAGAGCTCGTCAATACCGGCCGAGACAATACGCCGTTTGTGACGCAATTCTTCGATGCATCCTGCAAGATTGCGCAGGCGGATGTCTGTTTCCCTCAGTTTCTCCGCTGCCGTACCGGACTGCTCGTTGTATTCCTCACAGAAGGCGGCATACTTATTTTTGAACTGTTCCCAGTTTTCAGTCTCCTCTTCCAGTTCCCGTTCCGCCTGTTTCAAGGAGGTGTCACAATCCGACAGCCCGGAAACGGCCGTCTGCAGCTTCTCTTTTGTCCCGGTGATAATCCCGTTCCAGTCCGTCTGTCTCGCATCGGGGAAGAGGGGCATCATCTCCCGTATCTTTTCCAGACACTCGTCCAGTGCCGTATCCCCCGATTCCAGCAACTGCAGTGCCTCATCCGCCTGCTGAACCGCCACAAGCCGTGTTTCATATCCGGCCACCGTCTCGTGTCCGATGCGTATCTGTTCCCTTTTGGCTGCGATGGCCGCTTCCAGGGAGGCGATGCGCTCCGCACGGGTACGTCCCCGTTCCGCTCCGGTTTCCTCTTCCTTGCGGATCTGCTCCTGTAACATCTCGACACGCCCGTCCAGTCCCGCAAGTTCCAATGCCGCCTGTTGCTTCTTTTCTGAGAGCGGCACGATATCCTCCTCAAGTATGGCAATGGCCTCGTCCACTAGGATACCGTTGGAAAAGCGGTTGATTATCTCCTTTTTCTCCTTGTCCGATGACGAAAGAAAATCCTCATACCGGTATTTGGAGAGAATGAAGTTGTTGAGCAGCTCCTCGCGCGTGATCCCTAACTTTTCAAGGATATAGCGGTTATAGGCATCGACCGAAGGCTGGACAGCCTCGTCCGTCGTCACCTGCGCACCGTTACGGAAAAGTGTGCAACTGACCGTGGATGCCCCTTTGCGTGGAATGCAGCGGTTGACAACCAGTTCCTCCGCTGAGTTGCCGTTGCTGAAATGTAATCCGATACGGCACTCCCCGGACGCATCGTTTATAATTTCTTCCGACCTTATCTTACGGAGCGGGCTGCCTGTGATACCGACAGCGATACACTCCAGCAGGGCGGATTTGCCCGCACCGTTCGACCTTTGGGACTCATTGTCCCGGTTGTCGCCGAATATCAGTGTCGTAACCCCTTGCCGTAACGTGTATGACAGCGAGCGGAAGGCACAGAGATTCTCAGCTTCTATTTTCTTTAATTTCCACATGTCCTGTTATCTATTTTGGATAAATACTCTAATCCGATTGAGACATCCTCAATCTGTTTTTCCCGGCAGAAATCCTCGTAAGTTTCCCGGATACGGCAGCTGTCATACTTTTCAAAGAGCGAAGAGGATGCGGCCTCCAACAGTTCCTCGTCATCAGCTATCAGTTCCACCTTCGCCGCCCCGGCTTCCAGCAGCGCGGCCTTGTCAACCGACTTCATCGCAGCTGCCGGCGCATGGACACGTACCTTGACCTTGTAGCGGCCGTCAGCCTCCGTCTCGCGCAACTCGTCCATAAGGTGCAGCCCGGCACGTTCCACCGGCACATCCACCACACGGTAGCGCATGTTCACCCGGTTTTTGACAAACTCGTGTGTGCCGTCGGTATAAAGCACCGTATATCCTTTTTCCTCATCCTCGCCGAAGTTGTGCTGACGGGAGGCCCCGATGTATTCGATACGGGTTTGTGGAATGACGGTCCGGTTATGGTAATGGCCGACAAAAACCTTATCAAACGGGAGAAAAATCCTGGCGGGCAATTCTTTCTCCGATGGTTGCGCCAATGCCCCGTTTATACCTTCGTGTATATAAAGAAAATGTTTCTTTTCCTCTGAAAGCGCTTTCTCTTCCAACTGTCCGAGCCTTTCGACAAACGATCCGTCCTCCGGAAAATAACTCATCAGATGAAGCGCGAACTCCCAGCCGGGACGCGACAGGGTCAGGAAGTCATCCACTACCGTCACATCCGGATGGCAGTCAAAGACATGGCAGTAACCTCTGACGGCTTCCTGGTTCACGAGGTCATGATTCCCCTCGGCGAGCGTGACATGGATGCCCGCACGTGAGGTTTCCAGCAGGGCGTCATGTACTGCCAGCAGCACGTCAAGTGTCTGTGCCGCACGTGAAAAGAACAGGTCGCCTCCGACGGCGATTTCGCTGATACCCCATTTCCTGCAGATCTCCACGGCCTCCTGCCAGTTGGCCTGAAATGCAGGGATGTTGTCTTTTGAGACATGGATATCATTCAACAACAATATGCAAGGTTTGCTCTCTTCCATGAATGTGTGTGATTAAGACGGGAGGCATGGATGCCTCCCGCCGGGTTAAAACTCAAAGACTTATAAAAGGGGTTATCTGCGACGGCGGGGACGTTCGGCACGCTCCTCCGTTTCCGCAGGCCGGTGTTCCTCCTCCCCGGGAGCGTCCTCCGGTGTGTCTGTGGGTTTCGGACCTTCCATCTCACTCTCAATCAGTTCGAGCAGTTCCCGATTGCTTGTCGAGCGGGTGACACGGACGGACAACGCTTCCTGTTCAATGTAGCTGCGTATCATTGCACGCAGCTCCTGTCCCTCCTCGGTCTTGTCACCGAGGTCCTGCCTCCTGAGCTCGTCATAATATTCAAGAAGATCGTCCAGGGAAATTCCTGTCCCGTCCTGGACATTGTCCTTGTTGTCCTTCGTACGGCGGTCGAACGAGAAGGAGGAGGTATCTTCTTTCGGCAGTTCGTCGGACAACTGTTGTATGACCTCTTTCATCTCGTCCGTCTCCATAAGCCGCATGCCGTAAATGCCGTCGCACTGTTTAAGGAATTCAACGGTGGCACCCAGATGATAACGGGTATAGCGGTAAATGATTTCCGGAATACGGGGCGCTCCCAGCAAGGCGGTCAGCTCCTCCCTGGTCAGAGGTTCAGGGTCGGATTCATTGTCGATGGAAAACAGGTATTCGGTTTTGGCCCCGTTACGCCGTTTTTCTATTTCCACGGGATAGGCGTCGTACACCGATGAAACCGGACACGGATAAGACGGGTTCTTGGCCAGCTTCTTGCTCCAGAGTTTGAACTTCCGCTCGTCCAGATCCTTGAACTGGGCGTGCGAGAGGGTCATCATCTGTACTCCCTTGGCACGCTCGCCCAGGTCAAAGATATAGAGGCAGTGCCCGTAGTTGTACTTCAAGCCGCCACCGAACGAACCGCCGGCGATTTTTTCTGCCAGTTTCTCATCCCCGGCCTCTTTTGCGGCTTCTACGGCCAGACGCCGGTAAGTTTCGATGGGATCGACACTGTATCCGGCATCGGTGGCGCGGGTGACGGTGACATACATCTTCTGGGGCTTGTTTCCGGTTGTGGGCTTTTCCAGTTCCAGCAGCAACTGGTGAACCGGATACTCATAACCGGGCCGGGCCGGTGAACCGTCCGGATTGGGGGCGATGGGAAGGACACGCAGACGATAGGTCCCGAATTTGTCCATGCGGAAGAATTCCGTGCGGGCGAACGCCCTGTTCTCTTCCTGGGCACGCTGCTGTGCCTCCTGATACGATTCCTGGACACCGAGGAACATCTCCTCGACAGACATGCCTTCCATGCCGTTGTTCTTTTCTTCTTCTTGCATAAACGCTTGGTTTTATGGATTAAAAATGCCCGAAGAGTGCGACACGGCAGGCCCGTATCGCAAAGAAACTGGTTACAGGACAGACGGGTTCGGTTGCACCGTCCGTATTCACTTGACAATATAGGGAGAGGATATCCCGCCGACCGTATCCTGGCCGGATACTCATTTTACAATATGGAAAGGTCTTGCAGCGACTGTGGAATACAAAGTTAGACAAATGCTCCCGAACAGCCATACATGCATATGAATGTTTGCGCCAGCCATTGTCCGTCAATGCATTACCATTTCATTTTAAGTATGTTTTTAATCTCCCCGGGCAGTTTGTCACTGCCCGGCCCATTCCGTCTTTCAAAGAGCAGCTTCCTGCGGTTTTGACGGATATACTCTTCCGTCTTGCGACGGCGTATGCCCTCGTAATAGGTTTTACGTCCGGGCGTAAGCCGTTTGCCCCGCCGGCAGTAAACCCCGTTCCGGCGGTATTCATCCAGATAGCGGCTGAATTTCGCCTTTCTGAACGAAGGGTCTTTCGACGCCTCCGCAACCAGTTCGATGACATGCCAGTCCGGTTCGAAAGGCTGTTGCCGGTCATACAGCCTGCGGAGCAGATGGTAAACCACCGGCATCTCATAACGGAGCATGAACCCTATCCGGGTCTGGTCGAAGGGGAAACGTTTAAACGTCCCCTGCGGTCTTCCGTCTTCTCGCTTTCGGGGATTCGTTCCCCGGAAAGACGGTTTCTTCTGCGGCTGCCGCCGGATCCTTTTCTGTTTCATGATACTGTTGGCTGTTGTCGGGTGAAATATTCTCTCGGGCGGGAACGGACCTGCGTTCCGCAATTCTGCGGCGACTTTCGATGTCACCGTTTACATTAATCTTCTGTTTCATGGCTATACGAAATATGTAAAGTTGAGTTCCACATTGGCATTGTACATACCGCGCTCATAAAGCTGTATCCTTCGCGAGCCGCCGTAAATGGTGAACGATACCCCACGGTTGTACTTATGGTCATCATTCCAGTCAGTGGCGGTGCAGCGCACACTGTACCGGGGTGGTTGTATTTTGTTGGGGATGACCGCCACGATACCTCCCCAGTTGTTTCCGTCCCTGTTGGCCGTATTGACGGCACCCTGTATGGAAACGATGTTCCCGATTTGGCGGACGAAGAGCGACTGTGTGTTGGTACCCGATCCGCTGTTCTCCATCTGTACCCATCCTGTATCCGCAAGCAACGGCTGATACTCCTCGGCATAAGCGGCTCCGAGAGCACGGCAGGCCTGCCGTCTGGCCTCCGCCGTTGGCAGCAGAAGGTCGGACAGCTTGCTGTCCCGGCGCAGGTAATCCCTGACAATCTCATTCTTGGAGAGTACGTTCAACTTGCCCTGCAGGAACTGTTGTGCCTCCGAGGTGCTCTTTCCCTGCCGGACTAAAAAATTGATATAATCCTGGAACAGATTCTCAAGGGTGGCGAAACGGGCGTCGGCACCCGCCTTTGTATAGAGGTTCAGGTTCGTGGCGACGGTCTCCTTTTCGGAAGCGCTGTAGCCTCCCAACAGCCGGTCAGCCTTCTTTTTGAGTTCCCCCACTACCTGTGAGGTCATCACATACCCCTCGACCTGTGCGTGTGAGGTGCCGTTACTGTCGGTATATGCAAAAGAACCGGTGGTAATGGCCTGTAATTTATCCCGAAGCCCGGCCGTGAAGACAATGCCTTGATAGGCAGAGTCCGTACCGAGCTTGCCGGCCATCATCGTGTCTATCTCTGTCTTGGAATAGACTTCAAGATTTTTCCGGGCCTTGTTCTTGTCAGAAAGGTCTGAAAGATTCGACAGCTTGGCAAGTTTCAAATCTCCGGTACCTTTCCTTTCGGCATCAAGGGTGTCCCTCACGGCTGCCTGCTTTTCCGCTTTCAAAGCGGCGGCCTCTTCTGCCGGAAGCCTGTTGATCTCTTCAGCGGTCAGACGTACCAGTTCTTTCAACCCTTCGGAGGTCTTCAGGAAGACTTCACCGGCTTCCGTTTTGGAATAGACGTCGAGATTCTTCCGGGCGGCGGATTTGTCCATGATATCGGACAGGTTCTCATCGGCTGAAAGCTTCATTTTCAGTGCGGCACGGACAGCCCCCGCCGTAACATAGCCGTCACCGCCTCCCGTAAGCTCCCCGGTGGTGATGGCCGCAAGTTTCTTTTTGTATTCGGTGGTGAAATCCTCGGTGGAAAGCTGCTTTCCCTTGACGGCATCCACCTTCTTCGACATCTCCCCGGCAAAGGCCGTGACGCTCACATAGGTGTCCGATACGGATTTCCCGTTGATCTTAAGCGTGCCGAGCACATCCACCGAGCCGGAAGGGGCAAGCACAATATCCCCCAATGTGTTCCGCAGGATAAAGCGGTAATCGTCCGTGGTATCAAAACCTGCCATTGCGAGTACGGAGGCGGCACTGTCCCGCCAGGTGACCAGATTGGTGAGCCTGGCATTGTCTTTCGTATAGGCGGTATTCTGAAGGTCGATCCCACGTCCGGCATTCTGCACGACGAACAGCCCGCCCGCCCGTACGGTGGCGGTACGGCCGGTTACTTCCAGGACCGGGCTGCTTCCGGATTTCCCGTCATGTACGGCAAAGTTGCGGTATCTTGTTCCGCCTCCCTGCGCACCGTAATAATTGATACGGACACAGCCCTCATCTGTCGTATCCGAAGTGTTATAGATATCGGAACCTTTGATACGGATTGCCCCGATACGGGCGCTATCACCCAGTGAGGTACCGTAAGAGATCCCGTCTTCCGTTATACGTACCAGTTCCTTGCCCTGCTTCATGAAACTGAAGCCGCCGTCTGTGCGGATGATAATTTCACTGACCGGCAATCCGTGCAGATAAGCGCCAAGCGAGATGCCGCCGTCAGTTTTGACGACACCTTTGAGCATATAGCCGTTTTCCCCGCTGACAGAAACGGCGGTTCTGGAATTGATTTCTTTCTGTCCGGTAAGGGTGCCGGCCAGTACCAGGTCCTTCTTGACGGTCTGCCGGGTGAAAGGCGTGTCCAGCAGTACGGCATAACGCCCGAAGAATTTATCAATAAAACGGGGGGCATAATTTTCTGTAACTTCAATGCTTACAGGCAATTTACCCGTAACAGGATCGGTCGTTTCAGGTATGGCCTTCGCTCCGGCACACAGGTAGCAAGTACGTCCGCGTTTGTTGACATCATTGGCATAGACCACCGACTCATGCCTGTTGGCCTCGTAAATATAATAAGGATAGACGGCATCAGCGGCTCCCTCAAAACGGCGGACCTTACCGCCGAGCCACACATATCCCGGTGAGATACGGGGACCGTCCGGCTCGCAGCCCGAGATGATGAAATCCGAACAGCTGTCAAAAACGGCGCTCATGCTGAGGGCAAGTTCCTGCAGGTTCAGGATGTCATCGGAATAAGTGTACCGTCCGCCGGTCTCTGCGATATATTCTTTCATTGTCCTGTATTCTTGTTAGGTGTATATTCTTCTTCGTCAATCCTGATCAGATAGGTCTTGCCGGCCGTCTTGTAAGTATTCACCACATAGGAGAGCATATAGACCAGCTCGTGCGGTGATATGGTGACGGGCGGGACACAGACCACAAAGCTGACCTTGTTGATAAGTTTCTCCTCTATCAGCAGGTAGAACGGACGGGGCCGCTCCGCATCATTATCTGATATGATCTGTTCCCCATTGTACCAGATGGTACAGGGACGCTGGTATTCCGCACCCTCATGGTAGAGGTCCACACCGACACTCTCACTGTCCCTGATAAGGATACGGTCCTTGCCGTCCCTGATGTATTTGCCGAACTTGTAGTTCAGAAACCATTCGAAGTAGATTACCTGGGAAGTCATCCGTGCCCGGATATGCATCTCTTTCGTGAAATCACGGAACCGCTCATTGGTGCATTGCAACGGATAAAGGCAGCTCTGCACGAACAGGATGAACCTGCGTCCCGACAGGTAATGCGGAACCAGGCGGTTCACGGTACGGTCTATGGACAGCTTATATCTCATGGTTTTCTATTTTTAAAATGATGGCTTCACGGAAATTTGGCAGCCCGTCCTCCTCATCCTTCCCGGAGGACTCCTTCAGATATCCTGATGCGGTATAAGCCATACGGGCAATGCGTTGTGGCGGCTGTATATGGCCGTCGGTGTCATGGCTGGCGATGAAAACCCCTTGTTCGGGAACGGCATGCCCGTCGATATGGACATCGGTCACATGCTTTGCCCGCCGTATGGCATCCGTCAGGCGGGAAACGTAGACGGCGGCATCGAAATCGATATCCATCATGTAGGCATTCAACTGCTCTTCAATGGAGTCGTACACTTCTGATTCGGGTACGGCCCCGTCATGAAAGACCGTAAGGTGGGGAATCAGCACGTCGCCCTTGGTTGAGATGACCTCCACGCGTGTACCGGCGAATTTCAATTTGTTGATATAGGCGTTGATAGGCGCCAGTTCTTTCGGGGGTATGGCAGAAAGGCTGCCTTTTGCACCGGTGGCCACTTTCAGGATAAGTTTACTGTCCAGGTTCTGGTCGTCTGTGCTCTCCATATAGGAAACTTGCGTGACGATGCGTTTGGTCTCGTCGATATTGGCATAGCCGAAGGCCAGGCCGTCTTCCCGTACCGTCAGCTCATCTCCCTGCTGATACTGCAACAGGGCGTTGGCATAATAGGCGGGAGTACCGTTGATGCGTCCGTTAATGGCTTCGGAAATATCCACGGCAAAGACATCCAGCAGGGATTCGAAACTGTATATGACAGCGGCCACTACCCACAGGATTCCGTTCATGACGGACATCTTGGAATCACTGGCGAACTCTGTCAGTTCCAGCCGCCGGTTCCGTTCCGCTACGGCCTCGTTGTATATTTCCTTTATTGTACGGCTCATTACACTGTATAGATTTTATTGTTGATGATAAATTCCCACGCTCCACCTTCGTTCCAGCTTTCCTCATGCAGAATGACCCATACCGCCTCCATGCCCGATGTGATACGGTAACGTCCGGTCGTTTCATCCCGCCCGGGTTCCTTATAGGTTCCCGTCGGGGCTGTCGGCAATGTCATGCGGCAATTACGTCTGTTTCCGTAATGCTCCACAATGCTTGTCAGGTATTTGTCTATGACGGCCGGCTTTATCCGCGCTCCGGACAGGTCGAGCTCCATCAGGTTATGGCACCCGGCAAGCGGAACGAGGTTGTCCGTCATTATCCCCGAGAGATCGATCCGGTAAGTTCCGGACAGAATCCCGAAGCTGTCCAATGCGGGTGTGCAGTCCCGGAGGATCAGCTCCTCCACGTGCAGCGGACGGAGTAAAACAACGGACGAAGGTTGCAGTCCGCTCCAATCCATATACCGGAATTCGGCATCGGTAAACCAGCGGATCTTGCGGCTCCGGCGCACCCGCCTGTCAAAAGTATGGCGCAGCGTGCATGGCGTATGGCCAAGAATGACGGTCTCCACAGCACTGTCGTCCCCCCAGTCAACTTCCAGCGTCCCCGTTCCTGACACCTTGCACTCTGCGGAGACCAATGCCGGCGGGAGCAGGAAGGCTGCCGTGAACGGACCGGTGAAATATTTGGGATAGACGTGCCGCTCCCCGTTGGAGGGGACGATGCCGTGCATTTCGTTATAGGCGACCACGTCGGCATTGATGACAAAGCCGTCGGTATATGCCAGTTCCTGTCCGGAACAGAGTTCTGTTTCCAGCGAGAGGGCAGGATTGTTGACCAGCAGGTCCACGATTCCCTCGACACTTCCATACAGGTGCAGGGCTACATCATAGATGTTCTGTCCTGCAACGACGCGGTAACTACCCATGGCTGTCCTCCTTCTCCTCGGTTTCCAGGAACAGTTCTCCTGTCACCGAATCTATATAGGCATTCCTGATGATGATTTTGTCGGAAGTAAATTCAGCCTGCAGTTTGGCGGCGAGCCCGTTGTTCTCCATATTGGAATGCAGGAAGTCAATCAGCCCCACACCGGTGGTCGGATGCTGGTACAAGTTTCCGGCGGCGGCTTTCAAAAGGAAAGTTTCGTTCTGCACCTTAGAGGCGCCAATACCAAAATCCGTCTCTTCCCCGCTGTAAATGACCAGGCAGTCCTCCTCGAGCAGCAGGTTATAGATCCCCTCATCGTTCAAGGCATAAAGCGAGGCGGGGGTGACCGTCTCCCTTGTCCCGTTTTCGTTCTCTCTCATGACGGGAAACCAATGCCTGCCGTCAACTGCACCACGTACATATTCGACACCCCCCGAACCGCTTTTCATGGCGATACGCACTTTCAGCAGGCGTATGTCTGCTACATAGGGAATGTGGATATGGATACCCCTTGCATCACTGTATGATGCAAGGAAATCTACCGGTACGGCTATCTCCCCGTAACGGCAGGCCGCATTGCCGGCACCCTCCACACTGTCAAACAGGTGGAAGTCGTAGAAGGTTTTTCCGGCAATCTGTCCGGAAGTCTCCACTTCTCCATATTCGGCATCCATTATGATATCTTGTCTGGGCATGTGCTGATACAAAAATCCCCGGCCATACCAAGAGTACGGCCGGGGCACTCTTTACATAAAGAGTAGCGGCAGATAGAAAAATCGGTTTATGCCTCCTTGGAGATTTCATTGTAAATCGCTTCCACAGTCCCCCACATATCGTCAGGCAACTCTTCGTCCGAGATTTTCTCACACGCGGCCTGCAAGTAGGCCATCTCATCAGGGGAAAACTCCACCGGCAACGGCTGTTCTTTTTCCACATCCCATTCGATACGCTTGTCCTCCGCATTTTCGCGGAGATTGATACCCTTGCGTTCCTCGTCGCCAATTGCGATTTTGCGCAGAATCTCTTTTTTAAGGTTGAACTCCTTGAAATTGCCGCGTGCCGGCAGGAAAGTCGGCAGGTAAAGGCGGTCTTTGACGCTCAGTTCCATTATGATTCTTTATTTAGGATTGATTTTTCGCGAATATCCTGTTGCATCCTGTCGAAATCCTGGAATATGGGGCCAAGCTCCCTCTCCATCGGAAAGTTGCAGGAAAGGACCCCTTGTTCCATATAGATAATTCCAACAGGCTTTATGTTGCCTTCCTCATCGGCTTCTTTTTCATTGACAGAAACATGCAGACGGCTCAGCTCGTCATTGACAACGGAATACTCCAGCATATAAAAGGCATTTTCCGTCTTCTCTTCTGCTGTCCTGGTAATAGTGACATTGGTGATATTCATATAATTTGAATTTTAAATAAGTATAGGGTAAAAGTTTCTGTTCCGGTTATTAACCATTATAATTTAATACCTGGTAATGAAAAGACGGGTAATTGCAACAAAGGAGCGTCAGCGAGTCCCCTCTTTCCATACCGTAATTTGACGTGCCCCCATTCTGATTCCGCACATTCATGATATTGATATGCCCTCCCCAGTTGTAGCTGTAAAACAGGGTAAACATATAGGCAAAATCGGAGGGAAGGCTCGAATATCCGAACATGCTTGCAACCGACGACGCGCTCGGAAGATTGACATTGTAGGTGGAGTTGGCATAGACACAAAAGACATTACTGGCGGAAAAGTCAATGGTATAGCCGGAACCTGTAAAATAGATATTCTTCATTTTGATACCGATGGCGGCCGATGCGACCAATGAGGCATTGGACCACACCCCATAGTTCCGGTAACCGTTCTTCACATCGATATACAACCCGTAGTTGTTCATATATGAATTTACCTTGTTGTTGACGATGCGCCCCGCCGCACAGGTCCCACCCGAGGTGGCGGGAAAAGTGTTGGCCCCAAACAGAACGTAGGAAGTGGTGTTTCCCACGCGGAACAAATCGTTGTAGATGGCCAGACCGCCACCGGAACCACTTCCCGTGGCCGTAGATCCAATGCGTCCCTGGCCGATGGAAAAGCCGCCTATCGTGCCGGCATTGGCATTGATCGTGCCGGTCATCGTCACGTTGCCGCCGGTATCCCATTTGATATTCTGGTTCGCAAGATATCCGGAACCGTCCGCCGCAAACGAAATTTTCCCATATCCGAAAACAGCGGAACCGTCGGTTTTCAAAGCCCAATACTCTTTTCCTGTGGAAGGGTTGTCATGATAGATATATCCGGAGGCCGCCATTACAATCCTATGCCCGGAACTTGGCGCGGACGCCGCAAGCGAGCTGGTGCCCAACGTCCATCCTCCGATCTTGCCGGCTACGGCAGTGATACCCGTCCTGTCGAGCGTCACTTTGACCGCGTTGCCCGCATCCTTGACTGAAATACTGCCGTTATAAGAGCTGCCTCCTACAACCAGGGCGCTGTCCACAATAATCTGGTTTGCCTTCACCGTACCGGTATAAACACCGTTGGCGTCGATGGTCGTGGTATACTTTTCTGTGGAAGTAAGGTCAAAAACCGTGGCATAAGCCACATACCAGACCAATGGTGCGGCAGATGTCCCCTGTGCCCCGTCAATATAGAAAAAATGGGTACTGGAGAAGTTTGAGGTGCCGCATACGACCTTGTATACATACTCTTTCCAGTCTCCGGTTCCTGCCGTGGAGGTAAGCCAGCGGCTCGAACCGCCCGTACCAATGTTGTTGGAGGCCCAACAGATATTGCGTCCGGCGGGAATTTTGGCGATGATACGGGCGACCAGCACCTTGCGCGAACTGCAGGCCGTTCCGAAATAGAATCCTCCGTTGCCAGGACTGGCGGTTCCATTAGTCTGTATCTTCAGGACATACTTGCTGTCATTGGGCGCCGACGTATCCTGCTGGCGGGTGACTGTCACCATGCCGTTGCCGGAATTGTTATAGACACCGGTACTGTTGTTCCCCTTCCAGAAGGTCGGGTCCCTGTAGAGCATCTTGCCGAATGCCATGGCAGAGGCAAGTTCCTGGGCGGTCGTGATGCCGGTTGTCCATTGTACAGACACGGAAGAGGCGAAGGTGACGGTTCCGGAAGCGTTCCATGAAATATTACCGCCTGCGATTTGTCCGCTGCCGTCATTGTTCAGTTTCCATTTGCTGCCGTTCGTAATCGAACCGTCGGAGCCCAACGAGATGTTGTTTTTCCAAATATGGTTATGGTCGAACGCCCAGCCGGCAATCCGGTTATAAACCTCCTTTCCACCGCTTTTTGTATAGTTGGCCGAAAGACAGAAATATTCCAGATGGTCCCATGACATCATCTGGATACCGATAAATCCGGTCTTGACAGAATTTCCACTTGCAGCCACCTGGCCGAAGACAATATGCCCCGCATTGCTGTTCTGATGCCAGGTCAGCGTGATGCCCAACGGTTTGTAGGCCCCCGTGTACCAATACCCGCTACCGGCAGATGCGGAGCGGACCTGTAATGGTATTGCACCGGTTGCACCGATACTGCCTGTTGTTATATTGTCGCTGCCGATTGTAAACCCACCGATTTTTCCCTTGGTGAAGGTACAGCTCAAGCCGTTGATATAACCGGTATTGATGATGGAGGACTTTATACTGGCCGCATCCAGTTTGGAGGCGTTGATACTGCCTGCCGCTATACGGTCGGCCGAAAGCGTCCCGGATTTGATACTGGATGCACTGATATCGACAGCGTTGACCTGTGCGGCCGTCAACGTACCGGTATAGATGCCTGTAGAGCCGATATAGGTCAGCGGATGTGCGGCAAGAGTGCTGTCACTTCCCTGTGCCAGTGCAATAAAACGTTTACGGCGTATTTCTTCCTCGACCGAAGCTGTCAGCGTGCGGGGAGCCGGTGCATTCGCCTTGGTGGAACCGCTTTGAAAAATCAAATCCGAGTTGTAAGCGATCTGCGGTGCTGCCGGTATGGGGGACGGACTCATCGCGTTACTGACAATCGGCTGGTCGGAATAGATATGATAGACCGCTCCGGTCGTTCCGCCACCGCGTAAGAACACGGCGAACATACAGTTGTTCCCACATAGGGCCGCACCTGCGAACATGCGGCAATAGGATTCGGAGAGTTCATAAATGTCCCATGAATAGCTGATGCCGCCCCAGCCACCGAAATTGGCCTTCAGCAGCAGTACCAGGCCACCCTTATGCGTGGACGTGTTCCAACTTGCCGGAGCCTGCTCGCTGTAGGCACGACGCACAAGAATGTCCCGCTTGAAATTCTGTTCACCGCCCTTGAGGATGACAGGATAGTATTTGTTCTCTTCCCCGTTGATGACAAGCCTGTAATAATACGGATAGCCGTAATTGGTTGTTTTTGCGGCCTCTATGTCATTTTTCCATAGCAGGGAAACGGCAGGGGAGAACGAGACTTTCCCCGCGGTATCCCATGATATGTTCCCCGAAGCAATCTGCCCGCTTCCGTCATTGTTCAATTTCCATTTCGTACCATTGGTTATTGAACCGTCACTCCCCAGTACAATGTTTCCCTTACGGATGGAGGAGGCATCCACCGTCCAGCCGGCAATATTGTTCTGGGACCCAAAACGTGCGACACATGTGCCTGTGCTGTTCGTGGCATACAACCCGAAATCACTGTCGCTGTTATAATACAATTGTACCCGTTGTCCGGTTGTCGCGCCGGAATTAAGTCCGTAAACCACCACACGCCTGTTTCCGCAGTCAAGCAGGATGTGGTTGCCGCTCAACGCGGTTGCGCCGATTGACCAGCCACCGATTTTCCCTTTCGTGACATTCAGCGTCAGGGCCTCGATATTTCCGGCCGTAATGAGAGAAGCCTTCACATTGGCGATGTCCAGTTTGGAGGCGGTGATACTTCCGGCGGCAATACGGTCGGCAGAAATAGTGCCTGCCGTAATCTGTGAGGCGGTGACAGTGCCGGTATAAATACCGGCCGCAGTGATTTTTGTCAGTTTCGGAGAGCCGTTTCCGCCCAAAGCGGTAACGATAGTATTGATCGGATTTGTCCATTGCAAAGAGACGGAAGAGGCAAAGGTGACATTGCCCGAGGCATCCCAGGATATATTGCCTCCCGCAACAGCCCCCGCCCCCGAGGCATCCAGACGCCATTTAAAACCGCGGATGCCGTTTGACCCCAAAGTCATGGAGCCGGAGGCGGCGGTCATCGCCCCGGAAGTGTTGTTCTTCGTTCCCCGGCAGATGCTGTCACCGTCGACGGACCAGCCGCCAATTTTCCCTTTCGTGACATTGAGTGTCAGCGCTTCGATATTCCCGGCAGTAATAAGAGAGGCTTTCAGGGAAGCCACATCGATACGTGAGGCGGAGACCGTACCTGAAGTTATCTGTGAGGCGTCAAGCTGCGCCGCCTTTACCGTACCCGCTGAAAGTTTACCGGTAAAGACACCGTCTTTGTCAATAAAGGTTGCACCTATCCAGTTCAGGCTGACACCATTTCCGAACTCCACCTTGCCGGTAGCCGCATTGTATTTGACAACCTGGTCGCCATGACCGAACTGGACATTGCCGCCGTTATCTACAAAAAAGGTCTTGTAACCGTTCTTGAAACCATAGATGCCGTTAACCGTTTCAGAGGTAACGGTACCGGAAGCTGTCCTGACAGAGAGGGGGAACTGCCCGATTGCCACACCGGTTATCGTGCCGTCACTGTTTTTGATCCCTGTAAAAATTTTTGGAGTGATGACCGTGCTGCTGCCGATAAGTGTCTTGTTGGTATTCCACTCCTTGACCCAGTCAAGCATCGCTGTGTCGTTTCCATCCTTGCCGGGTGCCCCTGACTTGGCCTTTGACCAGACAAATGACAGGGTGTAGGTGATTCCGGATATAATGACGGGAATAACCACAGTGCCATGATCGGCCAGTGTGGTCGTTCCTGCTGCGACCGTATAAGTTATGGTCTTGTTGCTGTTGTTGACGGATATGGAGGAGAATCCTGCCGGTCTGGTAATGTTGCCGATGGAAAATCCGGTAAAACCGGAATCGCCAAGCGTGACCTTGACAGAGGAGGTGACGGATACGGCAGAAACTATCTTCCCGTCGGCATCCGCAGGGAAGATGTATTCACCGGGTGACTGGCTAAGCGTATAACCGTCCTTTTGTATGTTGATTGTCGCCTGACCGCGGGCGACCAGTATCTTTGCCATATGCTCTTTTAAGAAAAGTATAGGACAAAAAAAAGGCGGCAGGTTGCCGCCAAATGGCAAGGCTCCCGTTTTGTCGCACGGATGGGATGAGACCGGTTCACACCGCTTGCCATCCGTAGAAGCCCCGTTCCTTCATTACTATTTCGACACTTCACACATCAGTACGCCCTTGCCTGTCACATCGGCTTTCGATACGGTGATGGATTTGCCCGTATAAGTCTTTATGACGGATGTTCCGGCCGAGTTCCACAGTTTCCATGTGTAGGTATAGGCAGTCCCGTCATCGTCCAGTACCTCACCGTTACGATACAGCACCGCTTTGGCATCGACATCATTCCCGTTATTTTTGATGGTGAACCCTTTCTGGCTGACAAGGTCCACCGTAATGGGGTCGGACATATCCGTGAAAGAAATGATATCGCATACAACCTTGTTGGCCGAGGCGTTGCCGGCCGATGTGTCCGTGTCCTTGATGGCACATTTGAAGGTCTCGAAATTCAGTACGGCATCCGCAGTAATGGTTATTTCGTTCGTAGTCCATCCTGCCGTCACGCCACGCGGATTGGTGGAAGTCAGACAGGACCATCCGGCACCGAGCATGGAATTGTAATACGGACAGGAAACCGAAGCCCCTGAATTGGCCGCCGCAGTGAGGGCCGATGTCAGCGTTATGACCTTGGTGGAGGTGTTCACCGCCGATATGGTGTACTGCACGGAATTTATTGTAATCTTTCCGCCGGCTTCCATGTTATTGGTGGAGGCCACCGTGACGGTGGTCGCACCGGCAGTAGCGGCGGCAGCCAGTGTGGTATTGGCAAAAACGGAGGAATCCTTGATTCCCCAGGCATAGGTGACATTGGTGGTATCGATGGTGGCGCCACGCCACAGGTCGCAATGCGCCTTGAGTGTGGGTACCTCGTCATTTTTGAAGACAACACCGTCGGGAGCATATGCCACGGCGGCTATCATCGCCCCGGCATTCAGATGCTGGGTAAACTGTATCTCGGAACGGAAAGGCACCTCCAGCCCGTTGGCATCGATATAAACCGCCTCGAAGGCATACCGTACCTGCGGCGTGGAAACGGTCATATGGTTGGCCTTGATGGTCAGGGCATACTTGGCGGACGCCGCACCGACAGTACAGCTGTCCTGGCCCGAAGTTATGGCCGAACCGTTCTTATACCACTTGGCGGAGCCGCTTTTAACACCGGCTGTCAGCGTAGCCGCATTACCGACAGATGAAATCTGGTCGGTGGCGGCCTTGCCGCTGACGAACAGCGAAGGAGTGAGCACCAAAAACGGCGATGCCGCCCATGAAGGTGCATAAACGCCCGTATCCTTGTTGAATACCTGGGTGAGCGGTTGCGAAGAACCGATGAACGCCTGTAAGGAGACAGCATCATTCTGGTCAATGATGGTTACCTGTCCGCGTGCTACTTTTATTGCCATATGCTTATTGTTCTGTTGTTGATATGTCCACTTCACAGTCAAAAACGGCCTTATGCCATACATCCCTGCCGGTTATCTCAATCTCCCTGCCATAATGCGGCAGGTCATTCCATATCCTGTCGCCATCGGTATCCCTGCTTGTCCGCAGCCAGCGGAAATTACCATCGGGAATGAGTGCGGTAATATCTTCACCGCCCCTGTACACTCTGGCCCGCAGAACCGTGGAAACAATGCCGTTACGGAATATCGTGCCATTTTTCGACTCCACATGAACAGTATAGGATGGCGCACCGTCATAAAGTTTGAAGAAAGTATGGGTGGCTCCAATATTTTCATTCCGGAATACAGCGGTGTAACGGAGGGTTAATACGTCACGCCCTTCCCAGCCGTGAAACGCCGGTGTCATTTCAAACACGGCGGCATTGCAGCCTGTTTCTTTCCATATTCCGTCCGATGCAAGATATTCCCATAAGCGGCTTTCCGGATTAAAGTTATATTCGGTGGGGACAAGAGGGATGCTTTCCGGCTCACATATGCCGGAGAACTCATCCGTGAAATGGAAGGCCGTACCGCCCGTCAGGGATACGGAACGGGGCTTGAGCTGTTCCTGTGCCTCCTCGTCAAAATCTTCCCAGCGGATGGTCACGTCCCGCAGTTCGATGGTGTCCTTGCTCCATTTGAAGCGCCCTGACGCGAAATGCCCCGTACCGTCGGGATTAATGACGAAAGAACCGTCACGCGAGGTTATCGAACCGTCCTCACCCAACCTGAGCAGCGGATTCTGGATAGTTCCGCCAATACCTCCTTTCGAGAACCATGCCCCGTAATCTTCCGTGTAAGACAACACGCCATCCGTCGCCTGGTAAGGTGTCGCCGTCTTGCCCGGCTCCAATTGCGGGGCGGACAGAAGGACCGGTACCGGGGTTGCGATACCCAGTGTCATTTCAGGAGCCCCGGATTCCCGGACTGGAAAGGATACCTTATGACGTGTCCATCCCCTGCCGGCATCCACAGCCTGTTCGCCGACAAGATGCTCGTCCTGATAAAAACGGACAACCGTTGTTTCTTCCGCCTTTATCCAGATGGAAAAACAATAATAGTTGCCGGCACGGGCTTTGCGCCAACCGGCATCCTGTAATGTAAGACGGCTGTCTGAAATGACACGTACACTCTTTCCGATACCGGCGGGAGTGGCAGTACTGACAACCATAGATCCGCTGAAAGCACAGGAAAGGCTGTCCGGAATGACATTTTTGTGAATTTTGCCCACATAGAAAGTTGAGGAAAAACCGTTTTCATCTCCGGCGGTCAATGTTCCGGCGATGTTGACATTCCGTGTTGCGTAGAGATTCTGAAAATAGGCCCCGTAACCGTCCAGTATGCCGAATACCGGATCGATGATGCCGCAGACCTTTCCCACACGGGCTTTGGCCGCATCGCCGAAAGCGGACACGGAAGAAAGCCGCAGGATATTCAGGTCCGCCAATTCACACCAGTCACCCTCTGCGGTCAGGCTTTCCGTCAGATCGAGAAACAGGCTCCGGCTATATTGCGCAGGATAGTCCACAGTGATAACCCACAATTTGTACTCCCATTCCTGCCCGGCGGACAATATATCCTCGGCATCTGATTTCTCCCGGTTGGTATAGCCGAATGAGAGGGGGACGGAGGACAAATCCCTGAAAGCCCTGATTTTGAAGGATACCAGCAGACGTTCCGGATGCCCGACCGACTCCTCCAGAGTCTGCATCAGTCCGAAAAGGGATTCTCCCGCCGGTTCCGCATTGCGGACTATCCGGACAATGCGTGTCGCCTCCGCATCGTTTTCCCTGTATCCGGATTGAAGTACATGGCCACATACGGCATACTTGGATTTGTCAGGCACCCCCGCCACCCCTCCGTTCATGACCGGATAGCAAAGGGAACGCTCCGTTGCCATGCCGTCGATGACATCCATATAGGGGGCTTCGCTGTCCGAAGCCGTCAGGTACAGTGCCCCGCTACGCGTCGTATCGAACAGGTTGGTACTCCGTACGAAGTCCAGAAGCTCCCCGCTCTGCGGTTCATCGCCGTCCAGCAAAGCCCCGATAAAATAAGGCGCCTCCTTGTCGCCGACAAGCTCCGTTCCGGTTTCCGTCACGCACATCAGGGAATAGACCACCCGTTCCCGCCCGGCATATTGTCTGCGGACGATATCCCCGACATGCAGCCCCTGTGTTTTCTGCGAGTCGGGGTCGATACGGACCTTGTATTTTGAATAACGGAATACGGACATGGGCTATGATATTTTTTCAACGGAATCTCCCGAGCAGCTGTCGCTGATCCAGAAAGAGCCGTTGGTCGCGGAAACCTTCTTTACCTCGAATTCGTAGGCGCGTAACTTGCGCCGGGCGACAACCTCGTCGAATGTGGCGATGACATTTCCCGTGGTACGGTTCTTCCGGATGGCCCAGCCGCTTCCGGCAAAGCCCGAAGAAAAGAATTCCGAAGAGACGGAGCCGAGAAAACAGCTGTCACCGTAATGCCTGATACCGCCGGAAACAGCCTGTAACCTCAACGACTCTGTCAAGTATAGGATTTTGTCTGCCAACCGGGTTGACGACGCGCAGATTCCGACATGCCCGGCAGCCTCCACCGGAACCCCGGAGGAGATGAAATCGGCATCGGTTTGGATATGGAAAGACTCACTGTAACGGTTTTGAGGGGCATGGGCACTTATGGACGGACGGTGTCCCAATACTGTGGTATGGGGGACGGTTGTCCGCACGCCTTCCTTTTCGTATACAACCATGGAGGTCAGTGAAAGGGTTTCCTTATCTCCGGTAATCAAAAATCCGCCAGCCATACCCATACGCAGCCGCTTGTGAATAATTATGCCTTCATCCGAGTTGTCCACCCGGTACGAAGACAGCAGATCGGCACCATAGTTGTGACGGACAGTGAGCGAACCCGGAAAGCAGGCCCTGCCGTAGGACGAGAGCATCAGACAGTCACCGTCCACATCCGAAATGCCGGACAGCAGGCGTATTCTGGTGGTATGCCCGCTACCCAGCAACAGATCGCTTCCGATACCGCCCAGTTGTATCTTGTCATTATCAGTCCTCTGGAGTACGGGCATACCACCAATACGAAGCCCGTAACCGTCCAGAAATGAAAGAAAGCCTCCGAGGGCGACTTCCTCACCGGAAAATGAAAGCAGGCACTTTCCCTTGTCACCCAGCCTTACCCCATACAAGGCATCCAGACCACCGCTCAGAGCCGTATTCCCGCAGACCACCAGATGACGCTGCACCGTTCCGTCCCGCATGGTCCAGTCCACTGCCGCCAGATTGGCGTTGCCCCGGTGGTATACGCCATGTCCCCCCACAGTCAGCCGTGACGGAGAAATGAACACTCCCGTTTCCCTGTTCCCGATAATCCATTCTCCGCCCGAGTGTATGGAGGCATCCTGAAAATCAATGCGGGAGGCATTGAGCGTCGCCGTGTTCCTGTCCGTATCGTAACCCAATAATTGTTGTCCGCCTATATGGAGGCTGCTGCCGCCTATTTTCAGACTGCCGGTAATTTTGACACCGTATTCAACGGCAGTCACCGCCCCATCCGCATCGGTAATGTCCTGCGAACAGATCTCCAGAATACGGTTATTGGCGACACCCGCCTCGAAACCGTAATTCGCACGGAGTGCCCCGGTCATGTCACCGCCCGACTTCTTGAGGTATTCCAGCAACAACCCTCCATCACCCGGGGCACCTTCACCGGCAACCGCCCCCGCAATGGCCGAAGCAAACCCGTAGGCCGTATTTTTTAACCTTATGCTGGTCTCGTCCCCTTCCTCGACACCGTAAGGATGGTCATCATCCTTTTTCTGCTGGGCATTGAAAAAGTTATGGTAGAGCTGCGAATAGATGGAATAACACAGGCTCTCCTTATCAAGGCTGTCTATGTCCGGATGCAGTTGTACGTTCATTTGGTATAGCTGGTTTTGGAGAGGAACCTTTGAATGCGCGAGGTCAAAGAAATGAAATTAGGGAAATTGACAGGTGACATTGTACCCATCAAGGTGGGGGTCATCACCTTGCTGCACTCGGTCAGGAAGTCGAGCATAAGCCCGGCAAGTTCATTGCCTAATACCAACGGTTCGGTGGCATTCTCGTCACCGAGCGCCACTTTGTTGTCGGCAACCGTTACGGTCGTGGAGTTCACCTTTTGAATTATCTTGTCCGTTGTCTGCCTGACCTCCGACTTGTCTACAATGTGGGTAATGCTCTCCGCCTCAATCCCCGTAGAGGCTTCCTTACCCTTTTTGTTCCTGACAGTGGCGGTAACGGTTGTCGGCGTATAATGTGTGAAAGCCATATTTCCCGTAGCCTCCAGCTCGTCGTAGTCCGGAGCAGAGTCACTCTCCGGATCCAGTTCCTCCATTTCCGTTACACCGACAACGGTTTCCTTACGGGCATTCAGCCGCAGGATATCCACATGTGAGAAGTTCACCACATAGGCGTACCGGGTGGCGGCATCCATAAAAATCGTTACATCGGAAAAAAGTGCAGGTACAATCAAAAAACCGCCCTCGCTGCTTGTTGCCGCTGAAAGCAATACGCCTTTGTGGATGACGGGTTCTGCAGAGGCTGTCTCGTCCGGGTACTCGCCGACATCAACGGTACCGCCATACTCGGAAAATTCCTCGTCCGACGGGTCATCATGTATTTTGGCGACATATCCATGTATCATACGGGCCGTGCCAATGCCCGACATACCTCCCGGAGCCAGACTGATGCGTTCCATGCTACGGCCGAGAGCTATTTTACGGATAGCCTCACGAATAAGCAACTGATTCGACTTATCTGAAGACATTGATCTTTTTATAGAAGAATAGGTAGTTGGAATATATTCAGGTTTTCATTTTTCCTCCTCGAAAATAAAACATAAAAATAGAATTTTCTATCTTTGCGAAAAACACTTAATTATGTAATTATGGCAGGTTTCCAATCACCAATAACAATAGCGCAGGCAATAGAACATATCCACCGGAATGAATACCTGTTACCGGCTTTTCAGAGAGATTTTGTATGGTCGGCAGAACAGATAGAAAAGTTGTTCGATTCTCTGATGAAAGGCTACCCGATCAGTTCCATGCTGTTTTGGAAGGTAAAAGGAGGAACAAAGACTGATTTCCGGTTTTATAAGTTTCTATCAGCTTTCATACAGTATCATCGGATATGCAACGATCCGATTCCTACAGACAATATCAACGATTTTTATGCGGTATTGGACGGACAACAGAGATTGACGTCATTGTATATCGGTCTGTGCGGCAGTTATGCGTACAAGGATTATAGGAAACGTTGGGATTATTCTGAATATAATTTCCCTACCCGGCATCTATATTTCAATATATCCCGTAAATACACACAGGAGGAAAGCGACAGGGAGTTTATCTTTTCCTTTGTTGACAAGAATATCTCCAAGGAAAATGATTTATTTATTGACAAGTCTAATGAAAAATGGTTCCGTGTAGGTAAGATTCTGGCTTTGCACCAGGATTACAATTATGGCATCGATGAATTTGCCGAGGACAATAACATAGACAAGGAATCCAAAAGACTGCTGAGACTGTTGGACAATGTCATCCACACCAAGCTCAATATAAATTTTTACGAGGAGGATGAACAGAAACCGGACAAAGCCGTGAATATTTTTATCCGGATCAATTCCGGGGGAACCGCATTAAGTTTTTCTGATATCCTGATGTCCATTGCCATTGCCAATTGCAAACAGATGGACGCGAAGACAGAAATCAATAATCTGGTCGAGCATGTACGTTCAAAAGGATTTAATATATCTCACGATTTCATATTAAAATCGTTCCTGTACCTGTATCATAAAGATGTGCGTTCCCTTATAACAAGTTTCAATCTGGGCTTTATTGAACTGGTGGAAAATAATTGGACGAGGATCAGGGATACCATTTCAAACCTGTTCGACTTGCTGAGATCTTTCGGACTGACGGATTTCACAATGACCTCATATAATGCCGCCATGCCCATACTATATTATCTTTATCACAAGGGCATATATCAGGATTTTTACAAAAAGATAGGAAATAGGGAGGATTGTGAAATCATAAAAAAATGGTTGTTCTCAATTCTGCTCCGCAGGGCATTCGGAGCAAGCGCGGATTCCGTGCTTGCACAGTCAAGAAGGGCATACACAACAGACATCACCGGCAGCTATATAAAAGAAACCGTGACCTTGTTCCCGGCAACGGAAATAAACTCGGAAATCAGGAAACTGTCGGATGTAGGTGACGATTTTATAGAAGACCTGCTTTACAGCCAGAAAGATTCACGATACAGTTTTCCAATATTGGCCATGCTGTATCCGGATCTTGATTACAGAAACAATAACTTCCATCAGGACCACCTGCACCCAGCCTCTGCATACAATGATCTGGAAGAGAAAGACAAGGAAAAATACGGCTGGCAGGTCTACAATTCCATCCTGAACCTGCAGATGCTCGATGCCAATGAGAACGAGTCTAAAAACGCCAAACCATTGGAGAAGTGGGTCAGTGAACAGACCCGGAACAAGGATATGCGGAAATTCATGGAGGACCATCTTATCCCGGATACGGATCTTTCATTGTCCAATTTTTCTGATTTTATAGAAAAACGAAAGGCTATGCTGGTTCAGAGAATCAGAAAGATGATTAACTGATTGATATCAAAGGTATTTGCGGATATTGTTCTTCTTGCCGGAAACACTCCGGTTACGAAAATATTTTTTAAGGCAGAAATTTGTTGGAGACAATGAATTTTGATTATGAATGAAAATAATGATGCTCCTTGGAGCGGAACGGAATGCAGTTTTACCCTTCCAGGAAATTTCCTGGAAGGGAAGGATGTACATTGGTGGACAATAGTGTTATTTGCGAATCCTGTACGGAATACTCAGCTGCTGCCTGTACCCTCCGATCCCGAACGTAGTCGTGACCTCCTCCACGAGATACACGCCGTTCTTGGACGGGTTACGGAAATCGATCAGTTCCACCTGTACGGCAGGAGACAGCCCGAAATCTCCGAATATGGTCACGTTGCCGGTGATTCCATTCAGGTTGTAATTCCGGAAGTATTCAGTTGTCTCTTCCACAAGCCGGTCTGAATTGATGCCTACGTGCGGTGACATATACGGTACGATGGTATAAGTGGACAAATCCACCTTTGTTTTGGTTTTTGCCCCCGAAGCCGTCGTGTTTCCGGTCACCTTATGTGTCTTTTTTGAAATTTGGGTGGCATTTACCGTTTGGAACTCCTTGCTGCCCGGTACTGCCGGATCATATTCCGGATTCATGCGTACCGTCACTTCAAAGAACTTCTCGTCCGTTCCAAGCGCCTTGCCCGTCACCGCCAGAAACTTCGGGTCGGTCTTGACCACTTTCAGGTTGCTTTGCGCCACATGTTCGTTAAAATATATCTTGAACGGCCCGGCCGGGCCGTCTTCCGGAAATACCGGCTGCGCCTTGCTGGACGAATAAGGACGTCCGACAGCAATGGAAGGCATGACGCCTTCGTCCTCAGCGTCGTATTTCAAAAAACAATAAATCTTATATTTCGACCATTCGGAAAGAATGTCCGCCACCGTAAAGTTATCCGTCACCTTGATCTTGCCGATATGGATATCAAACCGTTTTGTATCGGAATGTATCTTGAAACCGGTATCTTTCAAGATGTTGTATTTCCCATCCAGCACATCATTCACGGTTGTCCCCTTTGCCGGAGTTTCGAAATGGGGCGCCTGTTTCAATTTAAGTTTGTAGGCCATATTCTCACATTGTATTTCCAATGTACTGTCCGAGTTGTAGCCGGTAATGTAACCGTCAAACATATTTTTCAATACACCGTTATACCCCAGCTTGATATTGATGCGTTGCCCAACTTTAAAAGTCGTCTCATCAACCAGGTGTTGTGTGCTGCGCTTTTCGATAATCACACCATCCTGCATGACCTCTGTCGTTATCCGGGACACGTCTTTCCCTTCCAGTGTCATATTGCCTATAATCGTCGAACGGCATACGGTACCTTTCGGGAACGTGACTTTGGCCGTCCCGATCAGCTTCTTGTAGCTCTCGTTAATCTCAAGCGTATGAACCTCCGTTATCTCCACTCCGCTGCGAATCTTCATCGGATTGGACGGATCGGCATCTCCAATGGTAATACGACAGCAGAGAACATCCATTGCGGCTACACCCATAGGCGTGTCAGTTTAAGCAATGAGGCGGGATCGACGATCTCCGTACCGAATTTGACATATTTGATCCATTTGTTCGTGTGCCTGATAGCCGTATCTGCCTTTTCCTGCCCGGCCAGTTTGAGCTCCACCGCTTCGGACGGCTCAACGGCGACACAATTGAGTGAATATGGCTGCACGTTCCTGCAGTCCGTCGGATGAAGCGTATACCCCTGTATAATCAGCTGTGAGATATTGAACTGGCGCAATACCGTATTGTCACAATCGACAACCCCCTTGTATTGTACCAGTTTAATAAATTTGGAAACTTCCGCTTCCGGATACACATCCGGATATTTGGATGTGATTTTACCGTTGATGGTGATCTCAAGGTCACCGCCGGATATATATTCCTTACGGGTATAATCACGCCCCTGCACTTGTGTCAACAGGATATTGTTCCGGCTGCCGATTTGTATCTGTGGTCCCAGGTCCACGAATGTAACCAGGCCGTATTGGCTGTTGGGCAGCACCTTGCACTCACTGTTGTCGTAATATTTGCCCTCTTTGGATATGGAGAGTTCCAGAAAATCCGCTACCGTCCGTCCGACAATGGAATCGGTATGGCTTTTCTTCTGTGCCACGGCCTGCTGCTCGCTGATAAGACGGTAGTACTGTCCGGTCTTGTTGGCCAGGCTGGATTGTGATTGTGTCTGAAGGTATTTATCCCGTACCTGTTGTTCCCAATATTTAAGGTATCTGGGATATGAACGCAACAATCCGTAGGCCGTTTGTGAGGTTATTTGTACCGCTGCCCGTTTGAGCAGGTCATGATGTTTGGAGAAATAATGCACCTGCCCGTCCTGCAATTCGGCCAGCCCCATGCCCATGGCAAGACGGGCTGAGTTGCTGATATAGCTGCCAATCGAACCGTTTCCAAGTATCCCCCCGCTTAACAAGGTCGAGGATGCAATTTGTATCAGTCTTCCCATTTTTTATAGTTTTTTTATGCGTTCCATGATGCGTCAAAGTCGTGGACAACATCAATAAGCGCCTGTGCCAGTTGTTCCTTCAGGTTCTGTATCTCTTCCGTCTGTCCCTCCTTTGATTTCATCAGGTCGATAGTCCTTACACTCAGCAGGCTGTCGATGTTTACGATAACTTGTTTGGGGGCTGCGGATGACAGTTTGCCCGTGCCCGAGTAGTTTCCGCCGGCACCTCCGTCATCCAGGTGTGAATTGGTGATCGGATTCGTGTCGAACGGACGGGTATCGTTGGAGTCCGGTTCGTTGCTGTACTGTCCGGGTGTAAATCCTGCTGTACGAAGGATATTCTCGGCCGCCTCCGCTGACCCGCCAAACGTTTGCCGGAGTGATGAAAAGAATTTGACAAGGACATTGTGTGCCAGTTTACGGTTGGCAATATTGTCTATACGCTGCTCGTCCGTGGCATCCTGTCCCAATGTCCGCTGTTTCCACCGGCCTTTCTCATCCTGTTCGAACCCCCAGCTCCTGAGCCTGTTAAAATCGAAACCGCCCTTACGCATAAACTCCTGCGCGTCTGCGGCGCTCGAGATGGCGTTACGGTAGGCTGTTGCGGCCCGTATAATCTCCGGTACGGTCTGCGTGTTCATGTACCGGGCGTAATCGTATGTCCGGGCGGCCACCGCTTCCGGCTTGTCACCAATATCATCCACATAGACGATTTTACCGTCCCTTACGTTCCATAGTGACTTGTCCAGATCCTTGTCCTGCTGGCCGAAACGTTCCTGTACCGTTTTAAGGAAGGCGTCGACGTCCAGTGCCGTACCCATCTTGCCGAATTCGGCGTAGGCAGCGTCAATACGTGTCTGGCTGTCCCGCTTGGCGAGGGTCACAAGCGCCTCCCTTATGTCGTCCTGACGTGCCTTGTCCATATTGTATATATGCTCGCGCGACACCATGCCTTCTGAGGAGGCAATGGCAAACTCTCCCAGAAATCCCGTCCACCAGTTGGATGTGAACGCACCTATCTTACGTCCCGAAGCCTCTTCGATGCTCTTCCCCGCCACAACCTCGTCCACGGCACGTTTTGTCTTGAGCGCCATATTGTAGGTCTCACTCAAAGAGGAATGGAGGGCCTCTATGGACGGATAACGGTACTTGCGGTTCGAGGCGATTTCTTCCAGTACGGCATCCTTCGCCTCCTTTATCTTCCAGGTCTTATATGCCACCCATCCCAGAGCACCGGCCAATGCAGCGATTCCCGCCGTGGCAGCCACCGCTCCCGTGCCCATGGCACTCAGGGAGGCGGCTGCGCCTGTCAGGCTGCCACCTGTGGCCACCTGTGTTGCGAACAGCGACTGCAGCACACCCTTCGCCCCGACAACACCGCCTCCGGACATCAAGGTACGCGTCATAGCTCCCCGTCCTGCCACGCCTGCGGACTGCATGGCCGAGACAATGGCCCTCTTTTGTCCGAAAGACATCTTGCCGGGACTCCCCATATCCAACAATCCCTGTACAGATCCGACGGCCGCCGTCGCCGCCGATTGTCTGCCGATAAAGCCCATGGCGATACCGATATTGGTCAGGGCACCGGCCACCTTGAACAGCCGGACAGCCACCGCTCCCGTAAAAGCAAGCGGTTCTATCCAATGAAAGTTGCGTGCCACCCAAGCCCCGATATTACCTATGACGGTAAATATGTCCAACAGGGCGTTCCCGACAGAAAGCAGTCCGCGGGTAAATTCCGGAGCCTTGAATTTATCCAGAAAGGAACGCAGAACGGCACGTACCGAGGGTTCCATCACCTCGAACGCGCGCATGAACCCCTCGCTCAGCTGGGAGGTAACCTGCGCCCACAATCCCTTAGTGGTATCCTGCTTTACAAGTGCCAGTTCCGCCGATATTCCCTGGGAACCTCTATTATGGGAGCTGAGTGCACGCAGCTGGTCGTAATTACGGACAAACATCATAGCTGCATTCCCCCCGATTTTTCCAAAAATCGCCTGCATGTCCGCCATTGAGGCGCCTTTCCTGTTCAGCTCCTCGAAGATGTCCGCTATGGGGCGCAACTTCTCCACCCGTACCCCCTCCACGTCACGCTTTTCCGTGAATTTGACGCCCAGGCGGTCCAAAACCTCCCGGGCCTCTTTCGTAGGCTTGGCAAAACGGGTGGACATGGCCCGCAGCGAGGTACCCGCCAGTGTTCCTTTCAACCCCATATTGCCCAGCAGGCCTATGGCGGCACTGGCTTCCGTGAACTCCACACCGGCCATACGCAGGTAACCGGCAGCCATTTTATAGGATTCCGCTATTTCGACGATATTGACATTCGAGCGGGAGATGGTCGACGCAATAATGTCCGCCACACTATCCATACTGTCGTTATGGATATCATAGCCAGCCATGATGTTCGTGGCCAGGTCGGCAATATAGGACACGTCATTGTCCCCGATGAGCGCCAGGTTCGTGACCGGCCGGATGGATTTGTGGATTGTCTCGATATCCATGCCGGCCATGGAAAGGAACTTGACGGCGCCGGCGATCTCCACAGCAGTATATTTCGTATCGATTCCTATCTTGCGGACATGGCGGGCCATGTTGTCGAAGCGGGTCTCAAAAGATCCCAGATCCATGTCGGCCACGCGCAGGATGGATCTGGCCGACTTCATGATATTGGCATATTCGACAGCGTCGGACAGTTCCGAACGTACCAGGCTGTAGCCCATGTAGGCGTTCAGCATGGAAGCGAAAGGCAGATTCCTCAGCGAGGGTGCCTTCGAATATTGGATACGGTTGATGGCCGCACGTCGCTTGCTACGGTAAAGTGTCCCGGCAGCGGTATGTTCCCGTTGCATCAGCCGTACGGACTGCATAGCGTTACGCTGTTCCTGTTTTCTTGCCGCCTGTTCCGCCTTGCGCTGTTCCGTCTCGGCTTTCCGGCGTGCCTGTTCTGTCTGCCGGCGTAACTTTTCCGCTTCGCGGGCGGCATCCTTACGTTCCCGTTCCCTGGTACGGGCTTCGTCGGTACGCCGTTTCTCCTCTGCGGAGGCCCGGGCCGATTCCTCCTTGCGACGCTGGTCGGCAGCAAAAACATCCTCGGCATGTGCAAGTTTCTGGCGATGCAGCTGTTGCCGGGCATAAAGACGCTCCATCAGTTTCTGCTGTGCCTTTTCCGGCATGACGAATGTTCCCGGGGCATAAGGAACGGGAACGGAAGGAAACAAGCTCCCCACGGACATTCCACCCTGCATGCCCAGGCCCGGGCGGGATTCCCCCTTGATACGTTCCAGCAGGGAAAGCACACGTTGCAGCCGGTTTTCCGCCGTATCGGTCCTGATTTGCAGCTCCCTGCCGCGCTCCACGGAAACCAGGGCGGAATTGATTTTGCCGATGGCCTTGGTTATGCGCTTCTGGGCGTCGACCATCGTACCTACTGAAGAGGCCGCATTTTTCTCAATTTCGGCCTTGCGAATCTCCGCAGCTTTCTTCTCGTAAAGATTTTTAGCGGCGGTTTTGATTTTCCTGCTGTCGAGCACCTGTCCCGCATTAATGGTCAGGCTGATGCCTTTGGAAAGGGCCGCAATGTCCGTAAGCAGGTTTTTGACACGTTCCAGCTTCTCCTCACTGCTCCTCGTGTCAATGGTCAACCGATAGTCAAAACTACGCTTCTTCCCATTTTTGGTACGGAAGACACGGTCAACTTCGTTCATCATTGTCTTGATGTTGTTTACCGCAGGGGACAGCGAGGCTTTCGCCTGCACCAGCTTGCCCACAGCCTCACCGAAAGCTATGACCTGTTTAGTGCCTTGCGAGGCGTCGACGTTGATGGTATAATTGACCTGATAGTTTTGTTCCTGAGCCATGATTGAAGGGAATGTCGCATTAAAAGAGTAGTGTCACCGGAAAGGACGGGGTTTAAAGCGAAGCCGCCGTAACCCCGGAGGATTACAGCGGCCGTTCAGGGTATCCTCTCCGGCATGGAAACCGGCAACGGCATGCGGCTGGCAAGCATCTGCTCGTGCAGCCACAGCGCCTCTTCGGAGAGCATGGCGAACTCCTCGTCAGAGATCGTGTCAAGGTTGACGCCGGGGAAGTAGTGGCGGATATAGACAGTCCGCTGGCGGATACGCTGATCGTCCGTCACCACCCACCGGCCTATAAGTTTACCAGGAGACTCTGCCGCGTGGTGATAAGTTCGGAAAGTTGTCCCATAAGTCCGAAAAGGAAGAGTGACTCGTCATCCACAAGTTCCTTGTCGCCATCCACAAAACAGTCCCGGGCAAGTGTGCGCATGGCCATGACCTCGTCTTTTTTTGATGCGGCCATGAATTTGCTGAATTGTGGAAAGTTCGGTTCGGACATATAAGCCACATAAGTCTCTTTCTCGCCGTTGGACGTGTCTCCGAAGACCACCATCGGATAAATTTTACGGAGCTTCTTCTCTTCTTTCAATTTGAGAGCTTTTTCCTTGATTTTAGTTTCCTGTTCCAGTGAAAGCATTTTTTCGTCCATGTCGAATATTGTTTTGATTCATCGAAAGAGTAGGGCAAAGAACGGTGAAAAGATTATATGGGCATACATTTTATCCGGTATGGACCAAACATAGGGTTTTATTATCCATATATAATATGATGAAGCTACCGGCTGATCGTAACACTGCATTTCCGGGCAAGAGCCCGTTTAAAACAAATCTTCAGGAAATAAAAGCAGATAATACATTATATTTATTTGTAAAACAAGATATAATCACTATATTTGCACATTATCAAATACGAATGATTATGTGCAAATCAAATGATTATATACATAAAACAAGCCAATATATCAACGAAACGTTTGATTTGAAGGTTGATATTGCGCCCATTGGAAGAGAGGTCTTGAATATGTTCCCGGTCAATATAACCGCCGGATACCATTTTTATACGGCAAACCTGCTGGGCCGGGAAGTCTTTCTTTTATGCAGTACGGACAGTTCCGCATATACGCCGGGGCAAATACAGAGGCAGAAAGAACTGGTCGAGCGGAAGGTCCGGCATCCGGTAATATTTGTATTTGACATGATGGCGTCTTATAACATACAACGCCTTGTCAGACAACGCGTAAATTTCATTATACCGCCAAGACAGATGTTCATACCGGATTTACTGATTGACCTGAAACCTCAAAAGGCCCCCAAAGAGGAAAAAGGGACACAAATTCCGGCGATAGCCCAATGTGCCATCCTTTATCATCTGGAAGTAAATTCCCTTGCCGGCAAGGGTACTTATGAGATTGCAGACCTGTTTAAAGTCTCTTATGCCAATGCAAACCGGGCGGTCAGATGGTTGGAGGAAAAAGAAATCGTAACTTTGTCCGGGATTAAGACAAAGAGTCTGGAATTCAAATCCGCAAAACATGAACTATGGGACAGGGCGCTGCCGTTTTTGGCGAACCCCGTCGAACGGGTGGTGTATACGGATATCCGCCCGGATGACACTCTTTCCATAAGCGGCGTGAATGCCCTGTCGGAATATTCGATGCTCAACAGGGAAAGGAACGGCAGCTATGCGGTTTCGAAAGAAGAGTTCCGCAGGTTGCAGTTCCGGACAGACAAGGAATATGGAGAGAACCGTATTGAAATATGGCGTTACAATCCGAAACTGTTGCAGGACAATGGAATAGTGGACAAGCTGTCTTTATTCCTGTCCATGAAAGATATCGGGGACGAACGGATTCAAATAGAATTGGAGAACATGATAAATAATATACAATGGTAAGAGGTATAGAGAAATTCAAAGAATTTTTTGTAGGTTACGAAGACAACTATGTCATTATCGGAGGTACCGCCTGCGAAGTGCATGAGGAAATATATGCACAGAATCCGAGGGCGACCAAGGACATAGACATTATTCTGATAGTGGAAGCCCTGTCTTCAGATTTTGTCGCTAAATTTTGGGAGTTCGTAAAAGTCGCCGGATATGTGAGTCGGAACAAAGGAACGGGCGAAGGGGAACAGCGGCATGAATATTACAGGTTCAAGGAGCCCTCAGCCCCGGAATTCCCCTATCAGGTGGAACTTTTTTCCAGAAATCCCGGACTTGTCAATTTTCCGGAGGATGCCCATATCACACCGGTTCCGGTTGACGAGGACTTGTCAAGCCTGTCCGCCATTCTGATGGATGATGATTATTACAATTTTACAATTGCCCACAGCAGACTGGAATACGGGGTGCATATTGCCAATATTGAAAGCCTTATCTGTCTGAAATGCAAGGCTTATCTGGAAATGCTCGGACGAAAGGACAATGGAGAGCAGGTGGACAGCAGGCATATTGCCAAACATAAGAAAGATGTGTTCAGACTGGCTGCAATGCTTTCTCCGGCAGATATCCATACGGTACCCGACACTCTCAAGAAAGACATTGACGGATTCTGCGGGAGTGTTAAGGACGAACTGCCCAATGCGGACTTTTTCAAATCAGCCGGACTGAAAGACGTTACGGCGGAACAATTGTTGAAACAACTCAAGGATAATTTTACAACGCAATGATGAAAATTCAATATGCTTCCGACCTTCATCTTGAATTCAGGGAGAACAGTTGCCTCTTGAGGGACGATCCGTTGTCTGTTGCCGGAGAAGTGCTTGTGCTTGCCGGTGACATTGGATATATCGGTGACGAGAACTATTCCAGACATCCGTTTTGGGACTGGGCTTCCGAAAATTACAGGGAGGTCATAGTGATCCCCGGCAACCACGAGTTTTATAAAATGTTCGACATTGACAAACTGTATAACGGCTGGTCGCTCAAAATCAGGGAAAACATCACCTGCCACTACAACTCCGTTATTTCATTGGATGAAGATACCGACCTGATTGCTACCACACTCTGGTCCCATATTCCGTTGCAGGATGCCTATGCGACGGAAAGTGCCATCACCGATTTCCGCAGGATACGCCATGGCAGTGAGCCGTTGGACTATACAAGATTCAACGACGAGCATTCACGTTGTCTTCGTTTTTTAAAACAGGGCGTAATGCAGAGTACGGCCGGACATATCATTGTCGCCACGCACCATGTGCCGTCATTCGAGTTGATGGCTGCAGAATTCAGGGGAAGTCCGCTAAACGGGGCCTTTACTGTCGAGCTGGGGGACTTTATTGCAGACAGTCCGATTGAATACTGGATTTACGGTCATTCCCACCGTAATATAAACAAGGTTATCGGCCATACCCGATGTATCTGCAACCAATTGGGATATGTGTCCGGCAATGAGCACCTGTCCTTTGACAGGGAAGCGCATATTTCCATATAGCCCGGGCTTGTAACGTTCCTGATATACCAGACGGCCTGTCCGCCGGAATTACGTTTCCGACAGACAGGCCAATTTCAGCATACCCGACCAAGGAATGATCATAAAAATCGGGGAGCTACCAATTTCCCTTCGATACCGCACATTTTCAGGGCGGCGGTATTTTCCCTGTTAAAGGAGATCAGGCAGGATGGCGCCCCGGCAGTGCCTCCCTGCTCTCCGGTGACATGATAGAACCTGAGCCGCCCCCTGATGAAAAGTATTGTGTCCGCATAAGGGAATATCAGTTCATGAAACAGCCGGGTGTCCGTGCGGGCAAAAGTGAGCGCAATAGCATTCCGGTGCTCCACACATTTACGGATAAAGCGGACAATCAGCGGCGTGTCATAGGGCGGATTACAAAACACCCGCCCGAACCATGGCTGCCGTAACCCGTCATCCTCGACGGTGTAGTGATGCCTCGCCGTATCCCATGGACGGTTTACCGGTGAACACGGGTCCAAATCGAATTCTCCCAACCTGTCAAGCAAACAAGGAGGTGTAAGCCATTCATTTTTTCCGGTGGAAGATTTTCCTTCAAAGGTCACATTCATGACAAGTCAGATTGTATCGCCGTTACCTATCTGAATATCAAACGGATTCAAGTCGAACTCATGCGTGATGTTGGTATCATCCTGCTGCGACTCAAGACAGTCCTCCGTAAAGATACATCCTTTGAGTGTCACCGTTGTGGTCGTCCAGTCATCACTGGCCATGGGGTTGGCAAAGCTGATGATCAGGTCGAACTCACCGATTTCGAGCAACGAGCCATAGACTGAACGCAACAATTGTTGCGTGGCATAGTCCATTGTGATACTCGCCGTATAGGTAATGTTTCCGAATCCGCGGCTGACAGGTTTTCCACCCATGCCATAGTTACTTTCCACCTTACGTTTTTTCGACCATTTGATAGCGGACACACCTTCAAGGGTCGTGGATCCCTCGTCAATTCCCAGGGCGGTCGATGACAGGGTTATCATAGACCATGAATATGCCACATTATTAATTATTGCCATTTTCTATGATTTGTTTGCGGTTAATGAAAGTCCTTCCTCTACATAAATCTCCACAGCCACCCCGACAGGCACAAGGACATAGGAGATGCGGAGCGTATCGTCCACCAGTACATTCTGGTTCGGATCGATAGTGACAGCATATCCTGAAATTTCCTGTGCCGCCTGCATCTTGGCCAATATATCCCCGATGAGTGTTTTGAATGCGGTGATCTTCGACGGGGCAAGGAACCCGGTTGAAGGATTGACCATCAACGGGGAATTCACATATGGCAACAGTGCGGCACGCACGGCGCGGCGACTCTTGTTGATAGTACGGTTTCTTGCGATGGTGCGGAAATCACCCGTTGAGCAGGTCTGGTCCTTTGAAATATAAATACCGTTCTCACGGCCGGCGTACTTGATGGGGAAAATATAGCCCTTGTCATCAAGTTCGTCAAGCAGTGACGGGGACAACGACTCATACCGGTTCAGGCTGATAAAATGTTCCTCCGCCTCGTCAAGGCTGATATCACCGAACCCCAGCTCTATCTCCTGAAAATCATCCGTGAAGAGGTTGAACTGTTTGACCCATGCTATGGATTCATGGACGTTCGCCTTGGCAATGGCACCCATGACCGCGCCCAAGAATCCTACCGGTGTGTGATTCTTGTTGCGCATCTGCATCGTGGAGATCTTTTCGTGATGCGCCTGGCCGAATATACAGCTGATACGACTTGACTCACAGATACATGACGGTATTCTATTCAAGTCAATCTGACGCCCCTCAGTCGTGTCCGCCCCTGTATTGGATGGATTGGCGGAGAGTATGAGTGACAGGGGCTGGTTCTGTCCGGCAAGCCCTACAGCCACATCATTAAGTCCCTTTACCAGGTTGAGATTGTACTCTCCGGAAGTCCCGTTCGCTTTCCACAGCGGCTGTTCCGTCCAAATTCCCATCTGGTTGATCATGCCTCCGGCGGCACGCTGCATGATTTCGAGTGCGTCCCAGTTTGCAGAACAGTCAGCAAACATCACATAGAGTTTTCCTGAACCGTTCAGATTGCCTGACATCCGGAAAAACTCACGAATATGGTAGGCAGGAATACCATGCAGAAAATTGACGTTCATCTCCTCCTCGTCGGTAGCCTCCACACGCTCAACAATACCGAAATCCTTAACGGCGGACTTGAATGAGGTGATGTAGCATACATCCCCCGGTTTAAGCTTCGTTTCATTGGTTTTGCCATACCCTTCCGTAAAGAGTGTGGGTTGGAGGGAAATATCAAACAATAATCCCGTCACCTTCTCGTTGGAAGAACCGGTCTCGTAAGGGATATTGCCGTCCACATCCTTGATAAAGACATTGCCGAGTGCCATTATGGTTTTGTTTTAAGTTCGTTATAAAAAGGGTTTTTGTAAAGTACAGCCCCGCCTCTGACAGTTGCCGCCGTGTCCGGAGTGTAGGTTCCACCATGCCTGTCGATATACAGGGACGGATATGCAGGGAATTTTTCCAAAAGGGCCAGTATATACGGGTCTGCCGCCTCGTCCTCCGTATTCCCTGTATTCTCAGCCGGGACGGGCCGTTTGTCTTCAACCGTAGCGGATATTTTCTCGGACGTTTCCGGTATTGCTTCCGCCGGAAGTTCCGGTGCGGCAACCTTGTTGCCTTCTTTTTGAGGTTCCTCCTCCGTATTTATTTTTTTTGCCATAACAGTGGAATAAAAATGGGGAACGGGGCTCTGACCTCCGCTCCCCGGGTGGATATTGAAAAATGAAGAAAGGTGTGTTATTCGCTCTTTTTGTAGGCGGTATGCACCACGATCTCCGCGGGACGGACAATGTTCACGTCCATTTTCATGCGCATCTGGAAAAAGAACAGTTCGGAGTTGGCCTGCAACCGGTCAATTTTCAGAATATCCGTATCGTTGGCATAATCCACCCCCATCCAAAGATTGGAGTCCATCCCGGTGGAAAACTCGCCGAGCACCATCGTATGTTCGGGAATTCCCACGATCGGGATAATCCTCTTGCCTTTAAAGCGATAGCGGTTGACCTCGGTATTTTCGGAGTATTTGACCTGTTTGTCCGAGATATACTGGTCATACGCGTCCCAAGCATCCCATCCTACCACAAAGGCCAAGGATGTCTTCTTGCGGATTTGTTTGGGACATTTTTTCCACATCGCATAAAGAGCCGCTTCCACCGCCGCACCGTCCGTCAACTCGGTCGTTCCCGAAACGATACACTGTCCGCCGGCAACTACCTGCGTGTCCGTAGAGTTTACATTGTCGAGGATGCGTTTGACAACACCATCAAAATACTTCTCCTTGTTGGCACCAATTTTCGTACAGCCTTCCGGTGCGGTGATTTTTGCCACCGTATCTCCGCCACGTGCGGAGGTCCATATGGCATTACCGATGTATTCGTTTTTTTTGTCCATGAGCAAGCGAAGCATCGTGGCTTGGATTTTCGGGTCAAGTTCCCGGAATACAAGACTGCCCTCCGGTTGTGCGAAACGCCAGTACTTTTCATAGTCCCTGGGATTGAATTCAAGGTAAACCATAAAATCGGAGGGCTCAAGATACCGTTCGGTGAACTGGTACTCGTTCGAGCCGTCATCCCCTTTGGAACCGTGAATGGGCTGTGGGGTCGGCACATTGTCCTGAATGATATTGCCCAGCTTGATGGCAGGGAGTGTATAACGGTGCTGGATGCCCGTCTTGATATGGATCAGTCCTTCACGAACCGTATCATTACCCTGCACGGTATAGGTCAGCAGGTCCTCAAGAACCTCGCCGCTATATCCATTTTGAAGAAAATTTACTGTATCGGCCATTGTCGTTTTAAGTTTTTCCGTTGAAATGTGAAACTCGGCCGACTGGCGGATACTTGTGTTTCCGCGCGAGGCCTGCGGCCTCCGGCATGTCAATTAAGATCGGATGTCTGCCTGTCAGAGTTTGCGGAACTTGAAATCCGCACCGACTACCTCGGCCACCTTCTCGGCCATCATCTGCTCGGCCGTCTTGGTCGCCTCCGCCGTGGCCTGGATGTTGGCCGGGTCATTGGCGATTTCTTTGGAGATGATCTCACGCGCGGGGATGGAAGCCAGTGTTTTTTCCGCCAACTCGAAGTTGGCCTCCGCCATCTCCACCCATTGCGCTTTTGCCTCACGGTCAATCTTGCCTTCGCCAATGGCGTTCTCCACCAGCGTTTCGATGCGGGATGTCCTCTCGTCCTTCTCCTTTTGTTCGTAAGTGGAGAGACGTGCCGTAGCAGCGGACAGATCCTTCTGCAAGTTCCGGATTGCAGCATCCTTACCGGCTATGACCGTTTGTGCGTCACTCAGGGCTTTCTGCACCTCTTTGTATTTAGGTTCCATCGCTGCCAGTTCGGAGATACGGGCCATCACGTCCTTGACTTCTCCGTCCTTCATGCCCAGCGAGGCGGCAATCGCCCCGTACTCAAAACCTTGTGTCTTGTTTTCGTTTGCCATATCGTTTTCTGTTTCTGTAAGAGTAGGAAAAATATCCTCAAAAGGTTTATTCCCCTCACTGACGCGGTCCATCAACTCCTGAATGGCCGCCGTGTCCGCCAGTCCGGCAATCTCGTCATGTACTTTGCGACAGAGCTGCTTCGATGTACGAATAATGTTCTCTGATGGAATGATGCCCGCTTTTACGGCAGCCTGCGCATCAAAATAAGTCCCGTCCTTGCCGGCCTGCCCGTCCATAATGGCGCGCACATGCTCCTTGGTCAAACCGAACCTTTTCCGATAAATCGTTTCTATCTGCCTGGTGAAAGCCAACAGCATGTCCGAAGGCTCTTCCCCGTCATTGTCCGGCAGTATAGGATTATGGATCATTAAAATGGCGTAGTCCCGCATAAGGGAACGTTTGCCCGCAGCCCAGATAATGGAAGCCATTGACGCCGCCACGCCCTCGATGACACATTCTGTGTCCACTTTGGCATTGGCGATGGTGGAATAAGTGGACATGCCGTAAAGGACACTGCCACCTTCCGAATTGATTAACACGCGGATACAGGATGGACGGATAATATTTTCAAGAAAGTCGAACTCGTCATTGAACCGGGAGGTGGTTTCTTCCGTTACGCGGCCGAAGAAACGGATAACGGCAGGTTCACCCGTTTTTGCTTCACCCACCACATATTGCAATTCTTCTGTACTCATGTTTTTCTTTTTATGGAAGAGTAGGCGTTAGACAAGATTATGGGTTAAAAACAGTTCCGGACGGGCTGTCCACCTGCACGCCACGCAACTTTAAGATCATTTTACAAGACATTTGGATATGGTAGCGGGACTTACTTCCCGGAATAATGACATTTAATCGAAAAATGACCATGCATTGTTTGAACGGACGAAGCGCCGGACCACCCTTTCAGATACCCATGCCGTGAATGTGCAAGGCCCCACCATCAAATGCCGGAAATCTCATCCTTGTTTCCGCCATGTACGCCTGTTTCCACCGCCTGACTGAATCCTGTCGCCTTATCATAGCCCGGTTCAGGGTGATAGCCGTGCCCGCCGCCGTCATGCTGCGGCGCATCGCCATGCTGCGTGAAAGGCGGCATGACCAGATAGCGCTTTACCCAGTCCCTGTATTTCCATGCGGAAGACTCCCGGAACCATACCTCATAGTCCACCCAATACGCCTGGAGCATATTAGTGGTGGTCGGCATGTCAAAATAGGTCAGGTTACACCGTTCGTTAAGGGCGGGTTCCCTGTTCTTGGCATCCTGAATGGCCACGTTCAGCCTCTGGAATACGATGAATGACTCGCATTCCCTATCCTCGTCCCCGTTGTTGAGCGTATTAAGAATGAAGCGTACACGCATGGTGGCGCGCCCCTCGCCGATTCTCTGCTGTTGCACCAGGTACCTCACGTTGACGAAATGGATAAAGACGGCCGGAAAAACGGTCTCATATTCCGTGTTTTCCCCACGTACGATACGGGCGAACTGTCCGTTGTCAATGGCTATGGTCTTGAAAAAGGGAGGTGAGAGCGGATCGTCCGGGTCCTCTTTTATGGTCTGTATGGCCCGCTTCACCGCCTGATACATGTTCACAAACGGATTTTCGGACACTTCTTCCGGCAGGCTTTCCTGCACGGGAGCCGGTTGATGCGGTTGTCCTACGGAATGCTTGTCCTTTATCATACGCCCGGGAATCCTTTAAAAATCATATCCATAAAATTATCAGCGATGTAATCCTCTATCTTCGGGGAGAAACCTATGAACTGGCGGTGTACGGGACGCCGTGAAGAATGCTGGTTTACGGTGTACAGACCAAATTTCGGGTCGGTATTGTGTACGGCGGCATAGTGCCCGTAGCGGTTCTTGCTGCGTCCCCGTTTGCCCTTAATCGGAATGCTCTTCTCGGTAGTCCATATTGAGTAGCGGGCCCCTTTACGGAATATCCGGCTGCCGTCGCTGCGCCGCCCCCTGATATCGGTCCTGTCCGCTTCTCCCTTGATACCTGCGGCAAGAGCTCCCGTGTCATTCATGACCGGATGTGTAAACTTCCGCCCCCAACGGGAGGTACGTGGCGTCCATGTGCCGCCGCAGAAACCTCCCGAGGGAAAGGAGGCAAGAAACTGCTGCCGGCTGTACTGTCCGGCCTCGGTGGCAAAATCAAACGTGTTACCCGCCAGACGGCTGGGCAGGAACGGATCCCAGCCTCCCTTTCCCCTTTCCCTCACCCAATGGGTGCAAAATTCATCGAGTGTTATCTTTTGCATGAAATTTTTCTTTTATCCGTTTTACAATTTTGGTCATGTGCTCCGGCAGCGGCATGTCGAAATAGCGGTGTGCCCTGGAAAAAATGCGTCCACCCGTGGCCAGACTCTCCCGGAAGACAGGATCGATCCTCTTCCTGTAATTTTCCGGAACGGGCAGTGCAGCCCGTACCGCGGCGAACCCGTCCGCTACCAGAAAACAACGGCATCCCCACTCAATGGGCGGTATCAACTCCGGCGGGAATTCCGATTTGCGGTACGAGAGCCCCTCGAGGGACAGATGCCACGCCCGCACCCGTTCGTCTCCCTGCGTCATATAGGTCAGCACCGTGTCCGTATCCACCGTGAGCCACCATGCCGCCATCGAAGCGGCGAAAAGCACCTGGCTGTTCTCTCTCTCCGCATAAATAAAGTTATACCGGCGGCATATCTCCCCGTATGTCTCCATATCCCGTTCATCCACTGTCTCAGGCATATCCTTGAACATCGCATACTCTTCGGCCGCCGCAAAATCAACCAGGTTGTCTATGGCAGCGATGAGAATGTCACGCTGCAGCCTCTCTCTCTCCGTCGTAAAGCTATTATGGTTTCTCAGAATCTCCAATGCACGGTCCAGGTCAATACGTAAACCTGTCAACGCTTTGTCTATCAGGAAAGAAGCACGCAAAGTGATGATGTCCTCCATAATATCGAGACGTTCGGCACTGTTTTCATAGTGGAGAATGAACCTGCGGAATGCCTCAAATATGACACGGTACTCCTTTTCCGTACCGGATTCCTGAAAAGCGGACGCCCTGACGGCTCCATATGGAACACCGTTTGGGAACGGAAGCCGGGCCATCACTCCGTTCCCCGCAAAAAATTTTCAACCTTACTCCCCCGGGGATGCCCGTAACGTCGGAAATACTCTTCGTCTGACATGATACCGCGGTCGTTATGGCCGGGAATGTACCGGCCGCCATCCGCTTCAAGCCCCATAACCGGGATGGCATTAAGCTGCTTGCCCACATTGATTCCGAACTCCTTCTCGATTTCGTCAGCCGCAACCTCGTATTTTTCTGTAATGAGCGAATAGAGCCTGATACGGTCCTCGTTATTCATCTCTATCCGGTTTGAATACCTGAATTCCAGTCCTGCAGGAATATATCCGATGGCTACCAGCCGGGGGATTATCTCCTCATTCATGACATTCTCGATATATCTGCGGTAAACCTCGATACGGTCACGGAAAATATCCTGATGCGCCTTTGTAGAACCCACATACGACTGCATCCCTCCGGCCATGGACTCGGAACCGAGCACAAGGTTGGCAACCTCCTTGTTGACAAAGTCAATCAGTCCGGTATATATCTTTTCCGAATTGGACATGGTGAAGGTCTTGATGTCCACCTCATCCTCGATGCCGGTGACCACGACCTTGTTCTGCGCCGCATTGGCTATTTCACCGGCCAGCCGTTTGCGGTCGGCATTGCTCTCACTGACCGTCTTTCCATGAATGATCGGTTGTCCGTAGGTGTGGGAGAAGTTAACATAATTGGCCACCGTGAACTTTTTGGCGAGTATCAATGGCGTTGTGGCAGAAAAAAGCCCAAGGTCACCCGAGGTTACCAGCACATAACAACGGCGGTAGGCCGGATTGCGCAAATCCCAATGCGGCTCCCATAGACCCTGCCTTTTCAGTACAACTCTCTGGTCCGGCAATACATTGCGCCGTTCGATGATGTTGACTTCCGCCAACCTGCCTGTTCCGGAATCAACATACGGCATGATTTCGAGTAAAGTATACCCGTAAAGCTTGGCTTCCACGATACCCTTGATTATCTTGTCAAATTGCGAGCCCTGTATCTTTTGCGAGTTCACCACGTCTTTGGTATATTTCCCTTTCCCGTTCACATGCGCAAGCATATAACGGTCGCCGAGTATCTGGCTCTCCAAAGTTTCAACCACCGACCGTATATGCGCATCCTGCTGCAGGCAGGCCTCGTACAGGTCAATGAGCCTGGCACGGTCATCAAGGATGTATCCTGAACTTATATCCTGGCGGCATGAACGGTAGCGGTTGTTGCGTTCGATTTCGCGGACATACTCCTGAATGGTTTTCTTGGAAGTCCTGAATATGCTCTCCAAAAGCTCCCCGTTGAATGAATTGTCCGATGTCACCATATTTTTTTTGCTTTTTTACCTAAAGAGTAGAGAGCAGGCGGGAGAGAAGTTTTGTACAAAAAAAAGTATATGAAAAACAGGCTTCTTAATGCTTGATTTGCAAAACGAAATAATACAACCAAATATATAGATATTTCGATTTGAATTTTCTGTAAATCGCTTATTATCAACGATAATCAATTAAATAAAAACGAAAAATCAGTCTTGTTTTTTGTGATATTTCACCGTAAAAAGATATATATTTGCACAATGTTAAATACAAATTTGAAAACAATGGAAAAAAGAACATGAAAGAAGAAAAGATTCCCTGCCGGACAGTCCGGTACAGGGAATTCCCCGATTTGCTTTTTGGAACGTCACAGGAGGACGGACCGGTCTATTTCGACGCAACACATTTTATCCGGGCCCGAGGAGACGCACACCGGCACAACGTCCGTGACTTCCGCGCCTCTTTCCATCATTGGATAACAGCGCTGACGGATGTTTACGGAATAGACAAGGAAAACATGGTTATCCGTGACGAGGCGTCGGGACATCTGTTAATTGATGAATGTCTGGCTCTATTATTTGTCGTTTACATCGATCCTGCATTCGGTGCCTACCTTCTGGAGCGCATGTCCGAATTGCTGTCCGGTGGATTTACCGTTTCAGACACTTGGCTGGTACAGACTGCCGGCCTTAGATTTACAAAGGAGGAATTAACGCAAATATTAGGACAACATGAGACGTAGTACATTTAAACGGCCAAAAATGGTGCTCATTTTCAACGGGGCACAGGTTCTTGTCGCCATTACGCGCTCGCTACATAGTGCGGCGGAACTGACAAAAGGCAACTTGCAGGCCATTTCATTTTGTTGCACGGGCAAGTACGTATGCAGCGGCGGGCTCTATTTCAGACATCTGCATCCGGATGTCGAGATCGAACTGTCCGACCTTGGCACGCTGATGCTGAAGGATTATGATGCCCTTTGCGGTGAGAAACGTACATACTATCCGGTGCGCAAAATGGCCCACAAGCGGGCCTTGCTTGAGAATAAACATAAATCTGACAACAAAAAGAAAGGAGGAAATGATTATGAGAGAGAATAGGAACATTCCGTTTCGGGACTGGAACATACGGGTTTCCCGAAACCACAGCGGCCATCTGCACATCTGTGCCATGGACGTATGTAACATACTTAAACGGAGCGAGCTGCTTGAAGACGGGGCCATCGCCCGTATCTGCCCGACGGCATTGAGGATCAGTTTCCGGAAGAACGGACGGGAGCAGTGGAGTTTCCGGCCCATCGATATGCGCAGGCTTTTGCGGACGGTGCGCAAGGAGACTATTATACCCCGCGACATGCTTGACGAGCTGGAGGCATGGGGCAACCAGCTTCTGGAACTGGAGTCTGATGATCTGCACTCCGCGGTCCAGAATGACACAATCCTTCATTTCATGGAAGGGTTTCCTGTCACATTCCGGCGCATCGGTGACAAGCTGATGGTCAACGCCACACAGATCACGATGCATTTCGGGAAGATTCCATCCGAGTGGCTCCGCATTGCCTCTACAGATATGCTCCGCAGGGAGATGGCGGGTAACGGACGTACCGGAAAGTATGAGTCGCAAATCTTCACCACGCGTGGACGTGGACATGGGGCGACCTGGCTGGAATCCCCCCTTATCATACCGTTGGTCCGGTGGGTCACACCGGAAGACCTGTCCCTGGCGGAATGGTGTGGTGAAGCTATCGAAAAGCTGTCCATGAAACGCCCGACGACCGCCATTCGTGAACATCCGAAGCCGGCGCCCCCCAATATGCCTTGCCTGGATTGTCCCATGCCGCAAGATATGGAGGCGGCAAAGGAACTGATCCGGGAACTACGGAAAGTGGTGCGCGACTCCATGCCCAAAATTGTCTTCTACGAGGAGTTCATCGAGAACAGGGACTGGTTCAAGAGCACACGTATCGCCGACGAGCTCGGTATCTCCCCGCGACAGCTGCATCAGTTTCTTGCCGAGGAAGGAATCTGCAAGTACGAAAAACGGCAGTGGGTGGTCTTCCCCTCCTGCCGGGCATGGCAATGTGATGTCCCCTACACATGGGAAAACAGCCGGGGAAAGGTATATACCTTCGGTTCGACAAAACGTTGGACGCAGGCCGGCCGTGAATGTATCATAGAGTTATGGCGGAAAAAGAATCCGGAATACCATTTACCGGGCGCATAACGATGGAGACAGCATTACAGCGGATAATCCGCAAGACAGGAAGGCGTCCGGTGGAATGCCGCTGTCCGCTATGCAGGCGGCAATGCCACACCCCGTGCCTTGGTACGCCGGAAGATATCCTGCGGCTACTGAAAGCCGGATATAAGGAGAGGCTGGCACCCACCGGATGGGCTGTGGGATTGTTGCATGGAAAAGTTCCGGGCATTGTACCAATGGTACAGGCCAGGCAGGAAGCCGGAAGATGTACATTTTTCCGGGACGGCTTATGCGGGCTGCACTCCATCGGACTCAAACCTACGGAAGGAAGACTGTCATATCACACCATCACAAAGGAGAACCTGAAATTCAGCAAATCGCTCTCCTGGAACGTGGCCAGGGAGTGGCTGGACGAACGGAATGCCGGTACGATACGGGAGATCTGCCGGCTGATGGAGAAATAGTCGGGAGACGGCTCCGTGAATGAGGCTAAAATATAACCCGTTAATTCCTCCGTGCCGATTTCATGGCCGTCTCTTATTAATTCATATCAATTGAAAACAATTTGCACCAGTCATGGCTATCCTTACCATGAAACCAAATAAAAGCAATGATATGGAATTAAAAAGCAGAATGACCGTCGAGGAGATGGCGGCACACCTGACGGAACATACCGGCAAGTTCGCCAACCGGGTTTCCGTGGGACGTTATGCCAGGAAACTGGGTTACTCCGTGTATAAACCGATGCGAAATGGCAAAATATGCCACTTCTATGTCAATCCCGCAATAAGGGATGATGAAGCGGGAAATTCACAAACGGACGTTTCCGGGAAATAGCGCGCCATGAAAGAAAATAATGAAAAAAAAGCGGCCGTGATACCGTTTCTGAAATGCTTCAGCGGACTGGTGGGAGCATTTCCACCGGAAGAGGTCATATTCATGATGTACATGGCGGACCGCACACGTCTGCGGGAGAAGGGATATGACACTTTGCGTAGCAAACGGTATCATATGGAGAGCATGGAGATCGGTTCGCGCCTTTTTGATAAATGCGTGAAGAAGGCAACATGCATGGGGCTGCTTAAACGGGTGCCGCTTGGCGGAATGTATGATTATCTCTGGGACATGCATGCTTATGACAGGCTCGTGAGAATACTGGCGGAACTGAAAACATCCTTTTGTGTCAAGGCATTCTGCCGGCAGGTGTTTGATGTGGAAAAAAGAACAGTGATGTCCGTCTCCGACAAGGAGGTTTACCACTGGAAGGAGAACGGGCAAAAGCACGGAACATGTCCGCCCTGAAAAGAGGCACATGGAAGAATAACAGACGGTATCATTGCATGCCGTCTGTTTTTTTATATCCGTAGCCATATGCGACAAACAACAGATGTCTAAATTGAAACAAAATATGGCGCCAGGGGGAGAAGCCCCGGACGCCCCGTTTTTTTTACCTTGAAGATGATACAAATGTACCGGATAACTGAGACGAGGGGTGTTACAAATGTAGCAACAATACTATAAGTAGTATCATACAAGAAGAAGATGGTAGATGTACTTTTTTCTTTGGAGCAAAGAAAAAAGATACCAAAAAAGAAACAGATAGATAGCAGACGGCATCGCCGTCTGTTTTTGTTTTTATAAGGGAAAGAGCAAAAAAAAGAAAGGCCACTTCCCCTTCAGATTCCTAAAAGAGAGAACGATAGAATAATATTCTCCCCCTATTGTCGTGTTATCGCCTGACATCCTTGCCCCGGTTCAGCTTGACGATGGAGCGCACACAGTCACACACCAGTTCGGCATCCTTATGCTCCCTGAAATAGTTTCCGCATTCCAGGCGCTTTCTGTCTGACGGCCGGCTGCTGTCCCTGCATTCACAGATTTCCAGGACATCATTCAGGTAATAGTATTTTCCTCCACGATTGATATGTATTTCCAGCGGTTCAAGGCGTTTCAGCCGTCCGTTCCATACAATCCCTTCCCGGTGCAGCGCATCGGCAAACCGGCTGCGGGCACTGGTTCCTATCGGGGTAATCTGCCAATTCTCCGCAACGCCGATTTCCTCATGCAGTGAATGACGCAGGGTGCCGTCCTCCTCCATCAGGCAATACAACACAAGATTCCCTTTCCTGTCAATCTCCTTGAACGCCCCCAATATGACATGCTCGTCCAAAAGGCTCACTTTCACCTGCTGCCCGTCTTTGGGTATGTACATCGATTCCGACAATGCGCCTTTGCGCCTGTCCCATACCAGATGCCGTTTGTTCAACAGACGCTGTAACGCAATCTTCTGTTCCGTATCCGCCTCCCGGCAATCTTTCAAGGGCATTACGACATCGTCCGTAAGAAGTTGTTTGTCCGCAGTCACCCTGACCGGGACTGAAATACACTCGCCGGAAACATCACCCACAAGTCCCGTCTCCAATGTTGCCTCATTGAACACGGCCAGCCCCTTGCTTATGGAGAGTTCGCCCGGAATATTCCTGATATCCTTTCTACGATATGGTTTCATTATTCATCCTTTTCTTCGCTTCCTTCCTGTAACATTCAAAAGCCATGTTTCATACACAAGAGAAACATTATGGCAAATATACACATTATTCAGCAAAAAGACAGGCGTTTAAACACCAATTCTCAGGATTCTTATACAAAATCACAAAAAACATACAAAAAAGTCAAGAATCATACACATGCATTTCCATATATATTCTATATGGTTAATAAATAGACTATTACAGCGTAATCCCTACCGATGAAAATTCCATTTGAACATGCTGTTTTACAGAATCCAACAAGCCGTTTCTTACCGGTACAATCAAGAATATATACCAAGAGCCGGATACTTTGGCACTATATATTTATGCCCACATTTCCGATGTTCCCCAAAACCGGCCTTACCCGCAAGAAACGAAAATCTTCTGAAAGTCTGTATATCCATGAAAACCGGAAGTATGTGTATCTGTGGCTTGGGAATGTCTTATAAATGCCGGAATAACAGTTATGATTGTATTTAAAACCGCTGTAAGTCCATGTCCCCGTTATTATATATTTTTTGACGTCCGCTTACAATTTTATGGCAGGACCCCATATTGGATCGTTTTAAAAAACGGGATTTGGAAAAATGCCCCGAGGATAGAAATCGAATCCGCACCTTGGAGTACACCCACCCGGTTCTTTTTAAAATTGTTACTATATTAATTTACAATAAGTTACTTGTTTTACTTTTATATAAAGTAAACATAAAACAGACTTTGTTATTATTATTAGTTACAAAATGAAAGCAATATATATTTTTTCATTCTGTTTTTATCTAATTTGGATATTTATTCAGACCTATACCATTGATAATTAAATATATAGTAAAACTTTCATTTTAATATACATATAGAAACGGGCTTTTTTCGTTTTTTGCAATGAAAAATTTTTTTTTCGCAAAAGCTATTATTTTATATATTGTTGATATTCAATGAATTAATAATTCTCTTCGCGCGTATGCGTACCATATTCGCAAAAGGGGTGTTTTTGAAACAATCTAAAAAAAATTCTCAAAAAGTTTTGCAGTTCTGAAAAACAGTTTTATAATAGTCATGTACTCGAAAGCCAAACAAACGGCAAACAAGTACGGAGAAAAAAAGAAAAAAAATAGATAACTAAAAAACAGATTTAAAAAACAGAAAAACAAAGACCGCCAAGAGCGAGAAACAAAAAGCCCTTTTTGTGGGAAACCTATTTTTGAGGCTTGGAAAATCAAAAATTCGCTTGTTCGCTTTGGAGCGATTAAATAGGGTGTTAAATAACCACACCGAGCAGGACTACAAACCAATGTAGCAAGTTGGAACGGCTAAAAACGTGTTTTTAGACCGCATACACAAAGCACGCAAATTTGGGAGTGCAAGTTGTATGAAAAAGGACGTGTAAGAATAATGCCATAATTGCGCCCAGTGCGCTCGGAATAAAATGCACGATAGCGGTAAAAACTATCCGTATAGGGGACGCCGGTAAATGTATATGCCAATGCTATGCGCAATACCCGGCTCGGCAAAACGCCTAAATGCCTCACCTTAAAGTTATCTGCCGGATTGGAAAAGATCCGGGACGTGCCAAAGAAACGTCTTGTCGAAATTGGAGTAAGCGAGCGTTTGCCATGATGCGAAGTTACAGGTATTTGTCATTTAACATTGCAAATATAGTATTTTTTTGCGAGCAAACTATAGGGCACGTTAAGAAAGTTGCGGAAATGAATTAAAACCCGCGCATGTAGGGTGAAATACATGGGCGGGTTATGGGCACGTGGCAATGGCTGCCACATTTCGCAGCAATGTGAGATTTCCGGTTCGATTCCGGAAGTGCTCGCAATACGCACTTTTGCGTAGTAACTAATACTTTATCATTATGGCAACAAGCAGATTAAATTCAGAACAGTTTGTAAATTTGGTGAACGGGTTGAAAGGCGTGATCCTTGTGTACAAAAGTACAGACCGTGACGGCAATGAAAAAGAAACCGCCCAACAGTTCTTCGGTGCGGATTATGAACCGAAAGACAAGACGCAGGATGAAATTTTCCGTGTGTGGAAAAATGTGGTGATGACTTTCTGGGCTGTCAAAGCCGAAGAAATCAAATTGCGTGAGGCGAACGACGGCATCCGCTCGAAACTCCGTGCCACAACTCCGTGTGCCGTCATCTTCCGCACCCAAAAGGGTGAAACGGTGAAACGCTTCGACTTGGAAGAGTCCGTATGGGCAAAAATCGGTCTTGTACCGACCAAAAAGGACTTTGAACGTACGGCACGTGACTACAAGAAAGCTATCCACGCCGCCGCAAAAGCGTCCTTTGATGCGCTTGGTTTCCGTGTGGCGCTGCCAAGAGAAGCGGAACAACCGGTACCACAACCTGCCGAAATCCCGGCAGCAGTGACCGTAGAAACGACTGCCGGAACCGTGGCGGAACAGGCGGGCGCCAAAAGCAAGGGCAAAGGCAGAAACAAAGCAACCGAACAACCGGCTGCCGGACAGTCCCAAGAACAGCCTGCTGAAGTAACCGCTGAAACAACCGCCGGAGCTGTTTCCGAACAGGCGGCAGGACAACAACCTGCCACTGATATGAAAACTGCCGCCTGATTCATTGGAATTTCCGGTGAATTGCAGGTAACATGCCCGCATTGTATGGCAGTGTGCCGACTTTGCGGGCTTTTTCCGTCCAACTGTCTACATATCACTGTATGCCAATGGTATATCCTGCAACAAAGTGGTTTGTGAGAGTAAAGATGTTGCTATTTGCCGTATCACCGCCATTGTTATACAGCGTGGCACATCCGGGCAAACACTTGCGGTCAAAATGCCGCCATCAGCATAACTCCCGTTTTACAGGGAGATGCCGGATTAAATTCACGGGTGCTTCAGGTCTTGGCTGAAAACGGGTTCGATTCCCGTACACCCACACTTCCAATTTAACTTCCACAATTTACTTCTTTGCGTCGTGAGATGCCGTTCCCACCCCCGACATAACACGGTTGACGTAGTGCAGCAGGGCTGCCTTCAAATCACCCTTCACTGGGTGAGCTACGTCCCGCTGTTATCCCCAGTTTGGAACGTGAGGTAAAAGGAAACACCGAAAAACAGATAACTTATAATATATTTCAACATGGTAGAGATATTTTCCACAGACCGTACCATGAGTCTGGGCTGCTTTGTAAATTTCAAGGCTGCCAAAGGTACACTCAGCGGGCTTGCCGATGCCGGGATACTCAGCGAAAAACCGGCTGTCATGGTGTGCAGCTACAAGAATGACGAACCGCAACAGGAATATGTCGCAACTTATTCCGGCGGGAAATGGCATACGCCACGGATACCCAAAGTTCCCCATGCCGTCGAAAACAGGACAAAAAGACGCCACAGGAAACGTTTGCGCAAAGAATACCCGACTCCGGAACACTGCTTCCGTGAAGGGTTTCCTGACTGGATGAACAGGTCATACCCGGTGCCATATGCCGACAATCTCAGAAGTTGCAACCGGAAATGCCGGATACATGCGGTATAATGCAATAATCAAAACAAGACATAATCACATGAGAACATTAGCAGATGTAAAAAGAAAAATGGAACTCGGTTCCAACTGGCACTGCGTCAGGCTGTCCGGAGGCAACGAGGATATGGGCGTACGTGAGGTCGGCAAAGTACAGGGCAATGCCGTGGCTTTCCTCAGCGGTGGGAAACTCTCGTGGCTCTGGTGGCCAAAAGCAAAGGACGTGCAGGTACAAGGCAACTCGTTTACCATATTCCGAAACGGGAAGCCGGCACTTCGGTACACCCTTGTGGAACAGGCGCCACAGACAGTCAGTACAAAATAATATGAATTAATAACAACCATGGGGGCGGAATGCCCCTATGCTTTTACAAACAGGAGAAAAAAAAGAATGGCAAAAATAACGGAAAAACAAATAGGAGAACCATGGGAACAAACAACTTGTCCACCCACCGGCGTGGTGTGATCCTGCGCGGTATCTGCGGCGGAGCCGCATTGAAAGACAAGTCACCGCAGATTTCAGAAGACAATACCGTCATAACCTGTGGTGCGGAACTCAGTATCTGGGATATCTGTGCCATATCGAGCGATGCCGAAGCCTTCGGGCTGCAGGTCAAGTTCGGTTATGACGGACATACGAGAATCACTTTTACCCCTAAAGAACAACCGGAATGAAATCATATTACTACATGGACTGCCTGCACCGTGAAATCTTCCTTGAAGAGGAGGATATTCAGGCCGTGCCGGAATCAGGCAGGGCGGACGAAGCCTGTTCCGCCATTGCCGGGAAGCCGTATGTCGTGGAGCAGTTCATGGCGGACTCTTTCCGGACCCTCAAAGACGCGGCCAGCCATCTGTGCGATTCCCCCGATGTTAAAAGCCGCCACGACGCTCTGATGTATATCGTGTGGACGGCGGCACTGGACATAAGGGAACGGCGGACCCTGCGCCATGGCGAAGCCGCCGTCAAGGTAACCCGTGAAGACGGTTTCGTGTGGCTGCTTGTACCGGCGGAAAATGCCCGGAAGCTATGGGAGGCGGATGTCTTTGCCCTGTACAGGCTTTATGCCGATGATTCGGAATCCCTGATCGAAAGCGAGGCGGATTTGGAATCGACCATCGAGGGCGGATACCAGATAGGTATCGAGGTGGGGTTCGCCTCCGTAATGGGCCATGCTGCCCGGATAAAGCAACAATAAAAATCGGAAACAATCAAATAATCAAGAAGAAAGGTATGGAAACAACATTGTTGACAAAGGAAAATGCCCACCGTGTGACCATGGTGCGGCGTGTGGATGCCCCGGAAAGCGAGCCGGTGGCGTTTCTTTTCAGGGGAAAGAGATACGGGTATTGCAGCTATTCCCACCTTGTCGGGAATCCGGGCGGGGAAGAAATCCTCGCCCCGGCGAATTTCAAGGACTGGGAGGTTGTGGAAGTGGCGCATCCGGGTTATCTGGAAGAATACTTCCGCCGGGCGTGCGACTCCTATAACCTCACCTCGTTCTCACCCGAAGAGCGGGGCGAAACGGACATCGCCTCGCACGAAAAGGAACTGCACGAGGATTTGCAGTCTATGCCCGAACAGCAGCGGGAACGTTACATGGAAAACTACAAACGCTATTTCTCGGCAATGATTGCCGCCAACAGCCGCTGTGCCAGCGCGATGATCACGGGACCTGCGAGATTCAACACCGCCCGTAACGAAAAGGCCTGCAACAGCCACAACAAGAGCGTTACGGCATTCAGAGAGTGGCGCGAACGTGCCCTCGAAGCGATACGCAAGGCCCTCGAAGCCGCCAAGCCCGAAGAACAGCGTGCCGAAGAGGAATGGCAGAGGGTCAAGGCTGATATCGACGACACGGCCGCCACCATCCGTGGCATTGATACGGGCACATCACGCGGTTATAGCCGCTCCCTTTTCGTCAGCAATCTTGCCGGACGGCTCTCCACATATGCCAACCATGGCAATGTCGAAATAATCGACCGTGCCGTCGCCCGCCTCCGCGAGTGGAACGGCAAGGGCGGGAAACCCGTCGTCACGGAGCGTCATTCCATCTTCAAATACCCCGAGATCGCCCGCAAGGTGCGGGAGAAACAGCAGGAACAGGCCGGTCGTGAGAACCGTGAAATACTGTTTGACGGCGGCAGACTGGTATGGAATTACGAGGAGAACCGACTGCAGATACTTTTCGACGGGAAACCGGACGAGCAGACCCGGACACTGTTGAAAAAGACCGCATTCAAATGGGCGCCGAGCCACCAGGCATGGCAGCGGCAACTGACACTGGCGGCAGAATCCGCCGCACGGCACGTATTGCGTATCGACTTCTAACATACCGGCATCATGAAATACATCATAGATTCACGTTATTTCGACGGGACATGCCTCACGTCGATGTCCGATGACATGCACAGCGACTACGGCGGCGAGACGCTGGAAGCACTACGCGAAAGGGAGAAGAACCCGCATCTGGTCGCCGTATCACCGGGACGCATGACACAGCTTGTGAAACGTTATACCCGGGCACTATGCAAGCCCTTCCGTGAAATTACGGAGGAACGCTACTACGACCTGTGGGAATGCCTGCCTCCGGCACGCTGGAAAAACGGTTATTTCTTCGTTGGAGAACCTTATTACGGTGACCTGTATCCGTTCTGCTTCCGCTCGCAGGAGCGGTTCTTCATGGCGGAACGTTCCATACGTCTTTCCGACGGGGAACTCTCCCGCCAGATCAGGGAACATGCGGAGAGGCTGAACCGCCGTCCCGCCCTCGTTAAGGGCACGCCGGAGGTACGCTACATGGCATGGTATCGGTCGGACGTGGCCTATATCCCGTACTCGTTCATACTGGACGGGAAAAAACGGTTCTTCCGGAATCTCGCCACACGGACGGGGGTTGAATTCTACGATCGCAGTAATCGGAATGAACTGGCGGCATTGCTCCGGAACCTGCGCGGGAACGATTATGAATACTGCGCTTTCTACTCCCAAAAGAAGGACCTCTTCGAGTTCTTCGACTGGCTGCGGCAGAACAAATACACGCTGGAAGTCCAGGGCGACTTGTTCGACTTCGCTCCGGACCGTTCCTATGTGGACTTTCACGGCAACGTGCGTGAGTATTCGGCCGTGTTCCATTACCGCATCTATTCACGCGAGCTTTTCAGCCATATCATTAACCAGCTACGCACCGTGAAACGGTATCACGCGTGACATAAAAGGAGGGAAACACGATGAAAATCTCAAATGAACCTACCCCATACCTTTTGCTCAAGGCAGGAACTTACAGTGCATGGGATTGCTGCGACTTTGCAATCGTGTACCTGTCAAAAGAGTGGAAACAGACACAGTCCGGCAGGCTGGAAGCCGTCAAGCCATTCAAGGATGACATCAGTTTCCAGTCTTTAAACTTTTATGACATATCGGTTGGTTTTTACCAGCCGGACGAGGACGGGATACTGGGCAGCGAGGACTTGCCGGAAGACAATAGCTGGTGCTTCGTGGAACTTACCGAAACGGAACTGGAAAGGTTGGTTCCGCCGGACAATGTGCTGGACAGCCATATCTTGGCGGTATTTGCAAACGGGGAAGCCAGATACCGGGCGTACGGCAAACATACCGACGAGCGATTCTGGACTGAAAAATTCCCTTTGCAACAGATTTTGGATATACTGGCGAGTCATGAATCTTAAAATTTCAAAGCAGCCATGACAGAAATCATCAAAACGGACGGAACACGCCAACCCGTGCAGCCTGCCAATGGCTCGGACTTCACGCTGAAGGAGATGCAGGCGATTGTCGGCGGCTACATCGAACTGGTGGAACTGGACGGGAACACGACAATGGTCGTCAACGAGGAAGGCAAACTTATCCCTCTGTCCCTCAATCTTGAAGCGAGCAGGATATTCCGTGCTCATCACCCGGCGTCGAAAGACTTCATCGTCGGGGACGTACTTGTGTGCAACAACAATCAAATCAGATAAAAATTATGGATAAAGAAAAAGCAAAAGCGCTCAGCGAAATTCTCGCGCGCTACAAAGAATTACAAGAGAACGACAGTGTAAACCTGATCGAATTTCATACCGCTGACGGGAAGAAACACGGTATCGGCAATGCCGCTGCCATCAAGCTCCTGCTTTCAGTGGCCGTCATCGAACTGGAACGCCAGCTTCGGGCCGCACAGTTCGGTGATATTCCGGAAAGCCTGGAGAACAGCCGCGAGTACAAGGCGGCCAAACAGCTGGAATACGCCATGAACGATTTGGGATTCAAGTCCGAACGTTTCGCCCAGGCGCTTCCTTATTTCCACAAGACACTGGAACAGACATTCTTCAGAACTGTAAAAGCCGGTATTCTCGCCATGGCGGAGCGTGACCCGCGCCGTATCGACGGGCGCAACGAGGCTTCTTACGAAATGTGCCGGATGCTGGCCCCCATGTTACAGGATACCAGACTTCCATTCATCTAAAAGGACATGTTCATAGACGAGAGGACACAGAACCGGATCCATGCCATCCCCGGCGAGAGCATTTCCCATAGCACGATGCGTACGCAAGACCTGATCCCGGTGTTCATGGATGTTATCCGTGACACACCGGAGTACGTGCAGGTGATGGATGCCGTCCCCGCCCATGCCATGGAAGACAAGGATGCTGAATGGTGGAACAGCGATGACGCGGCCGGATTGCTGGAATCGCTGTTCGACACGCTTGACAGCTGCTCCCCGGAGGATTACTATTTCGGCGCCCACCCCGGTAACGGCTCCGATTACGGATTTTGGAAAATGGACTAATGAATGCCGGAACATGATACGGATTAAAAAAGACAAGTGGCATGGCATCCTCAAAGACGGGATTTGTATCGGGCAAATCTATCTTGCCCGTGCCGAAAGCAGGAAATTGAGATACTGGGCAATCTCTTGCGTGAGTGGAATCGGTTTCAACACTTTCAATGAAGCCCGCAGTTATGCCAAAAATTTCCTTTAATAAAAGAACCGCATGATAAATTGGATACAACAGATGCTTTTGTGCCGTAAAAAGACGGACAAAGGCAGAATGACACTCGGGAAGGTGCAGGAAGAGTATGGCGGGAACGATGTATGCATGGGAGAACTCCTTGATGCCCTTCCCGCCGACGGACTTTCCATAGAGGAAGCGTTCGGGCTGGCTATCGCCGCCAAGAAATGGGCGGACGGAGACCGTTTCTACCGAAGTATCAACGATGGAGAACCGGAAGAATTGTAAACAACAACAGAACAATGAAGACAAAGAAAAATGGACAGATATGATTTCATAAGATTCGGGGAACAGGTACGCTGGTACAACGAAAGTGAAGACCTGATGGAAACCATGCAGGTGTGCTGCCCCGTATATCCTCCCGTGCAGGGCGACACAAGGGTACAGCTGGTATCCGCCGGAATAGAGGCGCTGCAATCGGGATGCGGGTCGGAAAAGACGGTCAGGGCCTCGCAGCTCGTGCCCTTCATAAGCCACTTCGGCAGGGGATACTGGGAGGCTCTCACACAGGCAGCGGACAATGGGGCAGGCACGGACCTGCTCGAAGCGATGATCAGAAACAGCTGTCTGGGCCTGGGAGAACAGATATGCCTGCTTTGTGGCAAGGTGTCGGCAAGCGTGCACGCTGCATTCTGCAGGGTATATCCCGAAGAGGGAAGCCTGCTCGACGTCATTGAGTGGCAGGGAAAGGAGTACCCCATAAGGAAGCTGACACTGTTCCGGGGGACGGAACAGGAAATGGAAACAACCGTATCGGTCACCGCATTGCAGAGGAAGCTCATCGGACGCAGGAGCGGCGCACCCGTTTCAAAAGCCGCAGAAAGGATCGATGAAGGTATTTATTATTACTGTGAACAGGAAAAGGAGTTCCTCCTCCCGCAAGAAGGCCTCACCGCATTTGTAGAAAGGGGATGAGACAGGGAAATGATACGATATACACAGATAAAGACAATTGAAAATGAAAAAAGAACCGAGTAAAACGCAAGAAAACGGCATATCGGATACCGGCATTCCCATGCCGGACGACATCCTGCCGAGACTTGTCAAGGAAAAAGATGCCGGCAAAGAATATATGGCCGCTACCCGTGAAAAACTTATGCGCCTGCTCAAGGAATACCTTGGGCAAAAATACGGGCGGAAAGTCCGCTTCATCCTTCCGACGGGTGATCCGGCCGGTGACCTGCTGGACGGGAAGGGATTCTATCCCTGTTCGGTGACCATATACGACAAGTACGGTTTTGCAGCCTGCAGCAGTGCCGTATCGGTAGAGCTGACTGCGGAAGGAAAAATTCTCATCCCTACCGACGAGGCCGGAAAAATCCACGACGCGGAAGAGTACCTCTCAAATGACGACCTGCTGTCCTTGTGCGGAACGGTAGAAGAATACGAACGGCTGTTGCCTGAAATCCGCAAGGAACTGGCAGAAAACGGGAACTGGAAAGAATTTGCCCGAAGAATGCTGGAGGAAGAATTCCCGCAGGCAAAAGTTGAGGTACGGGAGGAGTTTATCCGGGACTGCTGGGAGAACCTGCAGACAGAAAGTTATAACCTCCAACACTTTGAACGGTATTGTCAGGAAAAATAATAAAAAATATACGAACCATGTCAGACAAGATATTACAGATGTTCTTCGACATCGGCCGGTGGAAAAAGGCCATTGAGAAAGGCGTGCTGAAAGACATCCGGAAAGACCAGCTTATCCGGCTGACCGACGAGCATACCCGTATGGCCATGGCCGATGCCATGATACAGGGGAAGTACGAAATCGCTCCCCCGCATACCGCACAGATACCGAAGGAGAACGGCGAGTTCCGTACGGTATACATCAACGAGCCCGTCGACCGGGTAGTGCTGGGCATTGCCAACGACCTGCTCTTTGAACTCATGCCGGAAATGGTACACCCCTCGTGTAAGTCCTACCAAAGCGGTATCGGCTGTGGCAGCGTAGTCACCGAGGCCAGCCGCCGGATAGCGGAAACGAGAGGCGGCGGCATTCTGGGCTGGAAGTCGGACCTGAGCAAATATTTCGATAGTGTGCCGATACGGTACATTGACGAGGCGTTCGACAAGGTCGAGGCCAGACACGGACGCTCCTCCTTAATTGACGTGCTCAGGAAGTACTACCACAACGATCTTTACTTCGATGAAGACAACCGCCTTCAAGCCAAGTACCAGTCCCTCAAACAGGGCTGTCCCGTGGCAAGCTGGCTGGCCGACGTGCTGCTCCATGATCTCGACGGGGAACTCTCAGGAATGACAGGCTACTACATCCGATACTCGGACGACATGCTGTTCATCGGGAAAGACTACGGGAAAGCAATGCAAGTGCTGGAACAAAGGCTCGGCGAGAAAAGCATGAAGCTCAACCCGAAGAAGGTGGAATACCTGATGTCCGACCGCTGGTTCAAGTTTCTCGGGTTCAGCATCAAGGGGGACATGATCTCCCCTTCGGCAAGCCGTATCAAGACTTTTCAGAAAGAGATTGAACGCCGCACGATCCGCAATCCCCGCACTACCCCGGCAAAAGCGGTCAATGCAGTCAACCGCTACCTGTATAAGGGCAACGGGGAGTTCAGCTGGGCGACCCAGGTGCTTCCGGTATGCAATGTCCGCAGAGACCTTGACGAACTGAACAAGTTCGTGATGGACTGCCTGCGGGCCGTAAGTACGGGCAAGCGGAAGGTAGGCGGTCTGGGATATGTCAGTACCGGGCAGGACGGCTGCATTGTCCGGGGCAAAGGGCGCAACGTGAAGGCGAACCGGGGCAAGACCCCGGGAATCATTCCGGGCTACCTGACCATAGGATGCATGCGCGGCGCCTTATTGACGAGCCGGGCGGTGTACAATACGCTGGTAGCATCGTTATAGGGCATGCCGGGCACACGGCAGAACGGGTGAACGGGCAGGTTATTCAACGTTACAGGCTTATAACCAGAATCCATATAGGAATTAACCGGTCTAACAGCCGGTTAATCCCACCTTGATTCTGGCTGCGCCTGTAATGTATCGGGAAATTAGAGTCATGTGCCGTCTGTCCCGCACCCGTTACCGGAGCACACCGGGAAAGTTCAAGGAATAGGTTTGGGCATCCCGCGTACCGACGTCTTCTTTCCGAGTCTGAAGGCGGCTGACCGTCGCCTTCGGACTCCGCAGAAGACCCATACGCGGGATACATCGGAAGCATAAAGCCATGTGCCGGTATTATGAGAACTTTCAGTCTTTTCCAGCACGGGAACGTGCGGTTCGGGGGAATGGATTCAGCCCGCTGTCTCCGATAAGCCCGTATCGCGCCGTCGTATCCCTAGCGTCATACGACGGCGCCATTCCGGCTTCCGCCACAGCAGACATCGGACCTGTAAAGGAACGTGCCGGCATTCCGGGAACCGCAAAAAGAACAGCACAGGACAAAGGGGGCAAGGCCGGGATTTCAACAGAGCCGCGATTTACACGGCTGGAACCTTTGTCATCTCCTGCTAACACGACAGATGACACAGGGTCCAGCCGTACTCGCGGCCCGTATCAGGTTTTTAAAGGGATGTGCCGTCCGGATGAGCCCCCTGAACAGAAGGTAGCGCGACCGCATATGCACGAGAGACCCAAATTCAAGATACAGTATTCAAGCTTGGTCCTGAGCCAGGCTACTACCTGGTTCAGGACCGAAGTCCTACTGTATTTATCAGGACTATAAAGATACGCGCCAGGGGTTTGAGTGCCATTAATTGTAAACAGGTGAGAAAATGGAAGATATTTACCGAGAAACCGTCACCGCCATAGAGAACGGCGCAAATTTCCGGATTGATTTCCAGTCCAGAAGTTTAAAAGTAAACGGGAGACACATGATACGGAACGGCAGGCATGATGGCGCTCCGTGGTTGCCGAAGTACGGCTGCGGGGATTTTTTCACGGATGTGGAGGATCTGTACCGCCGCTATAAACATTCGATACCATCGGAGCGCAGCCAGAGCAAGTCCCGCCGGTATTTCATGGCATTGCCCGAAAGTGACCTCGAGGACGGGGACATGCTGTATGGGCAACACCGGGACACCGCTCAATTCGAGCTGGAATTCTATATCCTCTGCCGGATTATGGGCGGGTTCACATGGAATCCCGAAACGATGGGCAAATGGTTCTGGCAAAGCGAAAAAGACAAGGACCTGGTGATACTCAGAGAATGGGTGGAGCCCGGAAGTAATCAACTATTAACAAATTCACAATGAGCAGAAAGAAACAAGAAACAAAAATCCTGTGCCCCGGATGCGGCACGGAATTCGCCATCGCGGACAAGGAATTTACCGCCACGGGCATCGTTATCGGCAAGAATTCGGGTTTGGGCACGGTCTATCCGGCGGTGGCCGGTCATAATCCCCCTGCCGGACTTCCCAAAGGGGCGCGCGAGCGTATCGAGGCGCTCCGAGGCGCCGGTGTGGACGTGAGCTGCCTGTTCGCCATGCAGGGAGCCGGGGGTGGCGAGTACGTCGCCTCCAACAAGGACGGGAAACTTACCATCCTGGATGACAACGACCCGATATTCGGCTGCATCATGGCACAGGGTACCGTTCCCAACAACCGCCTCTTCCGCCGGTGGGTCATGGCGCAGATGTTCCACATGATGTCATATACGCATCACTGCCGGAAAGAGCCGGCAGGGGTGACCGAGATGATCCACAGGAAAGGCTATGATTACCAGTGGAAAATGCTCCTGAACGAGCTACACGCCCAGATGAAGATGGAACACAAGGACATCACAGGTTTTGTAGAGAGAAACCGCTGGTTCAACCGTGATGTGGTTCTGGCCATCGCGAGCGACTATGTCAGCGCGCTGAAAAAACACGTGGGTAACCTGGAAACAAGAAAATGCAAGGGAGTTCCCTACAAGCGTGTATACGGCCGTAATATTTTCGTGGAGGACCTGCAATCCAAACTGTACTACCCGCTTTCCATCGCGATAACCCACATCAGGCACGCGCTGGACGCCGCACAGCTTTACAACGCGGTCAGACAGTTCAATGACCGCCGTATCCGGCTGCCATGGGATACTCCTCAAAGCAAGGCATGGATGGACGCCTATAAGGGCGCCGGGGCGTTCTTTACCATGCAGAACCTGATCCGTTTCCACGGCTGCACAGCCATTGACGATTCGGGGCGCAGGCTGGACAAGTACCAGTCACTGGCGTTCCTGTCAGCAAAAGCGGAAGAGTATAAAAACGGAGAAGGATGGCGGTTGCTGGCAGTCCTGAAAAAAATGCTGGCGGACAACAATATCAACATCAAGAAGAAGATGGCGGCATGGCGTAAGAAGTAGGCCGTCATCTCCATCCGCCCGGTAGGCGGCACGGTGTGGCGGGTCAGAATAAATCAGTACTCCCTCCATTGAAATGATGCTCATCCCTGTTAACACAAGATGAGCTTCTTTCAATGGAGGCATTACATCGAAAACGTAAAGAGATGCCCCCGTTTGACGACCACACCACTATTCTAATCAAAACGACATAATCCTTTATACGATGAGCAAGAAACAACTACGACGCAGGGCTTACCTGCTGTACCGGTTACGAAAACAGGGTATCCGATGCCTGACGCGCTGCCGGACCATCTTCTATCCTTACGGGGAGGATCCGAAATCAGTACCGTACATCCGCAGCCTGATAAGCGAGTTCCATTTCCTGGTCCAATTTGAAATATCCGCCTGACATGCAACCGGGAGACATTGCAACATTGAAAGTGCCCTACAAGGGCTATCGCCGCATAGAGCTGCTGGAACGGCTCCAATACACCTGGCTGGTACGCATCTGTGAGAGCGGGAAGGAAATCGAGGTCTATGAAGACGAGTTCGAAACGGATTAAAGGTACGGAACAATGAAAGGAGAACAACAGGAAGAACGCGTACCGAACTTCATCGGTAATGCCGTCATTATCCTCACGGCCAGCCATCTGGGCTGCAGGGTGGAGATGCTCGCCACCGCACAGGAGGTGTGGCGGACGAAACGCCTGCCCGAGGCGGTGCTGCTGGGCATGTACGAGAAGGCCGCACGCGAGGCCGTGTCGGCTGTCTGGAAGAGAGGCCTGGCGGAACAGGCGGACCGTCTCGGAGAGATATTTTACAAGACGGGGGAATTTCCTCCGGACAAAAAACGGGAACACTAAAAAAGACACCAGTATGAGAGCAAGAACCTTTCAGGAAATATACGACTTCTGTCGTACGGATGACACCTATCGGAGCTATTTCGAAGTATCGGACGAGTCCCGCATCACCGGGGCAAAGGCAAGAAAGTACTATTACGGCGATATTCGCCGCGGCCAGTGCCGCGTGGGAACATTCATCTACTGCCAGTCAATGCGGCAGCTTGAAAGGTTCCTCGGGGGCGCAAGGCAGGATCATTACATCCATATTGACCCGCTGACCTGCCGGGAAGTGAGTCTTAAGGACGATATGTTCCCCCACCGGACCGCCTATATCGTGGTACACGTCAGGCGGCAGGGCGTGCGGATTGAAATCGAGCATCCCCTGCACAAAGGATGGGTAGATTTCACGGCACGTTCCCACCGTCCCTTCACCAGGGAGGGAATCATAGCCGAGGCGAAGTCCTATATTGACAGGCACATCCTGCTGGCACCGGGCAGATACCGGGACTTGCAGCTGGAACATATGGTTTTCAGGGAACAGTTCCCCACATGGTACAGGCAGTATAAAAAGAGACTGCATGACCGGGCGGAAGCCGAACATCAGGACATGGTGGAGAGATACCGGTACAGGAATGACATCACCTACGGGGAAGCCCGTGACATGCTTGCGGCTTCAGGCATATTTTTCGACCTGAACTGCGACGAGTTCGAGCGGGATGAGATTACGGAACAATTTGTACAACTCTGTAACAGAACTTGAAATGGAAACGGACATAGTAAGAAAATGTATTGCGGACTATCTGCACAAGATAGACAGGTACAGGCAGCAACGGGATGAACTGCAAGGAAGGATTGATGCGACCCGCCGGAAAATTGCCTGGCATGAAAAGCGGATCATCAGGCTGTCAGAACAGCAGAAACGTATCGAAAGGCCGTGGTGGACGAAGGAAATCGTGGCTCCCCTCATGCGGGAAGTGGCACGCCTCACCCCGGAGGTGGCATGGAGTGCCGAAAACCTGTACACCCATGGGCTGAGGGCAGCATGTTCTGTTTACGGGGAAGCACAAAACGGCGGGACCGTCGGCCTGACTTTCACGTTTGACGGCGGTGTCCTCAGTTATGACACCGGGGAAGTCACACGCCGATTCGCTCCGGGTACGCTCGGTGATATCAACGGCATGAACAATGTCTGCGCCCCCGTGGAGAGTGTGGACACACTGGTTGCAAAAGTAAATGGACAAAGAGTGGAACTTAAAAGCCAAGCGGATGAACCTGTATAATCAAATCAAATATAACGGATACCACATCAACATCTACTATGATGACGATGCCGGAAGCCCGCGAAAAATGTTCGACAACCTCGGTACGCTCTACACGGCACACCGTCGCTACCGCCCGGAGAAGGAGTTCGATGAGCACTTTGATATCGACAAGGTTTTTGACGGGCGCATCGGAAATTTCCGGGGATCGTTCCTGAAGGAGTATATCGCCTTGCCGGTCTATCTCTACGAGCATAGCGGCACTACGGTATCCACCTCGCCGTTCAGCTGCCCGTGGGATTCCGGATTTTTCGGCATCATCGCGGTACCGTTGGACAAGGTGCGCCGGGAATACGGGTGGAAGAACATCACCGTGGAACGCAGGAAGCGGATCGAGGAATACCTGCAAGGTGAAATCAAAACCCTTGACGACTACTACACCGGAGAGGTCTTCGGATATTGCATAACACCGGAGGATGACGACTCCAACGAACTGGACAGCTGTTGGGGATTCTACGGAACGGACAGTCTGAAAGAGATGGAAGCCGAATGCAGGCATATCATCGACGGACTGGACAAGGCGGCAGCATAAAATAGAAAAAATGATTGACATGGAAGAAAAACAAGATTATAAGGAGATTAAGGTACGCCTGCATCATATAGATCGCGGGAACTGCACGGAAGTCTGGGAAGTACAGACGGAGGAAGGCAAGCCCGGGCGCTATCTGGGACGTGATGACGGTTATGGTCCGAAGGAGTGGTACACGCTCTGCGATGCCCCCTACGGATATTGCGAGAGGGACTGCCACGTAAGGACGGACCTCATCCTTGTCATATGTGACAAGAAATGGAACGAGGTACTGCGTGACGGAATGGACAGGGAACGCTTTCCCGAAAGTTTCCCTTCATTGGACGAGGCATGCAACGAGGCATGGGACAAGGTCGTGAAAGGGCTTCCGCATGTCACACGCAAAGGTTTCGGGCAGTGGATTACCAAACAGTCATTCCTTCCGCTCAGCCAGACCGAGGAGCTGAACTGGCGGGATTGCTACTGTGAGGAAGAGGCAAGCGAGATTCTCTCGCGTTTTACATGGATCAGTGAAGAGTACGCCATCTTCAAGGTCACCCGGCGGCACACCAAATGCGATGCACGGTGGTACGAGTATTACGCGGGCAAGACAAACCGGCAGGAACACGAAAGTTACGTCCGTTTTTTCGGATACGAGTTCCATGACCGACATGTCAGCGACGTAATCGGAACACTCGGCAGGCGGTGTGACGACATCTTCCGTACTGTGGTGGAAACCCGCACGGACCACTACTACGGGCGCACGGTTTCCTATTTCATGGACGAGATCATCGGTTACGACCTGTCCCATGAACAAGTCCGTGACGCCAAGGAATGCAGGTTACGAAAGGCACGGGAAGACTATGATGAGGCGCTCGCCTATTATCATTGGCTGGAAAAGAATGGGAACGGTATCCCACAGAACACAGAACAGGAAAAACAGTCACAATAACTAAAAATACAATTCAAAAGTATAACTACAATATAAAAAACATATATAATGAGAACATCATACGGACTTGAATTCAATACGGTAACAGAAATCAATCCTGAATGGAGCGATTATGACAAGACAATAGCGGAATGCCACCTGGCCAATACCGGTGTGGTCATCGTGGATACGGAGTACGGGCAACCGATAGACAACGAATATGACCTTGAAGAGATCTACCGCCTTCTCGAAAAGGAGAATAAAAAAAGCGCCGCCAGGGTAATCCGGTCTCCCTTCCAGCTTCTTGACGAGCTATGCCTGTTGGAACCCGGGAGCACCATCCACTGTACCTGTCTTCACGGGAAGGACATGGACAATCCCCTGACACTGAAGGAGAAAAACTGCCGCATCGGCGACTGTCCCACGTTCGTACTCGCACATAATGACGGGAGCACGGTCAGGGTTGACGGCGAGCAAATCATGGAAGGCAGCTGCCGTTTCGATCTTCCCGGATGGGAAACCCCTCCCGCCGGGCAACTGCGGTATGTAAACAGGACATACCCTGACGGCATTCCGGTACGGCTGGAAGTATTTTCCTACGATTCTCCCGGAAACCTTTACGTGGGACTTCTCTCACCGGAGAATGACAACGTGACATCATGGGGATCCTTCACCGACGTGACGGTAAACATGCGCCCCCTTCCTCCGTATTATGCCTTCGTCAAGGAGTACAGCGAGAACGAGGGAATGGGCGAGTTTCTCACCCGGAACGGCATCGCCTGCCGCTCCCATGTCATACCCGATATCCAGAACGGATTCGTCACGATGCACGCCTACCTGTTCGACAGGGAACGGCTCGCGCTGCTCGCGCCGGACACTTTTCCCGATTACGAAAAAAGCCTTGTGGAAGAATGATACCGACTACCATGGAAGTAAAGCAGGAAAATAAAGGCATCAGGGTACGCTTGAACCATATCAGACACGGGGAGTGTATGGAAGTCTGGCAACTACAGACACCCGAAGGCAAACCAAAACGCTACGTCTGCCGCGATACTTACGGTGAGAATTGCTGGTACTGGCTATGTGACGCCCCATCCGGCTGTTGCGAACGCGATTACGCAATCAATAACGACATCGCTATAACAGTGTGCGACCAAAGCTGGCGGGAAATCACGCGGGACAGCAATAACCGCAGACGTTACGCGAAAAGTTTTGCGACATTGGAAGATACCTACACCGAAGAGTGGAGGAAGATTGCCGGCAACTATCCGGGAGTGACACGGAACGGTTTCAAGGAATGGATTCTCAAGCAATCGTTCCGCCCGCTCAACGGGACTGAAGAGGCCAACTGGCAATATTGTCGGCATGAAACGGTGGCAAGCGAGACTTTGGCACATTTTACATGGATCGGTGAGAAGTACGCCATCTGCCGGGTCACCCAGAAACATACCGAATGCGACGCCCGGTGGTACGAATATTATGCGAGGAAAGTACAGGGAATATATTACGGACACACCCATTTTTTCGGTTACGAGTTCCATGACCGGCATATTAGCGACGTGCTCCGGACGCTCGGCAAACGGTGCGAGGACATCGGCAGCACCGTGGTGGAGACCCGCTACAGGAAGGGCCACTCTGCCATGTCCTACTTCATGGACGAGTTCATCGGTTACGACTTGTCCTATGAACAAGTCCGTGACGCCAAGGAATGCAGGTTGCGCAAGGCAAGGGAAGACTACAACGGGGCGAACACCTACTATTACAAACTGAAAGAGAACGAGGTGAGTGTCCGAGGCATCGAGGCAATACTGCTTGCCATGAGAAAACAAATGCTAAAAGCGAAAAAACAATAAATATTGATATGGAAACAAGTAAAACTATTAAACCAGAAGAAAATGCCGAAGCATCCGAGATGCTCGGCTATATCATGGGGCAGCTGAAACACAACGGTGGTAAATGGGACCTGACCGATGATGCGGGCAAGCCCGTCATCTTTGATACGGAAAAGAACGTGTATATTCCAGATATCATGCTTTCAAAAGACTGTACTCCGTGTGCGGTAATCCCGCTGGGATATTTCGAGGATGACACGATCCGTGCCATCGTGGAAATGATTTCCTTGTAATAATCCTCCAAATGAGATTCAAGGACAACGGACTGGCCAACCTTCACGACCGGAACCGTGAGGAAAGCGGTTTCTGCTGCATGCAACTGATCACATTCCTTACGGACAATGGAGTGAAAAGCTGGGATGAATGGCACCGGGCGCATACCGACGCGGCCCGGGGCGAATGCAAATACCGGACACGATGCCCGGTTTACCGGCGCAGTAAAAACAAGACAGAATCAGACAAATAAATACTGCAATGAATAAAATAAGGCCCGAACTGTTGGAGCGGATAAGAAAATCCAACGAGGAATACAAAAGGATTGGATCCCTGTTGAAACCTTTGGGATTCACGCTTTGTACGGGAGCGGTCTTTTACGGAGAACGCCCGTTCAGCATGTACTGCGGTAAAATGGAAGACTACCGGTCTTTCATCGACAATATCGACAGTATCAGGGAAAGGTACCGGAAACGGAAAAACGAGAGCCTGGGAATTTATGAAACAAGAAGTCAAAAGCAACATCCGCAGAATCGAAGCGATACCGTACTGCATAAGAAAAAGAAAGACATATGATACTCAACATCGTTAAGAACGGAACAGAAAACACCCGCATAGCGGAAGCTGTCAGGGAGGTATTCCCCGACTCGGAAGTGAAAGTAAAGGAGGATTACGGCATGTCCGTGGACATAGAGATAAGCTCCCAGGAAGGGCTGCACAGCCTGGAAGGCCTCAAAGAGCTGGAGGACTGTTTCAAGGACTATGACATAAGAATATGGTGACCGCCACGCAACGGGCGGCAAACCGGAAATTGTTCAACTACAGATAAAAACAATCAACATGAAACAAGAAAATCCCACAGTACCGGAAACAGACAGAATTTTTCCGGAAGATGATGACGCGCTTTACCGCGAAATGACAGCGCACATGCCCGGTTGTTATTTCCCGACTTCGCTAAGCGAGGATGGCATCCACGAATTTGCCGGGGAGGAATTTCGCCGCATCAGGAACATTGTCTGCCGGCACTATAACTTCGACGAGGACAAATATATCCAAGAAAACGCCGGCGTATCCCCTTTCGATTCCGTCCAAGACAACTTCGAGCTGGAAGTGTACAGGCGTATCCGTAAGGATTATATGCAACTCAGTGTCATCTCCATTAGAGAATCACTTTTGGGGAAAATTCGCCGTGCCGTGGAAAAAGAGAACAATATTATCGGCACGTTTTACCGTAACCGTGGCGTGCATTACCGGGAGTCGGAATCACCGGAGTATGAAACCTCCCCGATAGTGGTGGTCCATAATCCCGTTTTTTACGGATACGGCGGTTACGAAGGTGCGACAGTTTATGAACTTTTCATCAACGGGAACGGCAAACTGCTCTGCACGCTCAACGGTGAGGCCGGCGAGGATTTTGATGAGCCTGCCGAAAACGTACAGACCGAAGGACTGCTCAATATCACCCACTGGCTGGAAGAATACGGGTTTATCCCTGATGATACTGATGACGACGAGATTACCGTATGCGACGAGTGCGGTTCAGACAATATCCAGACACAGGCATGGGTGGACCCGAATACCCGCATATTCATTGGCACTACGGGCATTGACCGTGATGACAACTGGTGTGACGAATGCGAGGATCATCTGCCCTTTACCACGCTTAAAGAATTTAAGGGACGTATGCAGGAATGGTGGGATTCGCTGGATTCAAATCAGATGGAGAAGATTACAGGCTACCGTCAGAACAAGCGTCAGGCATTTGTAAAAGCCTGCAATATATGGTGGGGCAACAAGAACTACGACGAGAAACGTAAAATCTGGAAAGAACATAACAATTATTGACTCATGGTTTACAATCTTCTTAAACGCATACAGAACCTGTTGGTTTCCAAGCCTTCCGGAACAAAGGAGGAATTGGAACTCCTAAGTCTGGTCAACCAGGCGCTTCCTACAATGCTCAATGGGCGTGAGACCGAAACACTTGCCCCCAATGAACTGCTGGTACGGATATGTCCCGACACCAAACATCCGGTCCTCGTATGCCATGACGGCAACGGGCAGTGCCTGTGCCTGCATAACGGGACGACGGAAGAGGATGCCATCGATGTGGACTTATGGCTGCGTTCCAACGGCAGGGAGTGTAACGGCTACAACAAGTTGCAGGAGGCAGTCGTGGACCTTGCCTACAATGCCGGAGCGGACAACCTATGGGAAGATATGGATTCCCGTGCCGTCAATGCCGAGATCGTCCGGTGGGCGGAGGAATTCGAGACTGAACATGCGGGCACTGATTGGGATGCGGGGGACTACTTCCTTGCCATCGACGGGTTTTACAGGAAAAAGGCAAAACAAATGAATCCGGCCGCAATGTCGGCGGACTGAAAAATGGTAACCGAATGGACAAGGAAACTGCAGAAGAAATCATCCGGGAAAACCGTTATCCGTCCGGATATGACATACAAGACTATCTGTCGGACAATAAGGATACGGTGCTTTCTCTGGAGGATGGAACGGAGCTGCTTGACGACTTCGACCTCTGGAAAGAACATTCCGACCTCGAACTTGAGAAAACCATGGACCGGAACTACTGGTCCTCGGCAGGTGGGTATTAGATTAAACACAAAAATAATATTATGGTAAGAGAACTTTATCAACGGCTCAGGGAATATTTCAACAACTTACCCGAACCGACAGAAGAGGAAAAACAATTTATCCGGAAGCTGAACGCCGGGTATTTCCCCATCACGTCCGTCCATCGCGATGACCTGGAAGGGAAAGGTTTCGATGTGAAAAAGATCAGCGATGACGACATGCAGAACCTGGCGAAAAAGATGGCGAACGATTACTATGAACAGTTGTTCTGGCTCAGCATGGAAATTATCGCCGGAGAAATCCTGGGTTTCCCGAAAGTAAAAACAAAAGACATTATCTGTCCGAAATGCAATTCGGAAAATATCCGTTATGATATTCACGAAAGCCGGTTCCACTGCGACAAGTGTTTTCAGGCATGGGATGACAAACTGTATGTGCTCGTGGAATTTCCCGGGGACAGTGCCCCTTTCGAGGAAGAAGGAACCGGTTACCCGGCATGGGAAAGCGGGGACAACGGGGCGCTTTACGTGTCCGAGGAAGACTATGTCCGCCATACCGGCAAATCTCCCGAGCGGGACAAGTGTTACCGGGCCGTATGCTGGCCGGACTCCCAGAAATACATGGGGACGAAGGGCTGTGACCCCATACAGGATGAAAACGGGATACGGGATTTCGGCACATCGGCATACTGGGTGCCGATACTTCTGACGGAAGAAGCGGCAGGTCGACGAATGGACAAGAAAATGGCACCGGTATGCCCCGAATGCGGGGGCACCGATATTGACATTCTTAGTGACGAGGGCGTGGCTGTATGCAACGGCTGCCACCTTGAATGGCCTTACGTGGAGGATTAAGGGATGGAGAAAACAATGACAGTAGACGTATATGCAATCAGTGGTGATTTTGTCACCTGTTCCGATTGCGGCAAAGTGATGCTCCTTCCGCACGGCGCGGACAAATGTCCCGCCTGCCGTTCGGAAGGGACCCTCGCATGGACGGACGACGCATTGCAGGAGACCGACATCGACGGACTGGTCGGACGGCACTGCAACCTGCACCAGAAGGTCGCCCCCACACCGGAGGAATACCTGTCGCTCTCCACGCTGGCGACGGAATACATCCATTATCTGGCCGACAGACCGCAGACAGCGCGTGAGACCCTCTCGCTGATCCTTGAAATCAGCTCCCTTTTCGAGAAGCACTGGCAGGAAACGTGCTGCTTCCAGTCCGAGAACCTGTACACGCCGGCCATCAACAGCCTGCTTGACAAGCTGGACCGGAAACTGAGAGAGGGCGATGCGATCCCGATAGAATACCAGAACTGCCGTTCCCTCGGCGAATTCTTCCGGGTGGTCGCCGACGACCGTCCGGCAAGACAGGAGGTGCTGTTCTCCTCGGACAGGGAGGGCAACTTCTATTTCAACGGGCGGAAAGTCACGGTGGTGCCGTCCATGGACTACGCCTACCGGCTGAGGAAGACCCGGATACACACCAGCTACAACCGTCCGGCGGACTTTTACTTCCGCTTCCTGGCCCGTTACGGCCCGTACGGCACCTACGGGAACTCCTACTATCCGAGCGTCACGGACATGATATGCCGGCGCTATCTTCCCGACGCGACAGAATAAATTCCGGAAGGCGGTGGACGACGCTCCACCGCCTTTCTTATTGTATAACTTTTTAACACCAATCATTATGGCAACAGCATTAGCAACAACGGCTGCCCCCGTGCAGTTCGATTTTCAGAACAACAACGTCGAGGTGATGACACTCGACACGCTCCGACGCACACACAAGGAGAATGACATCTACGGCAACCCGCTCAAGGGAATTTACCATTACGAGGTGATAGAGCGCATGGCGGGTCTCTGCCAGAAACACAACCTGAACTACGAGGTGGAGGAAATCTTCGCCGCCCAGAACAAGAACAAGGCCCAGCCCGGCGTGGTCGTCCTGCCCCAGGTGGAACAGAAGTTCGGAACATCGGCTGTCGAGGCACATATTCTGCGCCGTGTCTACACGACCATCCGCATCAAAGAATGGGAAACGGACGAGTTGACCACCACGCTGGTCGTTGCGTTCCATCAGGACGGCATACAGGCTGCAATAGGCCCCTGCGTTAAAGTGTGCCACAACCAGTGCATCCTCTCTCCCGAACGCAGCGTTTCGAACTATGGGAAAGAAAAGGCCTCCACCGAACAGCTTTTCGAGCGCGTGGATGAATGGTTGTCTAACTTCGAAGTGCAGATGAATGAGGACCGGGAACGTATCCGCCGTCTGAAAGCGAAAGTGATTACCCCCGTGGAAATGTACGCCTACATCGGCCTGCTGACCGCCTTGCGCGTATCACATGACAGTTCCGACAAACGCCTCTCGTCCAAGGTGGAAACCTACCCGCTCAACCAGTCCCAAATTTCAATTTTTACCGAGGATCTGCTCAAACTTGCCGAGGAGAAGAAAACACTTACAGCGTGGGACATCTATAACGTGGCAACCGAAATCTACAAACCCGGTCGCACGGACATCCCAGCCATGATTCCCCAGAACGGGGCATTGGCCGAGCTGATGCTCTCGGAAAACCTGCCTGAAGCCTGACCATGACCCGCATCAGAGGACAACTGACAACAGCGGACTACCTTCCCATGGATATGTTCCGAAAATTGCTCGATGCATTGGAAAAAGACGGTGAATACCTGTGGGCGACCTACTGCTGGCTGTCATTCTGTACGGCATTCCGGGCTTCGGACGTACGTACACTCCGATGGAAAGACGTGCTCGGCCGCAACCAGCTGGTAAAGACGGAGAAGAAAACCCGCAAGAGCCGCATGGTGAAGTTCAGCCGATATGTACAGGAAAAGACGCGGCATCTGTACGGGCTGCAGGGCAGCCCCGATGTGGAAAACCTGATTTTCATGAACCCGCAAACCGGCAATCCGTACTCTCTGGAATACATCAACCGGTTGCTTAAGGTGTTCCGGGTCAGATACCGGATTCCCATACGCGCTTTTTCCACACATACCTTCCGCAAGACCTTCGGGCGCTATGTCTACGAGATGATGGGGCGTTCGGCGGAAGCCCTGATCCTGCTCAACCAGATATTCCGCCATTCCAATCTGGAGACCACACGACGCTACATCGGGCTGGCGCAGGAGGACATCGACAAGGTATTCAATTCCATACATATCTGACAACAATTTCAAGGACGCCCGGAAACCGGATGGTTGGTTTCCGGGCTATGCTTAATATGACAACATCTAAAAAACAACACTGTAAAAATGGATAAACCGATATATACAGACACCTACTTCCGCATCGAATCCGGTTACGAATGGGGACGTGGTATGTCAGAGGAAAAGACAGAGACATTTTTCGCCGAAATCAGAAGCCTGTTCTCGCAAAACGGCTTCACAATCGAGGAGCGCAAATACGGCGGTTGTCCGGATGTCGTGCTGGATAAGACACGGCTCTACTGCCACCCGCAAGAACTCTCCGGTCCCGTAAGGAAAGAACTTATCGGACGCATCGAGAAGATTCTGACGCAAGGTACGACATTCCAATACCTGCGTACCGACACCTACGGGGAAGTCCTCGACCTGACGGAAGAGGAAGAACTGGCGTATTACCGCGAAGTCCATGCCATGGGCATTGAGGGGATATTCAGCGAAGCCTTCCGTACCAGACGCCGGAACTTGTACAAGAGCCGTGAGCAGGTGCAGGAGATACTTGTCGAAAAACTCCGGGTCAAGACGTTCCGTGAGAGTTCCGTCTATTCAAGCACCTCCCCGGCGTGGCGCTATATCCGTGAGATCTACGAAAAGATGCTGGCCGAAGGGAAGCTCGTGGAAGGGTACAAGCATACCGGTTCAGGAAAACTGATGCTCTGCCGTACGGCAACCGACAGGGAAATCCTGCCAGACAAAGCAAAGAAATGACGGGAAGGAACCGTTTGCCATGCACTCTCCGGCCATCGTCATGCCGGTCAAACAACCCTTTTCAGGCGACCGCATGCAAGTAATCCGGCAGATATCAATTTCCAGCCAAAGCTGCAGGTAGAAAGAAAGCAGCCAGATTATACTTTAATAAAAAACAAGACAATGAGCATACAAATCGGGAAACTGTTGCCGGACGGCAGAGTCCGGCACATCAAGGCGCTCCATGAGACGCTTTCGAAAGACCTTGTGAGGAAACTCCGGGTGTTCTATCCTAACGACTGCCGGGTGGACGCCCTGCTTTCGCTGGGCGACATACATAAACTGGGACCGTCACCCTATGGGAAATGGACAGGGGCCGGTGACGTTGTCCATTGCTTTTCAAAGATCCGTGACGGACGGGAGACCCGGCAGCAATCCGTATCACGCATCGCGGACAACACGGACATTTTCAGCCGCATGGAGAACACGTGCCTCCTGTTCGATAGTGGTAAATGGTATATCATAGACAAGGGCGAACGACGTGAACTGCAGCTTTCCGTTGAAGACACGCCCTCCCATGACAGCATGAAGCCGATAACTGTTTATGTAAATAACCGTGCCAGACTCGAGAAGATCGAAACGCCGCATTGGCAGGAGCTTCAGGAGCTTGCCGAACGGGAATCCCGGATACTCTATGTCTACCGCGGTAGCCGTCTTGTGAGAATCGTACGATCATCCAAACTTAAAAAGAAACTGTATGCTACACAATAACATCGTATCGGCCATAGAATGGCTGCCGGACTGCCTGTTCACGGAAGAGATCGTGGAGGCAGCCGTCGAGAGCAAGGAAATAGAGGTGCTGAGCCATATTCCGGGACGCTTCCTCACACCCGAACGTATTGAACGCATCATCGCGGGCAGTACGGACAACTGGCACAGCTTCGAGCTGCGCAATATCCCGGAGGCGTGCCGTTCGGGGGCAGTCTGTGACTATGCCACGCGCAAAAAACCGAAGAACATCACCGCCGTTCCCGAGGCAATGGTTACCCGTGGGATGGCGGAAGCGGTCATACGAAACGGACGCGGTGATTTTGACATTCTCGCTTTCATACCTGAACGCCTCTGGGACGCACAGCTGGCATACTCGGCCTTGCGCAGCTATATTTACGATCCGTATTACACGGACAGCAGGACAGACGCCGTCATGAAAACGGGTCTTATCCTCGGATATGTCCCCGTTGGGGTAAAGACTCAAGGGTTCTATTACGGGATGCTCGACGAGATGAAAATATTAAGCACGGTTACCGACGCCGTTGTGCCGCCGCGCTTCAAAAACGCGGCGTATTACCGCAAGATGGCGGAACATGACCTCTCGCTTGTTCCCGCCCGGTTCTATTCCTATGGGATTCTCCATGCGGCTGTCTGCTCGACCGAAGGGAAAAACTTCATCACAGACCCCCAGTTTTTCAAGCCGTTGTCGGCATATCTGGATGACATGCTGGCGGACCGGCTGATGGAGAAACACCCTTACATGTTCGGGGAGCTGCCGAAGCGGTTCAAGACACCGGAAAGACTGGTCATCGCCATCGATAACAGCAAACGGGAGACAAACTGCTATATCGATGGGGAAACTGAACAATCCCTGCTCACGACGGAAGTATGCAAGGCGTTCGTCCGAAGAAACGGCAACTGTCCCGAATTTCCTGAAAATGTATGGACGCGGGAATTTGTCGACTACTGCATGGAGCACGGGACGTGTTTCCGCTGGTTCCGCCAGATGCCCAAAAAGTTCCAGACCTCCGCGAACACACAGGCGGCGTATGATTACGGTCATTACCATATCTGTGACTTTGCCAAACGGTTCATCACCCCGCAAATGGCGAAAGAGTGCTACCGGGAGCGCAGTTATGCACATGCCATCCCCGGACATTTCCTCACGGAGTTCTGCCGACAGACCGGACTGCCCGAGAAGTTTTACGGCAGGGAAACCACGATGCTGTCGCTGAAAAACAGCCGTGACGACTATACTTACTGCAAAATCGGCAATACCTGTCTGGCTTTTTACCTGAAAGAACGATACGAGCCGTCCTCGGCACACCTGATGATGACCCGGTCGGATTCAAAATACTGCACGCCGGAGAAGGTGTTCGACGTGCCTGTCGGAACCTTCCACCGCACGTGGCTGGAAAAGAACGTGGCGGAGAATGACCCGCGTTTCGTCAAGCCCCGAGTGGACAAGTCGCTGAAAGCCGTACAGGCAATCTGTTATTACGGTGTCGAGAAATTGAAGGACCTGAACCGTACGGAAATCTTCCGCAACACCTTCATGGGCGAGACCGTCGGTTACTGCGCCCGGCGCGGGAGCCTGACCTACCACAGCGACAACTGCGGGACCCTTATCGAGGGGCTGAAGTTCAAGATCCGGGGAATGGCCGTCCCCGTAACCCTGGCGGAAGACATGACTCCTTATACGGCCGACATGCTGCACCAAAAATTCGGATTCTGCTATGTCGGCATGACGGCATTCGCCACGGACTACGATCTGGACATGGAGAAGGCGTATACCTTTGCACAGATGCGCCAGATCGTAAGGGAGAAAGGGCACAAGCCGTCATTGAGAAACTACAAACGTGAACTGAAACAAATAAACATCATCTGATATGAAAAAATACCGGATAGCTATCGAAGAGACACTCCGCAAGGTCGTGGAGATTGAAGCGGAAACGCCCGGACTGGCCGTCTGCCGGGCGGAAGACGAATACAATGAAGAGAAACACGTGCTGTCGGCCGACAATTTCGCTGGGGCCGATATCGCGCTCTCGGCCGATGACACCACGCTCATGGAGGCACTGGGCAATACGGATTTCATGGAGTATGTGCAGTGCCGGTTCGAGGAATACCGGGAATCCATATCCATCGAGGACAAGATCAGGCTGGCGTTCGGAAGTTTCGACAATGCCCTATTCGAGTTCGGCGAATACCGCAAGGAGGCGGCCCGGAACCGTCCGCAGGTCTACCTGCTGTACAGGAGCGGCGCCTGGCACAGCCGTTCTTCCATGGAACTCATAGCCCCGTTCTCCTCCCTCGAAAACATGATGGAGTACCTGCGGCGCAAGAAAAAGGAATTCCGCCTGACAGAAAGTGACCTGGAAGAGTTCGAGAACAACCGGCAGACGCAGGGACGTGACGGGAACTACCTGTACGAGTCGGATTATCTGGATGTGCTGCCGGAACAAGAACCCGAACTGCCGCCGAAAGACGACGCTTTCTATGACAAGGTTTTCACTTGCGGGCAATCCGAGCTGTCACGCAGGGAGCTGGAATCCCTGCCGGAGCCGTTCAACACCTGCCATGTTACGGACGAACAGATGGAACAGATTGTGTACGAAACGGAAATGGAGACCCGCGACCGGCTGCGGCTCGGTGAAGGCGAGTCCATCGATTTTAACAACGACCGCCATAGTGAAATCTGGTGGGAAGAAATGGAAAAAGCACTGGTTAGGCACGGTGTACCATACTACGAAGACGAATAACGGAAACAGAACCTGTTCATCACATGCCATAATGATGACGGGCCGTCGCGGCTACGGCTGCGGCGGTCTTTTTTTTCACAACGAGGTGAATATTCCACCCCTTATACAAAACGATTACCTACTCTTAAAGAAACGGATTTATGAAACAGACAAGACAGGATTTCTTCACGGCAAACGGGGAAGGAATCAAAATCATGACGTTCGCGGAGTTCGCCCGGCATATCCTGCATATGGAATGCGGGGAAAGTCTGGAACTGTATGCCACTGTGAACCGGCAGACACGGGAGTGTTCCCGGCCGCTCTCTGTCAGAAAGGAACAATGGAACGGCACGCCCTTTTACCTGCTCGGCGGGCACAGGCAGGAAGTCCGTACCATCAATTTTGCGGGTCGCCCGAAAGAGGAGTTTGAAACGACCTGCCATGATGCCCTGGACAGCTACGATGCCGTGGAAAGTATCGGGGCGGTCGTGTCGAGACTGCGTGAATTATCCCCCGAAGAGCTGCATAAGCGGATTGCGGAAGAGATGAAGGCCGGCTGTAAATACCTGCTGGTCTACCGCAGCGAGGAGGAAATGGCGGCTGCACTCGACGGCAGGATATACGCCGTCAGCGACACGGACGGTAAATATCTTTGCGACCTGTACCAGCCGGATTACCTCCATTTGGAAAACGAGGGCGATATTGTGGACACCGCATCCATTCCGGACATGCGCTTCCATTCCGATTGGGCAATCGCCAACCCCACGGTACGCGACAAGGTGCTGTCCTCCCGGATGGTGATTATATATACCCACGAAACGATAACGCTATGATAGAAATTGGCAAAAGGATAGAAACGCCGGAAGGTGTATTCTATGAACTGGAATACGGAGGGGAAGGAAACATCTACAAGAACGAGGATGCCTTTCTCTACCGCCCCGATGAAGTGTGCTATATACCTGAATACGCGGCAGAAGACCATGAGGGCTGGCGTGTACCGGAGAGCAGTAACGGCTGTTTCACGCATAACTCACTGCTCGCCCTGTGCAAGGGTAATGAAGAGGTGTGCCAGGACCTGTTTTACAGCCTTGAATGGACGTATCCGACCACCTTGCTGGAAGAATGGGACTCGAACGGCTATTTCGATGATATCGGGGGCTGGTATGACGATAACGGTTAAATGGAACGGTACATCATGGACAGGAAATACAGAATTACATACTCGAGGAAGATCACGAACAAGACCCCAAGCTATATATTGGGCCTGCGGGCGCATCTGAAAGGCGTCTTCCCTGAAACGGAACGGTACGGCAAGGAAGAATTCGACCACGTGCTTCATTGCATCAGCTCGTTCATTGATGATTTTACCTTCAAGGTACGCAATTCCCGATACCGGGGCAATATCCTGAAAAGGACTATCCGGAACGACTGCCTGGAAGTCTTCAGCCTGGGTGACGGGAAAGTGATACTGACCGTCTCCTTTACCCTGCTGGAAACATGAAACCAATAACATGACAGATATGGATAAAATACAGAAAGACAATGCGGAGCCGGGTAAAGCCCCGGACAAAATGAGTGCCGACGAGCTGCACCTGTTCGCCGTCCAGTACGCCTTTATCGACGAACGGCTGCACGAGGCCGGGCAGGCCATGCTGAAATTCATGCTCGAATTTCTAAAACGATACGGCCGCGTATCGCTCGGCCTCACGGAAGAGGAGGAACTCGATGACAACAACTTCCCTGTCACGACAACCCTGTACGGGAAGCACGACACGCCCCGTATTAAACTCACCGACGTATACCTGACAAACGGGCAATACCTTCATGCCGACGGAATAGATGCAGAAACCGGTGAGAAACGGAGCGGTTTTTACATATACAGTGAGCAGTATGCCGATATCTTTCAGTTTATCGGCTACGCCTCCCAAATGAATTGACAATCGAATGAATAACCATAAAACCAAGCATCGATGAACAGCATTGAAAATTTACAGACTGCAATCCGCAATATCCTGACGAGCAACCGCCTTACGGAACTCTGTCTGGGAGAACCCGGCGAACTGGAGGATCCCACCTATATCATCTGGTATGACAGGCACTGTGAGCCTAACGAAGACCCGGTATTGAAGGTTTGCCTTGAAGATGAGGGCATTGCCGTTGAGGTCGAAGCCCGTAGTTTCGGGAACACGATAACCGTCTACGATTATGACATAGACCGTATTGAATGGTGGGAAGGCATTCATGCCAATATTCTGGAAGTACTGGAACGTGACGGCAAGCGTCGATGTCCGGCCTGTGGCAGGACGGTCAAGGGGAAGCAGCGGTATTGCGGTACCGGATGTCGTGATTTCATGATTCCCGGACCGACAGTAGAACAGGTGGCGGAAAAAGCCAACCGGAATATCCGCAAGCTGGCAAGCCTTGCCGCCGGAAAGGACAAGGCGTACCGGAAACGGCTGATAGAGAAATATACCGTCGGCCTGTCATAGGCCGGCTTTGTTACACTAATAATATACGATACAATGGCAACAAGAACCATTTACCTGACTGTACGGCTTGATATCGACAACCCGAAAGTCGATGAAATAACTGACGAAGAGGTTGACGAAATCATCAGCGAAATAGATTACGAATTCAAAAAATACGGGGATTATGAAATCGACACGGAAATCTGCGGACGAAATGACGAGGATGGTCTTTAGACGCTATCCCGACGGACAGGTCATCGCCCTGTTCCCGGACATACCGTGGAGCGGACGGCGGGGTGAGGCAACCTCCTACATGCACGTCGGCCAGCATGGCGCGGCGGATTACAGCCATGTCGTCGCCACGACCAAACCGGTAACGGAAAAGGAATATGCCGGCCTGCTGGATGAATTGAGGCAGACCGGCTATGACAATATGAGAATTGTAAAACGGGCAAAAATTCAGAACTATGAACAAAGATATAGAAAGGACAATACTTGCAGGCCATTATGAAGGCAGCCTTGATTTCCGGAAGGGACAGGGCAAAGATGAAATTACAGCTATGGAACCGGCCCTGCGCGGACCTGGAAACGCTGCGGAAACGGCGGACGGGATTGTGGCGACAACACCTGAACCTGACGATGAGAATGTCCGCCGCTGCGACCATTGCGGGAAACCCATGAAAGAAGGATATTATCTGGGCGGGGAATTCGCCTGTTCCGACGAGTGCGCGCTCGCCCTTTACCACGGGGACAAGGCTCAGATGGACGAAGACCTGAGCCACGCGGACGAAGCGGACGGAGAGTGTTACTGGACGGAATGGGATTCCGTTTACTTTGATTGAAATACCGGGGCAATGAGAAAATTTGAAAAAGGACAAAAAGTCTTCTGGAATGACCCTGCCGGTGAAACTTTCGGGGAATACAAGGTCTATGATGCCTTTGAAGAGAGATATGCGGACCTCACAGACGAAGATTTGGAAGCTCTGGAGGAATTCGACGACCGCATCATCCTGATCGGTGACGGGGTAAGTGAGGCGGAAGTCTACGCAGCCGAACTTGAAATCCTGTAAGGAATTCATTTCAGGAACAAGAATAATAGAATATCAAATGACAACGACCATCAAAAAAGGACAAAAAGTGTGGTGGGACGATCCCGCCCGAGAAAAATCCGGCGAGTACGATGTGCTTGCCGTAGATTACGTCAAAAATATCGTGAAAATAGGTGACGGAAAGGAGACTTTCGAGTTGCCGTCGGAACACGTGGAGATTGCCTGTCCGGTATCGGAAGAAGACCGGTTGCAGCTTGACAAACTGGGCCAACATTACCGTATGCTGGAAAAAGACATGCTGGAACTGATGCGGAAAATCGTCTCCCGTTTCGATGACGGGGAGTTTTCCGTCGAGGGGTATTCCGTACAGGTTTGCGACGAGGACCATGACCCCTGCTGCGTTTACGGTTTTACGGTGGACAACGGGGAATTGTATGCCGAACTGGATTACGAAAGCGGGGATATCCGCAAGGTTCCGGCCAAGGATTTACACACCGGGGCACTCTTTGAGGCTTTCTGTGAATTGGTCGAAAATCTATAAAACATCTCATGAAAGAACTCTATATTAAAAATCTTTGTATCGAGATTACCCGGCGCTGCAACATGTGCTGTGCCCACTGCATGCGAGGAGATGCCGAGCCCGTGGATATCCCTTTGAAACATATAAGCAACCTGCTGCGGCATGTCAGGCATATCCACCATTTCAACATCACGGGCGGCGAGCCTTCGCTTAACGTCCGGGCCATCCGCCATATCCTTGATCGGGTACGCGCCTACGGCATTACTGTCAATGACTTTTATATCGTAACCAACGGCTCTGCCACATCCCGTTCGGAGGAATTCATAGAAGCCTGTGCCGCGCTGTACGAGTACCAGGAGGAAAAGGAGCAGGACTCCGGCCACATGCTCGAAATGAGCGACGACCGTTTCCATGATCCGGCAGAGCATGCCGCCACGCTCGCGGCACTTTCCCCGTATCCCTTTTTCGGAGTCAGGGGACAGGCCGAACGGATCTTCCTTTTCCGGGAAGGTCGCAGTACGGAGGGACATCCGAATCCCGTTCATAGGATTTACCTTACGGAGGAGAACTACGTTTATGGCGATCTCTGTCTCAATGCCGAAGGCATGATTCTCTCCAACGGTGACCTGAGCTATGCCCGCCAGCGGGAACATGCCCTGTGTCCTTGCGGAAAGCTCATGAAATATCTCCGGAATACCCTGAAAGAGCGTAGAAAAGAAAGATTATACAAATAAACCATTCAAAACAAAAAGACATATGATAAAGATAACCATGATTTTTGGCGAGGATGCCGTAAGAAAATATGACGAGAGCAAGGAACTGCCTTCCGAGGAATGGCTGATGGACAACGGGGGTGTCGTGGACGAGAAAGAGTTCAAAACTCTTGAAGAATATAACGCCTATGTCGCCGGGTTGAATGACGGTGACGGCTGGAGCGATTACCAGATCATACGTCATGAGGACGAACCGGAAGATACGGACACCCAGTGTGAAGAGTCAGTATGGATGCGCCTTGGTGCCACGGTAACAGGCAAGCGTGAGGAAATCGAAAAAATACTGAAAGGTCATGTGGATACGCTCGCGCAGCTGTTGGCGCGGGGAAAGTTCGAGATAAGCGGTGAAACATATATTCCCGCAACGGTCATAGAGGAATACAATAAAGAACACCTGACCGATTTCGAGGAAAAGGATATGGATTTTCACTTGTCATAAAAAACGATTGCCACGATCATGATAACAGTGACACTTTTGCCCGGTAAGGACACCGTAAGCATATACAAGAAAACCGGGATCATCCCGCCGGAAGAGAATACCGCCGACTCCGGCGGTCACGTGATAACCAGGCAATTCGGGACTGAAGCGGAATATAGGGCCTACGCAATGGCAGTGGAAGACCTGGAAGGACATAGGGGCCGGCAGATGCCGGCTCCCGTCACGAGTCCGGCACCATCATTCCGCACCGGGGATTTCGTACGCCTGACGGACGAGACGGTCGGTTCGATACGCCGAAGTTTTGGAGACGGACCAGCGGCTTACCGCAAGGAAATGCTGCTTGAAGTCATATACTTACGGCCGAGTAGCGAGAATCCGACCGTAGGGGTGCGGGATATACACGAGGACGACGTCCAGGAATTCAACGCCGTTTCCCTCCGTCCCCTGACCGCCGAAGATCTGTTGGGAATTTTCTCAACGGTATAAGTTCACTAATACATAGAAATGAATGGCACATTATACCTTTGAGATTTTTAAATATAAGTGGATAACCGACAAGGACGGAGATACTTATAGAGATTATATAGATGAGATGCCACACTTGATTGTAGAAGCGGAAAATTATATCGAAGCGACTTTTAAGGCACAAAAGAAATACCCGTCGGATAAATACACGCATATGCTTATAGATACGGACGTGGAAAAATGGCCTGCCGATATATCAATGTTTTAGTTTAAATACGAACAAAAAGGAGATAAAGTATGGAATCAGAAGTATTAAAAACAGGAATGAATTTAATCATGGAGAAACAGATTATTCCCAATCCTATTTGCCCGAATGGTTGCATTTATCGATTAATACACAACAAAAGAATTAAAAATGAAAATACAAACTACAAAAATCACATTACCGCCGATTGGCCTTGACACACAAATTCAAGATGCAATCGAAGGCGAAAATGAAGAAACTAAGTTGGCCGTTCAGGACAAGAAAGAAAAGGTAAAAATCAATCTCAACAGGATAGTAAGTATTAATAACTCTCCGGTACGTGAGTGTTGGATAAAAGAGGAAAATCTCCACTATTATATGGCTAATGGTAAGGGTGTTGAATATTACTTCCCTATAAAGTACGCTTCGATTGGAATTGACATTGACTCAGGACCAACGATAACTTGTTTGTGACAAGAAACTCTCAAATGACATGAAAGAAAAAGATATAAATAATTTAGTAATGAATAAAGATGTTTTAGTAGCACATGCCTCCGATGGAATGGGATGTGCTTATGAAAAAGAAGTAACTTCCATATCTGTATGGATAAACGGAAAATGTAGGCACTGCGTTAATGATGAAAGTGTTTCCGCTTTACTTAAAGAGGCGAAGAAGTCCGGTAAAATTCAAATATACATCTGTGGTAATAAGAAAATGGACGGAAATATAGATGCGTTTGGAAGTACTCCTCTGTACACTAATGGGCAATTCAGCGTAAATGAGTTGATATACAACGGAAATGCTGTTTGGTCAAGAATTAAATCAAAATCAAATAGATATGAACTGTAAAAAAAATCAGGCTATTACGACTTTTATTCATGGAATGCAAACGATAAACAGACACAGCCATGCCATACAGAAGCACGGGAATAACCATTTGCGGGACACGGTATGACCGCAGGCAAAAACTGACACCCGAACAGCGGGCAGAGATTTTCCACCGTTACATGACGGAAGATGTCAGTCAGCGCCAGCTGGCACGCGAGTACGGTGTAAGCCGCCGCCTGATTACGTTCATCGTGAATCCCGAAAGGGAGAAGCGTAACAGGGAGCTGCTGAATAAGCGCAAAGCGAAGGGGCTGTACAAGCCTGACCGAAAAAAGCACACTGAAATTATCCGTGAATACCGGCGCTACAAACAGAAGTTATTCAAAGAAGGCAAAATCCAATTAAATACTGACAGAAAATGAAATTACAGGAAAAACAGAAAGAACTGGAACAGGAGATTATCGCCAATCTCAGGGCGATTCCAAAAATGCCGGAGGGCTTGCTGCCCCACACGGTCTATGTCGAGGAGGAAGGCGAGGACGATGAACATCACGGCATACCGGTATATACCGCGTACAAGCTGGAAGAGATCAGGTCGGACGGGAGCTGCATGCTCTATAATCCCGACAGCCGGGAGCGTTTCCCCTGCCGTCATCTTTACGAAATCAATATCGACTGGCTGGTTACCGTCTGGGAACGGTATCTGGAACTATGCGTCGGGCAGAAACTCTGGAAACAGAACGCCGTCGCTTTCCTGAAAGAAAGCACGGATAAAACGGAGGCGGAGATCTCCGCTTTCGTGGACTCTGGCTGGGACAGATGTTCGGCTTACACGGACAACCTGAAACGATTTCTCGGGAAAGATGAGGTCAAAGAGGTGTGGGTGTTCTCTTTCCCTATGGATGATTTCGGGCGTGACGCTCCTGACAAGGAGATCATTTTCGATTACGAGAACAACCCGCATACAGAGGTTGAAAAGATGACACCGCTGGAGTTCACGGCAAGAATCAATGACGAGATGTTCAATGACCAGGATAATTGGGTTCGGGCCATTGAACTTCCCGAGCATAAGTAATAACCACAAAACAATTTAACCTCAAATCCGCAACTAAGCTCTTCAGCGTCCTTCTTGCGTCTAAACGTCCTCTCATCACTGAATTAGCAGATAAATTGAGGCT